CATCAAAGTTGTGTCCAACCCGATCTTGCAAGCCCGTATCCCTATATGGTCAAGACTTGCAAGTGGAAAGCCCTGGAAAAATAAACGCCTGTGGTGAGGCTACGGTGCAAGCCAAAGACCCACAGAAGCGCGTTGCCGTGAGGCGCACAAACAGGCATGCATGAACTGATCATGCACAAACGGGATAAAGGGTTGACAGTCCTTGGTTGGTACACAATAATTTGGTCCTGTAGCTCAGTCGGTTAGAGCAGTGAACTCATAATTCATTGGTCATTGGTTCAAACCCAATCAGGATCACCATATTAAGGGGCGATAGTTTAATGGATAGCTGTCCGGACAGTGAATCCTCATAGAGAACGGCTGGGCGGCCAAACCCAGCAGGTGAGGTGAAAAGCCTCAGACCCCGCCAATACAGTTTGTTGTAAAATAAATGTTTGTTCAATAAACTTTATATGGTATAGTGATTTGCAAGACGATGTAGTTCAGTCGGTAGAACGGCGGTCTGTTAAACCGTATGTCGCAGGTTCAAGTCCTGCCATCGTCGCCAGACAATGGGTGTGAAACGAAAGCAAGTAAGCACGAAGTACGCGAACGACAAGTTCTCTCGAGCGACGTCCAATAGCCGAACGGAATCTGAACCCGACGAAAGTAACGCCCACCAAATTCAGAGTGTAGAGGCTACAGTAGTGCGCACCTCACGGAAAGCTACACCGGACGCTCTGATACAAATCTACCACCGCGTGGATTAGCTGAGGAAGGATGGCCGATGTCCTCGAGCGTGGCCCAGCACGCAGCGGCAGACCAAACACAGTAAGCGTTGCAGCCAGCTGTGTATAAAATGGGTGACTCCACATCGGAAACGATGCCCCAACTTCCAGAAATGGTCAGGCGCGAAGCCTGTAAAGTTCCAGGAGATCGAACCAGAAGGCACTGGTGCCAGTTAACCAATCGGCGCTGAGAAGCGCGGGGAGTTGGGCTACGGTAGATCAAATGCACAATCGGGTGTGAAGCCCGTCCAAATTTCGCGGGAGCCATAGGGGTTGGCCAGTAGCCGACTGATCATCGGCGACGATCACTGGACAGGTTCGAATCCTGTTCTCCCGCTCCAAATTGGAAGGTTGCCCGAGAGGTTTAAGGGACTCGACTGCTAATCGAGTGGGGCTTTTAGCCCCCGAAGGTTCGAATCCTTCACCTTCCGCCAAATTGCTTCATAGCTCGAGTGGTAGAGCGCAGGAAAGTTTCGAGAGAACAAGGTGCCTGAGGTCACTGGTTCGAATCCAGTTGAAGCAATCAGAATAATGAGTGTGACTTCCTGAAGATGAAGAAGGTGTGCATGCCGACTTCATAACAATCTGGGGTTAAGGAAGTTAAGAAAGCCGGAGGATATGCAAGGTGAAATGCAATAGCTTTTCATTGTCCTGACGGTTTCGGGTTCGATTCCCGACGCACTCTCCCAACGCCCATTATCAGAAATTGCTGTGAGTAGTCTTTCCATCCCCACGATGGTTTAACATAGCCCGATCAGGACGATCGGGCTTCTTTTTGTCTGTAATAAATAGATCTGACTTGTAAAGGAGGTCTATTATGGCAACTGCTAAGATCACACCAAACGCAAGTACATGGACGCAAGTCTCAGACGGCACATCTTTGAAAACTCTTCAAGTGACTCACGGTTCTGTGTATCTGTGTGATAGCCCCAGCGCTCCAACGGGGCGCAAATGAAACTGTACTCTTATGGTGGTGACTTTACCATTACCGAGGTCGTGTTGATCGCTGAGCAGGTTGTCCCACTTTATATGACTAGTATTTGATTTGTTCAATGAGGAAGAGGGGTTTAAAATTTAACCGTTTATAAACCCCTTCATTGATTTGAGGAAACAACATGCGTAATGTTACGATTTGGGATTACAACGATGTCGTTTGTGACCTGCCTCCATTTGCTCGCCTGTACACATACAAAGGGAACAAACGTACTCTTAATGAGTTCTTGTATCCGGCATATATCTATCGGGACGGGCATCTTGCTCCGCGATCACTTGAAGAAACTGGTGTGTGCACTCCTTTCGATATCAACAAGAAAGGGCAAGCGGTATTCATTGGTTATTCCAGCGAAGACGACATGGTAAATGGTCGACGCGGTCTGTATATGGTGTTCAATACATTTGAGCAAGCCGTGAATTGGTTATTCAAAAATGGTTATGATTTCTATGGTGAAGAGAGTTCTACTGCTCGCCGCCGTAAAGTAAAGAATGTTGATTTCTACGCAGAGCGCAAGAAATATCTGGACATCGCTCATCAATATGAGCAGTCTAAGAAATCTGTTCTGATCAAACCATGCGTTACGGTCGGTGAAGAAGTGAGTGTCGTGGACAATTCCTATTTGGATCAGGCAATTAAATCTTTGAAGCCAACTCCTCTGGCCAGTGGTGCTCCGGTTGTTAAACATGATAGTTCTATTCCGGTTCCTGAATCTAAGAAACCAGTAGAACGCAAATCGTTCTTCCGCCGTCTGCTGGACTTCCTGACTAAGTAATCTGAGATTCTCCTTTTCTATACTCCTGTAGATACGCTATGATAAGCCAATGCCTACAGGAGAAATAGAATGAACAAAACCATCTTCGATACCCTTTCCCTCAACCGCGATTTGGTTCATTGGGAAGATTATCTCTACAAACATACCCCGTGCGAACTCATTGCCAATCCAGAAACCAATCAGCAGGTTTGGTTCAAACGTGAAGATTACTTCGCACCTTTGTCATGCTATATGAATGGCAAGCAGGGGATCAATGGCAGCAAACTCCGTCAGGCCATCTGGCTCATGATGGAGCATCTGAAAGCTGGAGGATCCCCAGATCTTATCCATGGTACTGTCGTTGGTAGTCCGCAGTCCCCTATGGCGACGGCAGTCTCACGGCATTTCGGCGGCAAGACAACCACTGTGCTGGGTGCCACTAAACCAACCACATGCATGAATCATGATATGGTTTCAATGTCATCATGGTTTGGTAGTGAGTTCAACTTTGTTGGATCTGGTTACAATAGCACCATTCAGCCGCGCTGTAAGAAACTCATTGAACAATTAAATCCAAAGGCGTATTATCTGGAATATGGCATTACATTGGATCATACCGTTCATTCACCAGAACGCATTGCTGGATTCCATATGCTGGGTGGTGAGCAGGTTGCCAATATCCCAGACCATATCACTGATCTGATCATTCCTGCTGGTTCTTGTAATTCATGCACCAGTATCCTGACAGGTTTGGCGATGCATCCGAAACCAAATCTGAAGAATGTCTATCTGATCGGGATTGGCCCAAACCGATTAGATTTCATTGAAAGTCGTTTGCGCATTATCGGTAAGCAAGCAAACCTCCCTCACATAACTGATTTCACTCGTCGCTATCACGACAACCCAGATTATGTGTATGGTAAGAAGGATCTTCAGCATGCCTCTAAGAGCGTTTCGTTGGCTGGCCTCCTAAGTGGTATCAGGCCAAAGAACGAGCCGGATATCGTGCTTCCTCGCTTTGAGGTACACCATTGGGATCTTCATACCACTAATTGGGTTCGTTACAACGACCTCATGGATTACCAGTGGGGAGATATTGAGTTGCATCCTCGTTATGAAGGGAAGGTGATGACATGGATACAGGAACACAAACCAGAATTGCTTAATGAGAACTCATTGTTTTGGATCGTGGGTAGCAAGCCATATCTGGAAGCGATGAAAGATGCTTGTCCTGAATTATCAATCCCCGAACATGTCCCTGTGAATGAGTTTGTCCCCAGCTAAACCATCCTAAATACCCCATACGACCAGTGTGGGGTATCTATGAAAACCTTTCTAGAGTTTTATCGCGAATCAACGTTGCCTGATTTTACGAATATCGTTTTGTATCATGGGTCTAATGTTGAATTCGATATATTTGATTTTGAAAAATTTGGCCAGACTGACTCTGGTACGATGGGTGCTGGGTTTTACCTGACAGGGGATCCAGAAAAGGCACAGATCTACGCAGAAAATGCCGTGCGCTATCGTCAATCTGGTGAACCTGTCGTCATGGCATTTCGTGTCAAGGCCAAGAAGACTCTTGTAATAGATTCCAACAATGTTTCGGTGTGGGAAAATAAAATGCGTGAGTTGGGGATAAAGCCTGGTAAGATACATGATAATGTGAAAGAACTTATCAACAAAGGGTTCGATTCCATAGCCTCTATGAGTGCCAATAACGTTGAGGAAATGGTGGTGTTTAAGCCAGGGTTGGCGACCAGAGAAGCCTAAATAGTCCAAAGCGTTTTATTCAAGAGGACATTGCCATGCCAATTTCGAAATTATTTGAATCTGATTCCCCAGCAGATATGCCTATCTGGACTGGTGTTCAAGACGGGACTACGATTGAATTCTTTGAGCGCGGGGAAACAGGCGCTGAAGAGATTTATGCTTCCGTACAAGGGACAGACGTCGTCCGCGCCGCCGTAGCTCTTGCTACATTTTTAGAGGACGCCCCGATTGACGGTATCCCGTTTGAAGCCAATGTGGACCCAGAAGACCCGACGTCTATCATCATTACAGTCCAGGGTGCTGAATATACATCTTACAGTATTGAGCACGATGAAGAAACAGGGGCGCTGTTTATAGCCACGGATCTTCAATTGGAAGATGACGAAATTGAATATCTGAAACAGAATGGTCGTCTTCCAGAGTACTCTGACGAAGAATTGGATTCTGCGTTTGATGAAGTAGACGATGAAGACGATTTCTGGGACGGGAAATAAACAAGGGGGGGCTATTGCCCCCTTGTTTATGCTTTGACCTTTCTTGTTGGATATTGGTTAAAAATTTTGCCGAGTTTCGACACGTTGATGATCGTGTGTGTCTTCCAATATTCAATTCCCTCTGGTGTAGTCACTTCCAGAATCGAATAATCCCAGATATGGGAACCCTTTAAGATTGCATCACTGTGCCCACCGATTTTATTTTCTAGTTTAATGATGAATGCTTCATATTGAAATGCAGCGTTACGACGAGCTTCATCAATAAATCGTTTTTGACGGTCTGGGTCGCGCTTAACAATTTCTGGTTTACCAGGCTGATATGTTGAAGAAACGAGTTGAACCAATGAATGATACAATGTGTGTTTAGATTTCATGCCCACGTAATCTGGATGACCAAGTCTTATCCCTACGCTGGACGGCCATGGAGCACAAGCATTAATATCCCAGCCGTGAGATTCTAAATCTTCCATGACTTTGTTAATAATATTCGTTGCCGACATGACTGCGGCGTCTTCAGCCTGGGACAACAGAGGCTCAACTGCGATACGGACAGGAGTTTTTGGCATATTCATGATATAGTCCTTCAGTTTTCAAGGTAAGCCCCCGAAGGGGCTTTGTCATATTAGAGGCGGGAATCCAACCATGCGTTCTTTTCATTCTGCCATTCCCAAGCGGCCTGACCACCAGCCATAATCACTTCCAGAGAAGGAGTATTGTCATCCTCGCCGCCGTGAAGATCTGGATCAAATCCATCATCTTCCGGATCATCTTCACATTCGTTCTGATATGCGGAATATTCAATATAATGCGCTTCGGCTTCGCAATCCATGTCTCCCAGAGCAGTCTCAAGAGTCATTTTACCTTCGGCAATCAGCTCAGCCGTTGCGTCGTCCAGACCTGCGTCTTTCGCTTCTACAAAGAGTTCATGACGTTTCTGGAAGAGAAAGAATTGCATGGCGGCAGAACGTGAATCAAAGAATTCTTGACGAGGAGCGGTGATATCACGCCCATCAATTTTACTTACCATCACGACACGAGAACCGTACTCAACCAGGAAGCGACCGCCTTTTACGGGGTTGCTGCCGTCAACTGTGCCCAAAGTGGTGATTACACGGCCTTCTTCGGTGCCGAACAATACAGTTTTGCCGGATTTAGATTGAGCGATAATTTCGATTGCCATGATGTATTTCCTTCTCTTCAGATTGTTGTTTGTTCGTACTACAATTAGAAGTATACGCCAGTTATTGAAGAAGTAAACTTTATTCAATAAATATTTTAATAAATTTTGAACTCTGCTCCTTTGTACACTGCTTTCCCTCGTTCTATGAGGCCGTCGGGGACAACCACCTTTGTGGGCCATCCGCCGTCCGGTGCTTTGACAGTCAGGCGTGTCTTATGATCACCCAGCTGAATCTGTTCGTAAATCCTTCCTCTTACTATCGTCGCCCCGCCTTGGGTGACGAGCAATCTCTTGTTTACCACTTTCATTCCTTAACACCAAAAGAAAGGGGAGTTTCCTCCCCTCTAACTTATTTCTTCAGATCAGGCCACGCACCAGAGGTCGCAGTAGACCCAGCTGGGGGAGCAGACTCAAGATCGGGAGAACCCGACTGAGTAACAACAGTGGGATCTTTGTTAACCACTTTGACCCCAAACTGTTTGAGAGCATCCACAGCTTGCGCCTTCCGGCTGTTGCTTTTGTAATGGTTATACCCCTTGATACCGAATGATGCACTAATTGCTGTCAATAACGAATAGGTATACCATTCAGGTGCGGTATCGAGCGCCTGGAGGCCGCCGATTACTGCTTTGATGAAATCCCCTTTATGATACTCATCAGGGAACAGGATTAGTTCCACAACCGGAGCAGTCATGACGAGGATAGCGGGAACAGCTAACACGATAGTCCAGAATTCGTCTTTCCAAGACCCGCCGACTTCGGTGATCTTAGACAGCTCCCAATCTGAGGAGGACTTGATAGCCTCTAGCTTGACATCGTGTTTGGCCTGAACAACTTCCCGCTTGTATTGGATCAAATCAGTCCCGAGGTTCCAGAGTTGCTTGAGCGCCCCTGGGATCATACTCACAAAGGGGATTGCCATAATAAACTCCTTGGTCATTGAACGTTCCTCGGCTAAATTACGGGGACGTGCTGACGGCACGGTTAACCGGAGACAAACAATGACTGTTTTCTATACGAACGTTGCCCGACAGGGTAACGACCTTCTGATTCGTATTGCAGACGACAACGGCAATCGCCGTATGTTGCGTAAGAAATTCGAACCCACCTTGTATTTACCCACAGCCGATTATTCCAAAGTTGAAAAGATTGGCCTCCTCAATGAACCGTTGGTGTCTAAAAAATTTGCGTCAATGCGTGACGCCGACAACTATCTGGAGGAGTATAAGGAGGTCGAAGGCGCTGCCGTTTACGGACAAACGGATTATGCATATCAATTCATAGCGCATAGTTTTCCTGGGATGATTACCCCCGATTACTCAAATATTCACATCGCCAACGTGGATATCGAAGTTTTCTCGGCTGGGTGGCGCGATGGAGAAATGACTAAAGGCCCATTTCCTCACGCGACGATTGAATCCCACACGTTTAAGGGGAGCGAGGCGCGTGTTCGCCGATTCCATAAGCAAGTGTTGGCCAACCATGATTTCGTTCGAGAGCATTTCCCAGGTTCCTTTATTTCCAACAACGTGACTGACCAGTTCCCTATCATTGATAGTAATGGTAAGATCACACAGAACATGAATGCCGCCTTCCCTATTACGCTCATCCAGCTTCAAGACATGAACACCAACAAGTTCTATGTCTGGGGTATGCCGTGCTCTAAGGATCGCCATAAATTCAAATATGATACAAATGATGAAGAGATAGGTGGTCTTGAGGTTGAATACAAAGAATACACGACTGAACAAGAACTTCTTCGCGCTTTCTTAGATTATTGGTCTGAACGTCAATTTGATGGTTGGACTGGCTGGAACATCGAAACGTTTGATAGCCCGTACTTGGTTGAACGTATTACGCAGGTTCTCGGTGAAACTCAGGCAGAGCGCCTCAGTCCTTGGGGCAAACTCAAGAAACGTTTCATCAAAGACCGTAAAGGCGACGTGACTTCTTATCAATTCGTGGGTTGTCCTATGATGGACTACATGCAAGTTTACAAGAAACACACGTACACAACCCGCGAAAAATACTCACTGGATTGGATCGCTTATTGTGAACTTGGTGAGAAGAAGTTGGATTATAGTGAAAGCAAGTCATTGTATGATCTATATTTTAATGATTATTGCAAGCACACCCGATATGGTATCAAAGACGTCAAACTCGTGTGGCGTTTAGAACAAAAGCTGCGTTTGATACAGCTGATGTTCGTATTGGCGTATCGCACCAAATCTAACTATGAAGACGGTCTGGGGACTGTAGCGCCATGGCTGGCGATGTGTTACTATCGTCTTTATGAAAAAGGGATTGTCCCTAAAATACAGCGCGTATATGATGGTCCAACGGACTTTGAAGGCGCATATGTCATGGAGGTTACACCAGGGATATATTTCTGGGTCTTCTCTGAGGACTTGAACTCCCTTAAATTAGCAGCATAGGGGCTTTGGTTGGCGACAACCATCGAATAACTCTCTTAATTGCTGGGAAGTCTCATCAGAGATAATCAGCAGCCAAGGTCGGCCATGAAGACCTAAATACTCTGTAACCACGGTGAAGGAGTAAGGTCATGAAGGAAATCAAGAGTCTGTTCTATCGAAAAGATTTGGTAATTGAAGAATCTAAGATAGAAGAATATTTGAAGTTTTGTAAGGAACACAGTTATGGTGGTGATGAATACAGTGAACGCCATCACATACTGCCTCAGGCGCATTATCCTGAGTTCTCTAAAGAAGAATGGAACATCGTAAACCTGTTGTACAAAGATCATGTGGAGGCTCATCGCCTGTTACACGAAGCATTACCAGGAGACAAGTCGGCGTTCTTCGCCTACTTCATGATGAAATCCCATAACGGGGAATTAAGTGAAGAACTAAGAAGAAAGAACGTTGAAATGTTAACAGGAGAAGGGAATCCTTCGAAGAGGGATGATGTCAGAAGAAAGATATCAGAATCTAAGAAGGGTGTCAAACGGAAAGACATGGCAGGCAAAACTTACTTCGGTGCTGATGAAGAAACTACCGAAAGAATTAAAGCTAATTCCAGTCGAGTTCATAAAGGAACAGCACCCGTAAGGCTCCCGGATGGTAGTGTTATTAAAGTTTCAACACAAGACCCAAGATATTTGAGAGGTGAGTTGAAATGTATAATAGGCGCAAAGAAAGGTCAGGTGGGACCAAACACCGACCCGAAAGCGAAGAAGAAATTTAAAGATTCTTTAGAGAAAAGAAAGGAAATGTTTGCCAGAATGAATGGGGAAGAAATAACTGCTCATTGCTTGTCACAACAGGATTTAGGTAAGAAGACTGTAGAGTGGGGCAAGTTGGCAAGAAACTTCAAACGACTCTTTGGTTACGCTGGGTTGAACCCAGATGATTTCCTTGAAGTAGTGGGTGACAAGGTTCAACGACTATCGAAAGCAAGACCGACGACTAAGCGTCTGATCTGAAGCGAGTAGAGTAGGGGCAAGCGCCTCGAAATGGAGAGAATCTCTAGACAGTTCTGGAGATTGTGATATAGTCTGGCCTGTATGGTGACATACAGCAGTGTTCGGTAAACTGAATGACGAACACGGGGGATGAAATAGCGAGCATCCCTGAACACAAGCGATATCCACACATCATTCAGCAGTACAACCTCGGTCCGGAGACTATCGTATCTGACAAGCACACACGTCGCGATATCATTGAGTCCATGTGTGAAGAATTGACCAAAGCGATGAATGATATGACAACGCCTATGAACAAGCGCCGTCATCTCAAAAATCTTCACGACAAGCTGCAGCGTGCTATTGATGAACGCATACAAGTTGTTGATGAATTGGTCGCGCTGGGTGAATTCCATTTTGAAACGTTACGCCGTTATAACGTTTCGTTTACCCCGAACGTTCAGTTCTTCAGTAATGAGAAGATGTCCTTCCTTTCCGAAATTATGCGAGGCATATACGCTGACCGTAAAGGAGAGAAACGTGTCATGTTGAACCATGAACAGCTCCTCACTTGGGCGAAAGAGGAGAAACAACATCGCTCTAGCAAGGGATAAATCCCCAGCCGAGTTCTTCCCAGGACTTTCCGATATAATGTGAATGTTCGTTCATGTTCAGGTCTTGGGATCGGTTGATTGTGTTGGGATGAGATATGATTTTGTTGTTCTCATCCCGACACCGTTTGATAACAGTTTGCCAAAGTATACCGTGAACTCCGGCGGCTTCTTTTGCGGACGCGAAGATACCCAACGGTGTCTTGTAGTGTCCCTTGAACATTGCGTTGTTGATGCCTCTGTTGTTTTGGGCAATGATACGACCGGAAGGAGTAAGAGACCCGTCTTTGAGGCGGGGATCGTCAACCCGAACTCTGTGTTTGTTTCCATCTTTGTCATACGCAAGAGTGGAACCTTTAGACCATGAAGTGAGGTCAGGATTGGATTCGAATTCTTCCTTTGCCACGTAGTATGATTTATTCGGATTCGATTTGTGGAATACTCTCACTTTCCCTTTAAATCGGGTGGAGTTTGTTTTAGACGGGCGGTGTTCTTCCGACCAGTGTTCGGGGAATTTACCCTTCATCAGTGAGGATCTTTTTATCTTGAGCGCCTCGTATGCTTTGGAATTGAAGTGATTGCGGGAAACGCGAGTTGTTCCGTGGAACATGATATTGAACGCCTGAAGTATCTTCAGGTTGTCGGGGTATAATCTAGACAACATCCAATGGGCTATGAAGTGTTGGCGAGCGGTTAGAGAACAAATATTGTACGGTTTGTCTTCCCCTCCCATACACAGTGGGTCTATGTGATGGCGCTCTAGATAAGCTGAAGAACCACTGTTGGATTTGTCACAAGCGACAACAAAGTTAATATATCTTTCAAAATTCATGTTGGTGTCCTCTACGGTGCTAACGTTAATATATAGGTGAATTGGTATGAGCCCAGAAGAATACAAAAATTGGTTAACGACTCTGACGGACGAAGAGTTGGAAACAGAGATCCTTAACCAGGATGAGAGAACCGCCACCCAAGATACGATGCAGCAGGGGCTTAAAATCCTCATGAATGCTGGCTACGGCGCTCTGAGCAACGTCTGGTTTAAAGAATACTTCAACATCAACATCGCTGAAGCAATTACCACTTCCGGCCAGCTGATCAATAAATGGAACAAACGCCACACTGATGATTATCTGAACAAACTTTGTGGTACTACTGGTCAGGATTTTGTTATCGCAGGTGATACAGACTCCAACTACATTTGCATTGAACGCCTGGTCAAGCAATTGTGGCCTGAAGAAAAGGACCATCACAAACTCGTTGATAACATTGACCAATGGATCAAAGAGAATTACCAGCCAAAAACCAGTGAATGGGCGCAGTTGTTGTGTAATACCATGAACGGGTTTGAGCAGCGCATGGTCTGGGAACGTGAGGTCATCGCATCGTCTGCTGTATGGCGAGCCAAGAAGATGTATTGCATGGCAGTATACGATAGCGAAGGCATCAAGTATGAGAAACCAAAGATCAAATTCAAAGGTCTGGAAGCGCGTAAATCTACAACGCCGGAATGGTGTCGTGAGCGTCTTGTCAAATGTTATGAGAAAGTCCTGCTCGGTACTGAGGCGGAGGTTCAGGAATTAATCGCTGGATACAAAAAGGAATATATGGAACTCACCGTGGATGATATCGCTCAGGCATCTGGTGTAAGCGATATTGAGAAGTGGTTAGACGCGAACGGGAATTACATCAGCGGTACGCACTTCGCTGCCAAGGCTTGTATTATGTACAACAAGCTGATCGATAAGCACGAAGATCTCGGTCTTCCGCCTATCGAATCCGGTGATAAGGTTAAAATCATTAACCTGAAACCTGGCAATCCTGTGGGGAATGATCGCATAGCCTTCCCTGACTTCCTTCCTCCAGAATTGGGATTGGATAAATGGGTGGATTACCACACCACGTTTGAAAAGACCTTTATAGAGCCAATTCAGTCTATCTTGGATGTGGTTGGTTGGTCTCATAAACGTCGAGTTAACCTGTTGTCCATGATGGGCAAGAAAGGTTGATTCAATAAACCAAAGGGGGATATAATTCCCCCTGTTATCCCTTTGACAACAGGTATTGTTATGAAACTTAAAAAAGATGTCCTTTTTTACAAAATCATGCAGGTGTTCGCTGTGACGACCATGGCGTTTTCATTGTCAGCATGTGCAACTCTTCTGGATTCGGTTGACCTTGACGCGCCGACGTTCACCAATCAACAAGCAATGTCAAAGATGGAAGACACCATCAAGGCACATGCAGCGTTGGATAACACCACTCCTGGTCCGTTGCAAACTGTTTGCAATTATGATGACTCCATCCAGGAAGATGAAACCTATCACTGCACCACTTACGTGAAGGAATCTTCTGTGGTTCTGTATGCAGATTGCACAGAAGAGCAATGCACCGCAACTGGTTATGATCAAGTGGAGAAGTCTGATGAATAATCATGTTGGTCTGTATGATGCCAATTCTAAAATCGGTGGAATGTATCGTATCCTGGTAGACGTAGACTTGACTTTGGTTGATAGCCTCTCTCCTTGGGTGGATTGGTTTAATATTTCTAATTCAAAAGCTGCTGCTGAAAACATGGGTTGCCATGACTATCCCAATGATTTCCAGCGTATCACCAAAGAGTGCTATATGGCTCATGCTGGTGATTTGGCGATCCTCATGCGGGAACGCGCTCACCCAGCATGGTTGACACGCCGTGTGTTTGTTGCTGGTCAATGGATGGATTCACCTACAGGACGTGATCCTATGGATTGGTGGCGCATGCCGGACCTGTATGCCAAGATGAACCCGCTTCCAGGCGCTTACGAGTTCCTGGTGAATCTGAAGAAGATCCTTCTCGAAGACTTTGAAAATGTTGAATTGATCGCAGTATCTAAGTGTGAGCCAGAACACGAGCGCAGCAAGCGCCAGTTTGTCTATGACAAGTTCCCTGGCATCTTCAACGGGTTTGTCAGCACCGACGAAAAGCATCTTTTGGCAGGTGATGTTTTAATTGATGATAACCCGAAATACGTTGAACCCTGTGCGATGAACAATATTTTTGTCATCTTTGTTCCTCAGGGAAATTATGAAAAACTGGATCTTTCGAACTCGGAAGATATGCTTTATATTAAACCAGTAGAAGGCCAGAACCACTTCGACTTCCTGAACTGTAATATTGTCGAAGTGGTGAATCGCCTGATTGGCCATTATCAATACGTCCGTTGAGGAGGACATCGTGCAAGAACAATCTAAGTTTGGGGAAACCCCAGACAAGCGTTCCGGTGATAGCGATATGGATGGCGTTATTATCCATGTGAACAACTTCATTCGTAAACAAACCACACCCACTTCCGTTGGTGCGGCGCTGGAGTTAAAGCGTGTTCTGATAGAAAACGGTATGGCACAAGATGACGATGAAATTTTCTATAACTTCGACGACCAGTATAAAGTGAAGTTTGAAGAGAATGGCCGCCCACAGGTTGCTGTGTTCTGGGCACCATGGATGGGCGGTGTGAGCTGGCGTATTGAGGATGCTGTGTAATGTTGTCGCTCTACCTGATCACAAACCTCACTAACCATAAATTCTATATAGGTGTCACTTCTGAACCGAATAGACGGTTGGCCGAACACAAGTGTGGTCAGGGGAGCATTGCATTACAACGAGCGTTCAAGAAATATGGTGAAGATCAGTTTAGGTTTGAAGTTCTGTTCCGAGGGAAAGATTCGCTTATCCTTGAGATAGAGTCTGAACTGGTCTGCCAGGAGATCCTCGATAGTGGGTGGTGTTATAACATGGTCGCTGGGGGTGGGAAGCCTCCATTGGCCACGCCAGAGTCATCCGCAAAGAGCGCCGTAACCCGCAAACGTTTGATCGCTGAAGGTAAGATCAAGCCACCTCCAAGACTCACCCCTGAAGCAAATGCCAGGAAGGGGAAGATCATAAGCAAATTGATGTCAGAAGGGAAGATACCAAAGCCGCCAAGACCATCCTCAGAATCTCAAACACGTGGAGGGGAAACCAGGAAGAGGCTGCATGCTCTTGGCCTGATAGACATCGGTCCTGGCCGCGATGAAACGATTTACAAATGGCAGCACAAAGATGGTCGCATCGTTGAATTAAGAAGATGCGATATGGAACTTCAATATGGCCTCCCTTCTGGTAATATAACGAATCTCTTGAAAGGTAGGGCTAAAACATGTCTCGGTTGGAGAATATTAAATGGCTAAAATAATTGTAGTGAAAGGCACCTCGGCCACGGGCAAGGGTACGAGAGTGGTCCAGTTCATCGAATGGCTCCGAACTAAGCTGGAGCCTACTGAACTCACCTACACCATTGGTGACAAGACGCGCCCATTCGGTCTGAAATTCGAAGAGCTGAAGTTAATCTTCGTTGGCCAGTATACTGTGTCCAACAAATCCGGTCTGGCTTCCTGGACTTCCATGGATGCTATTCATGCTGCCACAGGCTCGGGTGATATCGCCCGTGATCTGGTCAAAGGCTGGCTGGCTCAGGGTTACACTTTGGTGTGCGAGGGTGAACCCCTCATGCTATCGGATAAATGGCGTCCTGAATGGATGTTCAAGAACTATCCGATTGAATCTCTGGCGTTGCTTTATTTTGCATACCCAGACCGCTATCAGTATGATGCACGCATCCGTGGTCGCTCTGGTAAGGAAGCAGGGGACTCCGGCTGGTCACGCAACGAATCTTACTCCAAGGAGTTTGAGAAGTCGAAGACTGAAATGCTGGCGCTGGGTTGGGAAGTGGTGGTCAATGATTACAGCGGTCAAGACGTGTTGTATCGCCAATCGTCTACAAACACTCAAGAATTCAAAACAGGAAATGATAGCGAATTAGCCATGATGCCGTTTGATGCACCTTTGTGGGTGATTGGCAACGCTATTCATCATCAAATGCGTGGTGAGTTTCACGCCATGGGTCTGGACATCAAAGATTTCTACGGATTCTGTGAAACTGACCCAATGACGCGTGAAGTCGGTGGGGATGATCCTCTAGCGCATCGAGTCCCTGAGAAGGCGACCAAATCTAAAACCAAGGCGAGCGCCAAGGGAGAGGTAACAAAGTCCTCTGTATCCCTTCTCGGCCTGTTGAGTAAGGGTTAGAAATGAAACAGATGTCTAAATATTTTGTGTTCGTCGGATTGGTGATGTGTATCACAGCTGTGCTTGTCGGTGTCATGAAATATTTGGGCATCGTTGAGTTGGATTCAACCGAAATATTGAACGTTTACGCGTTATATTATTTGGGGGGTGCTATCTTATTAACGCCTTTCGTCTATAACATAATTCAGAGTTTCAAAAGGAATTAAAATGAAAATCCTCATTCCACGCAACGTTGTCGCTGTTGCTATTGATTACCGTGGTGATGCGAAGATGATTAACGCTGTCCGTTATTATCCGGAACAGAATAAAATCGTCCCACAATTTCAACTGAATACCAATCCTTCTTCTAAGGATTTCGGTTCTTGGCGTCAGGTGGGTTTGGCTCGTACCCAAGTCAATGCCCAGCATTTTATTTCCGAAAAGACGAAAACCGCCAAGCAAATTTGGTTGGTGACGAATGATCGTCGTTTCCTGCCTATCTGGTCTCTGGGACAGCCCGTAGTAAGCCCCGAAGAAATTCAGCTGGCTCCCGAAGCTGAGCCTGAAGTTGTTTCTCCTGTAGAGGAAGTGAAAGATGAAAATCAAGCAGGTTGATTTTATCTTCATGATGCTGATGTTCGTTATCTTTACGGTTTCGCTGGTCGGCGTCATGGTCACAGAAGGGGTGCAACAGCGCCCATTCTTGGTGATCTGTCCAGTATCGATCGCCACTTTCTTCTATCTGGCGTTCCGTGTTGAACTCGGGAGTAAAATCGGATGATACACATTTCTAAAATGCCGCAGGGGTATAAAGCCCCTGAAAAATGGAAATACCCGATTGATCTGGCAGTAGATTATCGTAAGCCAGAAAATCGCATGTACCTGCTCAAGGCATGGGTGGAGGCGCTATCCTACACTGAAGAGCATAACCAGCAAGTCCGTCTGATGGATTATGCCATAGAGGTTACAGAAGGCATCACACAGCTCGAGAAGATCGAGCGCAAGATTTGGATGGCCTTTTTGTGGGGTTGTTGCTATAATGGGATTGGACCATGGACAATTTACAGTGAATTTCCTGTACCCCCACAATCTCCGAAAGAGTTTCAGCGATTTTCTGATTGGTATAACCTGAACTTTGATCGTATGCGCTTCGATACAGATTGTCGTTATCGTAAGTCGAAGATGATCCCGTGTGTTCAGTCCTACATTGATTGGCTGGCTGGTCGTACTCAGATGGATGCTTTCCGTCCGTTGTTGGAGACTAAACTGCAAAGTGATCAATTCGTTAAGCTATGGGACACGGCTATGGGGTGGAAATACTTCGGTCGCCTGAGCGCCTGGAACTTCCTGGAAGCCCTGAACATGGTATTCGGCAACATGTATCAGATCGACGTCCCTGGGTTCATGTTGCGTGACCGTGATGGTAGTGAGTCCAACCGCAACGGCGCGGCATTCTTGTCAAACCGTGACGACTGGGTGACCAAGCACGGAAAGAAAAAGATCAACGGCTGTCCTATCACCGATGAAGAATGCGACATCCTTGAGGCTGATCTTGAACAGGCATTCAAAGATTGTGTCGCCGAGTTTGGTCACATCACGTTCATCAATCGTTTGAACTTTGAGACTTCCGGTGCTTGTTGGCTTAAGAAATTCTTCCGTCTGAAAAACACTCGTTACATCGGGTGGGATGCTGAGCGTACTTGGGATGAGATCGACTACATGGAACGCATCTGGCCTGAGTACTCCTGTAAGGCATTATGGGAAGCCCGTTCCCTCTGGCTACCAGATACCCTGTTATGCGAAAAAGCTCCTGCAGGGCACGTTCCTGGCGTCCAGAAGTGGAAGATGCCTGTGTTCTTTGAGACAGGTGTTCCTCTACATATATGGCACCTGCAGCAGGGTACGCGTTGGGAACCATCTGAGGTTTACACTAATCTGAAAATGCCCGTCCGGAAGATAGAGGACAATCCGAAGTCGACCAGTGTAAACCTCATGTCTTTGTTGAAACGATGATATAAATATCCTTGCTTATAAAAGTGAGGATATAAATCATGTTACAAGATCTGTTGGTGTATGCGCTCCCAGGCGTGGTTGTTGGTTTCATTGCTGGCGCTCTGGTTTTTCGTAAACACGCGCAAGACGGTGAAGCCATCGTCCAGAAAGGTAAAGAGATTCTGGACCAAATTGAAGCCAAGCTGGAAGAGCTGAAGAAAAAGTAATCTGACTGCGATTGCGTTCTTCAATAAAGGGGAACGGGTTAATAATAACCCATTCCCCTTTCTTTTACAAGGAAATACATCATGGCAATGCAACGAATTGAAGACATGTCTGTGCTCGATATGGAAGCGACGTTTGGTGACTATTTTGAATCCACCCCAAAACAAGAAAAGACTCCTCTGATGGGTCATCTGGTGGTGTCGGAAGAGTTCGCTCAGAAAGTTCGAGATGCACATACACCTCTGACTAAGTTGGACGATGGGCAAGGCGGTTTCCGTCGCGGTGAACTGAATATTATCTGTGCCGGAGGGATTACGAGATGAAGCGCCCCGAATACAAACAATATTTGTACGATCTGTTCATGAAAGAAACAGACGGCGTGTTACATCCTAAGAAAGCGACTATTGTTAAATTGCATTCTGAATGTGATTTGTCTATTGCATATATTCGGAAAGAACTCGATTTGATGGGTATCGAATATGAAGACCATATCACTGATACACGTGCTTTAAAAAGAGCGACAGCAATCGTTCTTCATACCGTTGCAACAATTATGCATCGCCACCATGTTTCTTTTGACGATGCAATGACTCCACGGTATCATGAAGAACGTTGGGATCTGTTGTTGAAAAATGGAGCTGAATCAGGTCATAAAAATCAACTTCTTGGTATGACGAAGGAACAACTCGTGGATGGTGTGTTATGATTTACCTTCTGTTTGTGGTCCCTATTATTTTAGCCATATTGTTCGTGGTTTACCATCGCAAAACCCATGAACCAAAAGAAACGCTAATTGCTACTGCGATAGTGGTTGTATTATCCTGTCTTATCCAGGCGGGAGCATACGCTGCATTTTCCCTGGGTAGTTCGGGAGATGTTGAAATTTTAAATGGGTACGTTACTGACAAGCAACGAAATAAGGTGGGTTGTAGCCATTCTTATGAATGTATGTGCTATTACACAACTTCTTGCTCTGGTTCAGGAAATAACCGATCTTGTACACAAACGCGTCATTGCAGCACGTGCTATGAGCACTCTTATGACGTTGATTGGGACGTATTAACAACCGTCGGTGATCTGAGCATTGACCGTATTGATCGTCAGGGTACTACAGAGCCTCCGCGTTGGGCACAAGTTAAAATCGGGGAACCTGCGGCACGTGAACATTCATATATGAATTATGTGCTGGGCAACAAAGATTCATTATTCTCTAAATCTGACCAGCAATTCGCTGAGAAGTTCAAAGAGCATATCCCTTCATATCCGAGGGTGTATGATTATTACCGAGTAACTCGTGTTCTGAATATGTCAGGGATGGACATTCCTGTTGATTACTGGAATGATTATCTGAACAACACTTTGAAAACATTGGGGGCATCACGTCAGGTCAATATCGTGTGGGTAGTGACTTCTGGCCAGCCTGTGGAATATTTTCAGGGGCTGCTATATGCATGGTCTGGTGGTAAAAAGAACGATGTCATTGTGGTTACTGACATATCGAAGGATATGAAAATCAATTGGGGTAAATCCACGTCATTTGCTGATGGGATGAATAACATGGAACTTCATTCCCGGAACGGTCTTTCATTGACTGGCAAACCCATGGGGATATCAGTATTCCAAGAAGTTGCAGTCAATATAAGCAAAGGCTATAACCGCGTTGAAATGAAGGAAATGGATTATCTGAAATGGCGTGACCTCAAGACATGGGAAGTGATTATCGTCGTTTTATTAGGTTGTGTTCCGTTTACCGCAATTTTCATATTAGGCCATATGCAGTATAATGGTCGCACTTACAAACGTTTGTTTTAACAAGAGGAAGTAAAGATGTCGCAGCGTAAAGGTATTTCAATTGGTTGGATCATCGGTTTGGCGATTCTGGCTTTTGTTGTAATCGGTGTTGGTAGTTTCGTCAGTTATTTCAACGACTTCAACCGCACTGAGCAGCAGGTCAAGAAGTTCAACAAAGACTCCGAGAATTACCTGAGCAACTATACGCTCAAAGTTCAGGAGACGGCGCAGATTCCTGACATGTACAAAGACGGCCTGAAGGAAGTGATCAAAGGTACATTCGAAGGGCGTTATGGCGCTGATGGTTCCAAGGCTGTGATGCAGTGGATCCAGGAACAGAACATTCAGTTCGATTCCAGCCTGTACAAAGAGATCCAGGTTGTCATCAGCTCAGGCCGCGATGAGTTCCGTATCAGTCAGACCAAGAAGCTTGACATCTGCGCGATGTACGAAACCAAGCTGGCTCAGTTCCCTGGTTCGTTGATTGCTGGTGTGTTTGGCTACCCGCGCATCGATCTTGACAAGACCTGCCAGGTGGTGAGCGATACCCGTACCCAGGCCGCGTTTGACGCTGGGGTTCAGAAACCGATCAACTTCAAAGGCTGACATCATGTCTGCGCGAGACAAAGAGATCGTCGAGAACACCAACAAGTTGGCGGAACAACTCGGCATTGAAATTGAGGTCAAGACCATGGATGATGTCCTGACTTTCTTAAACAAATGTTTGGGGTACGAATAATGGCTCTGAAACTCACTGAATCGCTGACGCTGGATCAGCAGCAGGCGCTGTTGGACGAAGTGGTGATCTCTGCTATCAAACAGGGGATCATCCGTGACGACACGCTGATCACCCGCCCTGAGATGATCCATCATCTGGTCGTGTGCCTTGGCGAGGCCAACAACCCTCGCAAGAAGATCCGGATGTTTAAAGGCGGGGTGATTTATCCAAATGGTCGTTTCGCCTTCCTGGAGCCAGTGCTGAAGTCTGATGGCACCCCAAATAACGATGGTGATCATATCAAAACTTCAGTTCCGGTAACACCATACACTGAAGGAGTTGATGAACTATCCTGGTTTGAGACAATTAACACCATCTACATCATGTCACCGGATGGCAAACCCGTCCAGGATCTGCGCGGTGATAAAGTAGAATCCAAAGACTAATCGTTCTTCAATAAAGGGGGATAGGGTATTATTGCTCTATCCTCTTTTTTATGGAATGTATTATGTCTGACAAGCCAAGAAAGATTGCAATTATTGGAGGAGGGGTGGGCGCTCGTACTATGGCCATTATCCTTCAAGAAAAGTTGAAAGGCGTTGAAGTAGAATGTATCAGTGTAGACGATATTCCTAAACGTCGTTGTGAACCAGGTGAACGCATGATAATTTGTGATGATCTGGTAGAAAGTGAACGCAAAACATTGGTATCTCAAGCGGTGGCTCAACGTTATCAAAAGCCGCCGCGCCTATATGGAGCCGCCCAACATAAACGTCAGGCTAAGAAATATAAAAATCGGAGTAAACGAAAATGACTACTCAAAAACCAACTTATGAAGAATTGGCCACTGCGTTGATCCACATGGATGATGCCTTCCAAGATCTCTTTGGCCAAGTATGCTCTAATCCAGTGATGAATGCTTGGGGCAAGCCCGTTAACTTTGCTGTTATGAACAAACACCGCGAACAGGCAAGTTCAACTATTAGCAATTTGCGTCAAACGATGGATGTAAAACAACCAAGCATCCAACGGTATCTTGAAAACTTCGATGAGTATTCTTTCAAAGACCTTCTGTTCAAAGATCTAGTCGAGCAAGAGCAACGCAGACAGAGTAAGAACTGCTCTGAAGTACAATCTTCTGATGAAATTCGTCAGAACATAGAACAAGAATTCGACAATGCATACGATCCTATCGGTTTGGCTGTTATGATCGTAAAAGCTCTGTCGTATGCAGCAAAAGGTGAAACAAATGTCTAAACCATTATCTGCTGCGACTGTAGCAACCCTTGCTTTGTCCGCCATGGCTGAAGATATGATGCATAATGGTCGTCTCTGGGATGATCATCGTTATGCACAGGGGTGTACCCCTGGGGAACCTGGGCATGCTCGTCCTTCCGTCAGTCGTCCTAAAAAGGCCAAGACCCATGGAAAGAACAAAAAGAAACGCCGTAAATGAAGTCATTCCCGAATATCGCCTTCACGCATTATCGGAAGGTGAACCCCGATCATCACGATGTCATGTGATGTTTCAAGAAGGTAAAATGATGGCCGATGAAATCCTCTTCCTTCGAGCAGAGGTGATCCGTTTAAGTAACAATAACCCCCAAAGAAATGAGGATATGTCATGAGTTCTATTGAACAGCTGATCACACCACAATATGTTTACAGTAATATCGTAGAGCACCTCCGCTCTCAATTGAATGTGAAGCAGTTGAACAGCTCTGAATTGAGTGGTTTAGAAATCACAGAAGTTGAAGTTGCGGCCTTCGGTAGTCGTTATCATTTTGTTGTCAATCACACTCAGGTTGAACAAGTCACTTCGAGCATTATTGACCTCGGCGCAACGAAGCCTTCCCGCGCAGAGCCGAAATCTGTGACACGCAATATCGCGGGTTATCTGGAAGAGACGTTAGAACCAGGTGCCACCCACCCAATATTCAATTTCAACGCCGCCGTTGTAAACGTTCAGGGAAGTTAATCCTGATTAAAGCCTCCAATCGGAGGCTTTTCTATTGAGTCCCCCGCTAGTATCATACCCATACCCCAATAATGTGTTCCCTTTGAAACTGAATAGGAATTCTATACTATGAAAATGCGCAAGTCTGAGCATTTCGTGCGCTCTTCTTCCACTATCGTCGGACAGACATTTAATGTCAAGATGACGGATAAATTATTTGAAACATTATTCTCAAGTCTCTACAAATATAAAGAGGCCGCATCTTTGCGTGAGACGTTGTGTAATGGTATAGACTCGCATAATATGCGTGATCGCCAACAGCGTTGGTTGCCGTCCCATTATGCCCCTCTTACCCCTATGCCTCAAAGATACAGCAAGCATCTTGCTCCCAAAGGGACGCCCGTTGTGGTCCATTTACCGGATGTTATGGAACCATGGTTGGAAATCAAGGATTATGGGATTGGTCTTCCATTAGAAATGATCATCGGTGAGCCTATTACAGCGCGGGAAGATGAAGTGCTGGTTGAAGGTAATATCGTCGTGAAGGAAGACGAAATCCCCGACAGCACTGCTGTTATTGGGACGCCTGGTTATTATAATGGGGTACTGGTATTTCGCGCTGAGGATGGCGAGATCATCCGCGGACCTGGTTTGTACACAACAGTACCAAAGAGGACGACGACGGACAGATCGGCGCGTTCGGGCTGGGTTCTAAATCCCCATTTGCAGTGTCGGACTCATTTACTGTAGAAAGTCGTTATGAAGGTAAACTGTATCGCTTCCTGATGTATCTGAATGCGGACAGAATCCCAACTGTGGATCTCATTACTAAGGATTTAGATACCCGTGATCCTAAACCGGAAGACACTGATGAGTTCAACGGCCTGACTGTTAAAGTTCCTGTAAAGAATCAGCGGTTTACCGCCTTTGAACAAGAGTTGGTCCGTTTGGGTCGAGTGATGCGACCTTCAATGCGTCCGAAGGTTGAAAACGCCAGTTATTCTTTCCGTTGGTCTGACATCAACTTCGAAAACCGTGTAGGCAACACATATATCCAACCGAAGTCAGATTCCGACAACATCCACTATGCTGTCATGGGCGGGGTTTCTTACCCAATAGACCTCGACCAATTAGACTCCGAAATATGCACGGTGCTGGAAAAATTCCCGAGTTCCTATACCTTCTTCGAACTTGGGGAACTGAATGTACCGCCTTCACGCGAAGACTTGTCATACGACGAATTCACTCGTGAAAGCCTGAACCGAGTGTTCAAATATGTGGCTGACAATATTATGCAGGCGAAGATGTATGAACTTCGCCAGGCCGAATCTATGGGTCCTCTTATGCTTTATATGAAGAAGGCTCAATTGACCGATATGTTCGGTAGCGGTTTCCGTAAATTAGTGGAGCGAGAATTTCCTGCAGATAACCGTTTCTACAAAGGTACGTTCCGTTATATCGGAGCGCCGGACGTCGTGCGCGATTACTCTTTGGATGCACCTTTCCGGTCTATTGGTAGTCCTTACGAAATTGAAGTACACGACAACGGTGTAGTACACGACAGCATTTATGTGGACTCTGTCGGAAATTGGTTGAAATCTAAATCAAAAATTGCTGTTATTATTGATAACTCGAATCGTGCTCGAAACCTGAAGATACAAACAGCACGCAATAACTTCAATGTCGTTATCGTCGTCAAACCGAATGAAAATTATTTCAGTAATCGGAATCAGCTGGCGGCACATAAAGAATCATTTACCAACCATGAGGAATTGAAGTCTTATTTTGAATCATGGATCGGTGTACAAGAAACAACGCCGGACTACCTGGTCTTTGCCGATAAACTGATCGAGGTCTTTGGCGATTTATTCAATCCGGATGAAGTCTATTTCATGCATGAAATGGAATATGTTCGCCCGACCGTTGAAAAAGATCCTGGGATGTTTAGTTTCTATTACAATTCATTTAACTTCGACAGCGTTCATGAATTGGATGGAAAAACCGTTTCAGATATTATTGATTCAGGCAAAAAGATCGTATATATCGAAGTATCTGGCCGAGAAGGTATCCATAAAATTCAGGGTAATACCTTACGACAATCCACGGCGGGACATTTACGTGAAGCGATGGAAAAAACGAAGTTCGGCGAGAATGGAAACGAAAATATGTTCGATTTGCTGGGAGCACATCCAACAATTGTTCTTGCGCGTCGTAAATCCGTACCAATGATGAAGAAATTTCCAGAAGTGTTCATTCCCATTGACGCAGTGTTTGATATGTTGCTTGAGCATTACAAAGATGAATTTCAGGCTCTTGAGTCTAAGAAACTCCTGAAACTTCGCAAGGGCATAAACATCATGTCTCATCGCATTGATTATGGTGCCAAGCTGTTGATTGATTCCCATGGAAAAGTTACGGATGGCTATGCCCATCATCAACACAGGGCAAAAGCAATCATCAGTTATGCGAAACAACAAATCACTGAAGAAGAATGGAAGATTGTTCGTATGCTGGCCAAACGAAATCCGTCTGGATCGGGGTACGGTTATTTCCGCAAGGCTGTTGAGGAATTACATTATCATATAGAAATGCCTTTCTCAACTACGAGATTTTTCCGCGCCTGTAACCAGTTAACTCAAGTTGTTGATTTATTGAATGAAAAATTAACTGCTGAAGGATTTGATGAGATAAAGGTCACTAGCACTATATCTCAAAAGCAAAAGGCCAAAAACCGATACCGAGTTGAATGTCATCGTTTGGTGAAATTCATGATGTCAACATATCAGCCTTCGGCACACAACGCGATTGAAGATGCCACTAGATTTGTGAAGGCTATTTCAAAACGTATTCTCGGGGCATAATAGCCCCATTACCTCACAGTGAGAACTACAAGATGAATGCTATAGAAAAACGTATTCTCAAGCTGTTGAATGAGAACAGAAGTCAAAGTTCAATAGCCAGTGAATTGGGCGTACCGCGCTCAATGATACAACGCGTGTCGGATAAAGAACTGGGAGTGGATCCAGCTTCGATTAAGTCTCTGACCACTGAACAGATTCAAGAAATACAAACCAAGAGCAGCAAAGGTGAAAGCAATTCTTCTCTGGCATCAGTTTATGGCGTCAGTGCCAAAACAATTGCCCGCGCCCTGATGGTTCGTATCATCAAAGAATCTAATAACGTGGTCGTGATTTCGCCAATTAAAGAATTGACTGAAGAAGGGAAAATCCCCGACACCTATGAAGTTCTGGAAGGTTCGGTGTCTGTCGATTCTGAAGGCGAAGAATGGTATGTTGGCCGTTTCCTGGAAAACCAAACAGTGTTTATCTGTATGCGTTACGATAGCTCTGCTGCTATTCAGGCCAAACTTTTCAGAAGCGAAGAACTGAAACCGTTAGAAACTCGGTCTAGCCGCTTCAATGAAGAAAACATTTCTCCGTTGGCCGAATTGGCGACAGCACTGGTTGATGGCGTTACCAAAGTCAATGATGGCGTGGTAATCAGTGTACAACATGACGGCGAAACATACCCGATGCGCGGTTCCCTTGATGCCCGTCGGCGCGTGGGTTACTTTGATGTAATTTTAGGCCGTACACTTCGTCTGGCATTGTCATCCGTATTATTCGTGGTCAAGACGGTTGCAGTTGTTGGAGAAACAGGCGACAAGCAAACTCAGAATTCATTTAATGAAAAAGATCTGTCTGTGTTCCTGAACGAACACCAGATCATGATTTTGCCGGAAAGTATCGTGATCGTGGTTGATGGTAAACCGGAAACGATCACAACGAGCCACCAGGCGTATGACCGTATTGTTGAAGCGATTAAAAATCGTGACGTCAAAACAGCGTACACTCTGATGAAACCGCGTGAAGCCATCAAACAATTCACCACAGGCATGGTTGACCTTTCAGACAATCGTGTTCGCTGGGGTGGCTATGATATCACCGGAACTTCCGTTGCCAAACGCATTTTGGCTTTGGCATTAAAAGGCGATTATCCGAACTTGGAACGCTTGGGTCGTTTCCTGGACAAAATGTTCCAAAACCCGAGCGCCGCGCTGGTTCAGTCCGGTCGAATCTATGAATTCATGGCATATTCGGATATCGAAATTCATGAAGACGGTGATATCATTCTGTATAAATCCGTTCGCGGTAACTACATGGACAAGCGCACAGGAAAAGTTAGTAATGCTCCTGGCACCATTGTTCGGATGGCTCGCTCATTCGTGAACGATAACAACAAAGATCTGTGCTCTTACGGTCTTCACGTTTGTTCTCTGGCGTATCTGAAACAATGTTTCGGTAGCCTGGGCCAGCGGGTTGTGCGTTGTAAGCTGAACCCGAAAGACATCGTGTCTATCACTGATGATTACGGTTCTAGTAAAATCCGCTGCTGTGAATATCTCGTGTTGGATGACTATACTACGGAATACAACCGCCAACATAAATCTATTGATGTTGACGGTCTATACAAGTAACCGCGAACTGACATAAAAGAGGGGGCTTCGGCCTCCTTTTCTTTGAGGTCGATATGGAAACTAGAGATGTTTACTTCGTGTATGAGCAACAGGCATTTGGATCACTGCGCCGAAAAACAAAATTCCTTGTTGATTCATTCCAATTTGAGGGTGAACCCAGAGAATACTCGTTCAGGAATTTTCCTCCGAGAGAAGTCAGTGGTGACCAGTTCGTGAAATTATTTTGTCGTTGTGGCGGCTGTGATTTTAACGACGACGGATATTCCATGCATGTTTATTGCTGCAATTGTTGTGGTAAATATATTACAGTCTATAGGAGAACTGATCATGGCGAAGACACAAAAGAAAATTGAAAACACCCAAACCATTCAAGAAATCACTGCACAGGAAGAAAATAAACTTCCCAGTTATCTGCAACGCGTGGTGGATAACGTGCCTCAGGGCGGCGACGGCGGTATTGTCTACGCTGGTGACTACGGTTGGGTGTGTGAATATAAAGACGGCTCTAAGGAGCTTCTAGAGGAACTCACCGGACTTGCCGGAACTTTGCGCCGTTATGGGTTAGATAAATTCGGTAAACCTATGAAACCAGGTACTGTGGTATCAACCGATATTACAGCTGAAGTTCTTCTTTTGCTTGATATCAATGATCTTAAGACACTTGCGGAACCCCTGGGTATCGACGCGACTGACCGTAATGAAATAATCTCGCAATTGACTGAAAAACTGCAGATTAAATAATCTCAGTGTATAACTGCTGATTATAATTCAATATGGCTATCGTTGACGAAAGCAATTTGATGGAGTACGCTCTAAGACATTATATCACCCCTGGTGTCTCACGGGATGATTTGATGGTAGACATTCAGCGAATTTCGCTAATTAATCAATCATTGAAAAGATTTGTGCCAGGGAAAAGTCCTCGCGTACTTATCAATCAATTGATTATCCTTTTCAATACCTTTGAAACCGAAGCCGTGTGTCGAATGTTGGTGTTGAAAACGGATAAGAACCAACATCCTCGTCTTAAAGCAGCGCTGTTGACGTTAGGAGTTTGGCGAGATGATTTATGTTCCGGTTCATACGAACCAGATAACGAGCTGATGATGGCTCTGAACAACGATTTGGATGAGTGGAGGAAACCATGCCAACAATCACAGTATTAGTCGCGCCGGAAGTTGTCCGCAACAAACCGGAAACCGAACGCAATCATGTCGTGACGGGTGTTGCAAAGGGTTGGCAAAAGACCAGCCTCAACCAAGATCCTGATGAGATCCTGACCGAATGTAAAGGTCTTGACGCTCTGCTCACCAAGAGCAATTTACAAGCGGACGGTGTCACCAAAGTGGATCCCACCAAGCCTATCGGCTTTCAAGTATCTTATGAAATCCACGATCCGAATGCTATTTTAACCACCGGACTTGTGATTACTCCAGCTACAGCCAGCGGAGAGATCGGACAATTTGTTGAATTGCTAGCGACGGTATCCCCTGCCAATGCCACATATCAAGGCGTTAATTGGTATTCTGGTGATATTACGAAAGCTGTACATGTCGGTGGTGGTAAATTCAAATTGCTGGCTTCAGGAACTGTAACGGTTTATGGTGTCACGGTTGAAGGGAATCACACAGATTCTACGGTTATTACAGTTGCAGGCGCTCTGTCGCTGTCGACTGATTTACCTGCCACCAAAGACGTAACTTCTGGACAAGACGGAACCTTTAGTGTTGTTGCTGCGGGCGGTACAACTCCATACACTTATGTGTGGCATTTCTCTGATACTCCTGGGGGTGCGGGGTCAGTTATCGATGCTGGCACTAATGCCACCGCCGCCACTGCTAACCTGGTTATCACAGCAGTTGAAGCCGCAAATGAAGGCGAATATTGGTGTGTTGTTTCTGATGCAGATGGCCATTCTGTCACGTCTACTCGTTGTGAAATGGCTGTGGTGTAATTTATGAAGAGCTTCCAGGATTTCCTTGAAGACTCTTCTGCTCCGGCAACCACGACCGCCGATGTGGGGAAACCCGAAGGCGGTATGGTCAAGGAGCCTGTCAAAAAACCAAAAGATCTTGAAGAAGAGTCTGATTTTAAAAAGATCTTTGGAAACATCTTCAAAGACCTGGATCTGAAGAATGCACGAAAGTGGAACTTCAGGACAGGCAAATATGAAGAGGAATAAGTCATGAACACGATCATCATGGGTTAACAAAAGAGGCTCCGGCCTCTTTTTCATTTCCAGCATTCGGCGTATAATGGACCCGTTCCCCATGAGCGGAACCTAACTGAGGATACACCAAATGAAATCTATGGTTAAACGTGATGTGAACATAGCCATCACCCCACATATCGAACTCATCACTCAGATGATCCTTGATGCCGTTGAAGTTGTTGAATTTCGTCGTGGTAAATCAAAACCTGATTTTTTACGGCGTGATGATGCGATCTATCATCGATTTCTGCGCCAGACAGGCCACTCCACAGCCCTGAAACATATTCTTTCAAAACAATTCTTGGAAGAAACTGGACTCGAAGTCATAGCCATGTTCGCGAAAGAGGAGACGATCAAACTCACTTTGAATCGTGAAGAAGTGGGTATGAACAATGCGTTCACCACATTTCAGTTTGAAAAGGGTGATGTGCTTATCGGCAGAAATCCGAAAGTCCTGATCGTATCAGACTCTTTGCATGATCCGGCGTATCTATCTAAAGTCTGGAGTATCATCCAAAATAACCCAGGTCTACAAACTAGTTTGACTTTAGTAGTGTTTCTGGGCTAGATAGTTACAGGGGAGGAAACTCCCCGCTTCAACCAGGAGGCACATATGTACAAGTTCAAGATCAACAAAGAACGAAATTCGTTCAAATTAGGTGTCGTCGCTGGAGTGTGTTTCTTCCTGACGATCGAAAACGTGATCGGGCTGCTCACAATATCACAAATGCAGATCACCCGGTTCCTTCTTGCCATTGTATTCGCCGCCATCGGCCTGGCCTGCAGTTATGTGGGTTGTATGAAGAAGTAATTTCACTACACACAGCAATACCCCTGATTTGAGAGACTATATCATGATGCTGTTAATGAGTGTTCCACAGAACAAGATGACCCCTGCGACAGAGGGTAAGAATCACTTCAATATCTACAGTCGGAGCAATACCGAACTCGGTCGCTTTTTGTCTCACTTCACTCATCATCCTACAGCCACTTACGAACATGGTGTGTTCAACTCCATGGAGGGCTACTGGTATTGGCTGAAGTACCGGGACGACAATCTGCGTCTTCTCGACGGCTACGAGGCCAAGCAGTATGGCCAGGAGTTGGCGGCCACCCGTGTCATCGTCCTGGACCCGTCCACCGAAGAATTCAAGCACAACATCCTGTTTGCAACCAGCATGAAACTCCAGACAATGCCTGACCTGCTGAAAATCAGATTGGCATACAGTCGACTTCCCCTGATCCATGCATACGTTCGGAACGGGAAATACTGTTTTCAAAACTCTATGGACTTTATCATAGACCACATTAATCGTCTCCGCATACAAGGAACTTTGAAATGAAATTTATACACACTATCATCGACACTTCCTATGATTGCACTGCGCGCGAGCCAAACCGCTCGCCTGTGTTTGTCCTGAACAAATTGGGTGAAGAGATCTGTGAACTGTCCGATGTGTTCCACGGTATCGGTATGCCTTCAGAACCACTGAACGGCGAAGTTGCCGACGTCATTATCTCCGCCATTGACCTTCTGTACATTATGGATTTCAATGACCAGCAGCTGCATGGTTGCATGACCAAGGAAGAGTTGGCCGACTCAGTTCAGACATGTTTGGCATTGTGTAGCGATTGTTCTCCCGAATATCTTGAAGAAGATTGGTTCCGTCTAATCGATCGTGATCCCCAGAAGCACCTGAACCTCATCCATCATTACCATGGTCGGATAATCCGATTATGCAATCAGCCATATCGCAGCCAAGACGTCCTGGTACGACTCGTTGCCAATCTGATAACGCATGTTGCTCGCATGGCGTGTGGGGAAGGTGCCTTACACAGCGTGAACATGTTGAGCACCCGCATCAAAGTAGAGCACGCCATTGAACACAAAGTCGAAAAGTGGCGTACTAAATTTGGCTTATGAAATACGAAATCATCTTAGACGCTCTCATACAGAGAGCAATACAGAGAGGTAAAATGGGTGGCGTTTATCAAGAACGCCACCATATAATCCCTGTGTGCTTGGGTGGCACTAACCACTTCTCTAATCTTGTATGGCTGACACCAGAAGAACATTATGTCGTACATCACCTACTTTGGAGAACAAAACCACTCAACCCCGGTATCAGGAAGGCATGGACTGGGATGAACAACATGTCTAGGAACAACAAAGAGTTTGGGGAATTCAGAAGAAATAATTCCACCAGAATGAAAGAAGTGATGTCGTCCGATGAACAAAAGGAACGTTGTCGTAGGCAATCCAAGAAAAACTCAATAGACCCAGAAGTGTAGAAGAAACGCGCGGGTAGCTTGAGGGGTTACACTTGGGATGACGAATCAAGGCGTATGTTATCAAAATCCAGGAAAGGGATACCACACTCTGAAGCACACAAAGCCAACCTTACCAAATCAGTCGCCGAACGGATGAGGCGACCAGAAGAAAGGGAGAGGTATTCTGCTATGTGGCGCCAGAACAATCCCATGAATAATATACAACCTTGGGAACACCCGACTGTCTTAAAGACGGGTAAATCCCGACAATGGCTTCTGGCTGGTGAATTCTTTGAATGGTGGCGTGGTAACGGTGAAGACAAAGTGAAGAACCGTTATTGTTTAATGTTGAAAGAAACCGGGTTAAGCTCTGTGTGTTCTAAGGCCACAGCTCAAACTTGTATATCTAAATTTCAGAAAGGTTGGATACCAAAAGAAGATCCCGCCTGGTTGAAATTTTACGGAGATAATAATGGTTGATGTAAACAGAAAATACAAAAAGCTCTCACATATCGAGCATATACTCCTTCGCCCAGAGCGCCATCTGGGGAGTATCCGTTCTTCTGTCGGCATGGCATGGGTATATGATCCCAGCAAAGACAAAGTTGTGTTTAAAGACAATTTTGAATATAACCCCGCCCTTATCAAACAGTTTGATGAAATCATCACCAACTGTGTTGACCACAGCAAGACGCTCGAGGGTAAAACCCTGACGGAAATCACCATTACTATCTCCCCCATGAACGGGCAGATCATCGTGGCTGATAACGGGGGTATTCCTGTGGTAAAACATGAATCTGGTATGTGGTTGCCAGAAATGTTATTTTCAGAATTGTTTGCGGGATCAAACTTCAACGACGATGACGAGGAGTACAACAACCAGAAGTCCGGCGGCCAGAACGGTGAAGGGGCTTCGCTCGTCAACGTGTTCTCAAAGTGGTTCCGCGTTGCTACCAGTGACGGCAAGAAGTCTTATACTCAACTGTTTGAAGACAACATGAGCAAGAAGTCCAATCCGGTCATCGGCAATACACCGAAAGAGTTCGGCACCACTATTGCCTGGATCCCTGATTATGCGCGCCTGGGTGTTAAGGGGCTTGACCAGAACAACCTGCTCATGATTTACCGTCGTGCATTCGAAGTGGCGGCATGCAACCCGCGCCTGAAGGTTGTTCTCAACGGCAAGCAAATCCGCATTGATCGCTTTGGTCACTTCGTTGATTACTTCTACGCTGGCTCGGCTGTTGATGAAACGGATGATTGGTCTGTTGCTATCACTCCCTCATCTGGTGCGTTCATGCATGCATCATACGTGAACTCAATCGCCACGCACATCGGTGGACCTCACGTTGATTATGTTGCTGACCAGATCGTGGCGGCGATACGCCCTCAGCTGGTTAAGAAGTTCAAGACCGAACTGAAGCCAGCGATGATCAAGAACCACATGTCATTGTTCATCGCCGCCGACATCAACAACCCTCGTTTTGACAGCCAGACCAAGGAGCGCATGACGACTCCTGTGAGCCAGTTTGGTACTTCCTACAAGCCCAGCGATAAACTGATTCGCAAGGCGCTTGAGTTCGTGACAGCAGGGCTGAGTAAAGAACTAGCTTCATTACGCAATGAACAAGAAGATGCCGAATTTGAAAAGGCGAAGAAGGATATCAGCAAACGGGATTATCGTGAGATTGAGAAGTATTATCCGGCGACCGCCAGAGGCGACCGCAGTGGGTGTTCGCTGCTACTGACAGAAGGTGATAGCGCATCCAACCCTATCCTGAACGCTCGTGATACCAAGAAAATTGGTTTGTTCCCGCTTCGTGGTAAGTTCATCAACTGCTTGAACGCCCCGCGCTCAAAGGTGATGGCGAACGAAGAATTCAAGAATTTATGCACCATTCACGGCGGTGCTGTGCCAGGCCAACCGCTTGATATCAGTCGCTATCCACAGACCGTCGTGGCAACAGACGCGGATGACGACGGCATTCATATCCGTGGGTTGTTAATAACTCTGTATTGTACGTTCTGGCCTGAATACGTTCGTCAGGGTAGGCTGAAGCTCCTTCGTACTCCATACATGCGCGTGTGGTGTGGTAATATAATGCACGAATTCATGAACAATGCCGAATATGAGGAGTTCCTGAAGACACCTGACGCCAAGAAGATCACGAAGAAGAAATATCTGAAAGGTCTTGGCGGTAACAGCACTGAAGACTTCAAGCGTATTCTAAACAACCTGGATGCGTATACTACGACGGTCACGCTGGACGATGGATACAAGCAGTCACTGAAGAATGGCTTCGGTGATGAGGCCGCCGACTACCGCAAAACCTGGTTTAGCGACGTTTGCCTATTTGAAACGGAAGGGGAATAAGATGGTTTTGAATCCATTAGTACACCAAAAACAACCGACAGGCAACACTTGTATGTCTGCGTGTTTGGCCATGATTCTCGACCGCCCTGTACAGAATGTTATTGACGAATTCCATGATTCATTCGAATCATTTGAGATGACTATTGGTGACGCACTGCATCTCAATGGTGTGCCATTTATAGCTGGGCGTGGGGCTAATCAAAATATAACGATTTATCACGATTATGTTTATGTCCTGGTCGCCCCTTCCCTGACTTCCCCTGGCATATTACATCAGATATTGTTGGACACTCGAGATGGTAAATTGGTGGTGTATGACCCGCTTAAAGGGACGGGTAAACCATATTACACTCTTGATGAATCAGATGAATCGGAACAAGCGATTAAACTGGTATCTTGGTTGGTCGATTACCAAGTGGACGTATTTAATTTAGGGGGATACGATAAATGACGACTATTACCGTGACGGATTTCATAAATGGTGACCACAAGGAGTTCTCTGTGGTCAACAGCATCCGTCAAATCCCTCAACTGATCGACAGCCTCAAGCCCAGCCAGCGCAAGATCCTCTTTGCTGCTCTTGAGTACAACAAGGAGGAGATCGTTGACCGCCTTGGCATGTTCGCCGCCGCCCGCACCAACTACAAATCTGGTGGCGAGAACATGAGCGGCACTATTGTGAACATGGCTCAGGGGTTCCCAGGTACGAATAACATCCCATACTTTGACCGCGACGGACAGTTTGGTTCAATCATGGGGCGCGAAGCGTCTTCCGCTCGTTATATTTCAGTGGCAGTGTCTGAAGTTATCCGTAAAATCTTCCGAAAGGAGGACGATGGGATATTGGAATACAATTATCTTGGGGAAGAGAAACTGGAGCCGAAATTCTTTTTACCCATCCTGCCCATGTTTCTCGTGAATGGTATCAATGGTATCGGCTCGGGTTATGCCACCGACACCCCATGTCACTGCGTTAAGTCCGTGCTCAGTGCCCTGAGAGCACTTCTCCGTGGCGAAGACCCGAAGGACTTAAAACCGTACTGGAATGGTTTCAAAGGAGAGACAGGCTATACTGAGGAAGGAAGAGCATACAGTCGTGGTTTGTTCACCCGCGTCAATGCAACCACTCTGAACATCACCGAGGTTCCTATTGGTTGGTTCTCTAAAACCTATGAGACCAAAGTGCTGTTGCCCCTGTACAAGGCGGGTGTCCTCACTGAGTACGCCAACGATACGACCGAAGATGGTTGGGATATCACTGTTGTATTCAAGCGGGGTGAATTGTCTAAGTTGAATGACGAACAGGTTGAACAGATGTTCCGTCTCTACTCAGCTAATAAGCCCGTGTGGACAGCTTGGGATGAAGATGGTGTTATTCACCGTTATGATGGTTGGAAAGACATGTTGCTTCCATTTTTCAATTATCGCCTGAGTCGCTATGAAGATAGACGTCAGTATCTTATCAAGGAATTGACCGACAAAATACACCGTTTGAACAATCGTGCCATATTCATTGGGTGGGCTGTCGTTACAGATATGCGCCGGAGCCTCACGGAACTGAAAGCGTTATTCCAGACAGACTATCCTGATTTTGATGGCGATCTCGATGATTTATTCAAGATGTCTTTATCATCAATTACACTAGATGCCCGTGAACGTTTGTTGAACCAGATAAAGAATTTAGAAGTTCAACGAGAAGAATTAAATAATAAGCAAGACATCGATCTTTATACTGAAGATTTAGATGATCTTGAAAAGGCATTGGGCCTATAAATCCGGAGGGTGAATTCCCTCCAAACAAGCAAGGGGTTCACCATGTTTGTATATTTCCGCAGTCTCTCATTGCTGACTTTCTTCTATTGGTTGTTCGATATCTTATGCCCTCGTTTTATTAAAGAGGAAGTTGCTTTTGTCAATCATGAAGGCCAACAAGATTTATGGATACCTCTTTGCGCTCTTTCTGATGTAACCGAATCGGATGAAGTGGGTATGGTTGGCACCATGCGTTCATTTAATTTATTTGGATTCGCATTATTCCCTAAGTTAATTGGAGAATTACACCCATACAATCCTGATGAAGAAGTGGAGGTGTGATATGTCAAAATTATTGACTCCAAAATTATTATCAATGGGTGGTTCCATATATTTTCATTGTCCTGGATGTAATATGCTTCATCCTTATCGCATTTCAGGGCAAATGCCTGGCCCAATATGGCAATGGAATCACGATCTCAAATCACCGACTTTCACTCCGAGTTTATTGGTGAACCATTCTGATCCGGCGAGTCGTTGTCATTTGTTCTTGACTGATGGTAAATTACAATTCCTTGGTGACTGTTTCCACGAATTAAAGAATCAAACGGTGGAGATGGTTGATATCCCCGAACCTGAAATATGGATAGACTAGATTATGAAATTACTCGGTTATTTTCGTTCTTTACCTACTGGATCTCCTAATGGGTGTCAGTTATACTCTGAAGTGAAAGGGGACGTGGACGACACCCACATCGCCTTGTATGCTCGTGATATACCTGACCCAACCAAGTTTGATCGGCGCGTAGTGGCCGCTGCCAACAGATATGGTGATGTCATCGTTGTAAGCGCTCGACATCACGACAAATTGATGAATGCGCAACTGAAACGATTGAAGGAAGTGGGTGTTATCGAAACCACCCACACGCGTGAACAAGGGTTTATCGATAACTATGGGCAATGGATGTCTAGGGAAGAGGCGGCTATTGTAGCCCGTGAAGCCGGGCAAACTAATCAGGTCCGTTTGAAGAACACTCCTTTCAAAGAACTCTTTTCCGAAGACCTCTATTGAAGAAAAAGGCGGTATTATTACCGCCTCGACCCCTTGTTTAGTAACAACAAATGAACCCAGAATTTGAAAATCTGTTCGAGCGCTGCTTTGAACCAGGTTCTGTGTCCGGTTACATGGACCGCCTTTGCACTGACATTGTAACACGCCTTGCTGCCAAGGGTATCGTTGTCAACACCATTATTCGCAATGGCAACAACTTTATCCTGCAGATAACCGATTATCGCCACCACACAGGCATCTTTCAGGTGTTATGTGTTGACAACAGCATCATTGAATGGAGACGTTACGCATGACCACATATGTTATCACAAACGGCGATTTACTGAAAGCCGCTACGAGTTTTAATCTCATCAATGCTTTCGCTCATGGAGCAAATTGTTGGTCTGTGATGGGCGCAGGTATCGCCAACCATGTTCGATTGGATTTCCCAGAAATTTACCGAGCCGACCAATTAGATGAACGTGGTCCGGAACAACGTTTGGGGAACATGTCCTATGCGTTTGATCATGACACGGGTGTCTGGGGATTCAATTTGTACACTCAGTTCTACCCTGGTCCTAACGCACGCATGCCTTCCATTATCAGTTCAGTTCAGATTATGTTTGAACAAGTTCACGATATCATTGAGGCAAAAACCGACGAAACAGTCTATGTCGGTTTACCCGCCATCGGCTGTGGTATCGGTGGTTTGAAACTGTTTCACGTGGTGAGCCAGATTAATAAAATCGCGGAGACTATCTTCGAAGATACCAGGCGTCGTGTCGTACCCGTCTTTTATATCCGACAGGGTGACGGGTTTGAACAAGATTTACAAGAACTTTCCCAGATGGTAGACTACGGAATCTCTGTCGTCGCTAGTGAAGAAGATATCATCGAAGAGGAAGGTATTGGATGAAGCGTGAAATAACAGAAGAGATGCTCGCCAAAGCCGTTCTTCATCCCAAGGTGCGTTTTGCATTTATCCCTACACGTTTACACGACGGAAATTGGGTATGGCTGGAGCATTACGTTCGCGCTCCTATCGGCCTATATGCCCAACTCCGTTATGGCGGCGAAGTTGAGTTGAAACAATATCGCGTCGGCGGGGGATTAGGCGGGTTGGATGACGGGGAATATTTCCCACATCGCAATTTCGCCATGAACGATAATTCATATTTCAAAGTCGAGTATGCCACCGCTTGTGGGACATATCCTTTGAAACTCCTTTTAGAGAAAGCAGGGGAAACTGATGTATAAATCTAATTTCTTGGCCGTCGCTGATAGCGAAACTCTCGGTCGTTGGGATGATGCTGTCATGTTATCTTGGGCACAGACTATCGCCGACCTGACCAAGCGTTATACTCTTCAGCAGCTTGTTGAAGAGCGCACGACATTTATCAAACTGAATGTCAAAGAGCAGATCGAACTCGGTCGCGTGAAGGACCAGGGCACTGTGGAATGGTGGTTAGGTACAGGTAAACGCAACCCGTGCGACGCCGCCCGAGCTATCAGTCTATATCCGACCGACAAGGATATTTCTATTTTCAAATTGGCCGATGAAATTCGCAAGGGATGCCATCGCCTTGGGATCGACCCGCGATCGGTTGACTGGTGTGATAGGAATCTGTTTGACCTACGCAAGGCTCAGCACATCATTGAGGTGACGTGTAAGCAAGATTCCAACGAACCTTGGGACTATCACCACACATTTGACATCGTAAGCTGGCTGAAGGGTGTTGGGCAGCAGGATCGATATGCTGGTATCAAGGCGTGGGAACTGGAAGGCATGATCTATCATGACCCTCGTTATGATGCGGCGCTTGATTGGCTACGCATTCAGAAAACCATGGAAGACCTGATGGGACTGAAGGTGGAAGGATGAATCTTTCCTTGTTTCATGGTTGTTTACAATCATAGTTTTCTTCATAGTCTGTGTTCAATATTTTGGAGGTTCTTAAATGTTCTTTCAAATTGTCGGGGTGATCACGACCATTGTTTTTGTTGTCATAACGCTTTGGATATTGTATTCTTCATTTATCCATCCGATTTTTCAGGCTCTCAGTATTACACGTTGGCTCACAGCGTGTTCTTTGAAATCTGGAAGCGAATGTCCTTCTTTATCGTCCAAATGGAAATTCTTCAAATGGGCGTATGAAGTCGGAGGAGTCCGAACAACCAGATATTCAAATAATGTGGGGGAATGGTTTAGCATCGGCAATTGGCGTTTGTACGAATCTGAAGACAAATAAGCCCCGAAAGGGGCTTTTCTATTTGTATAATGTATTATCATTGTACCATCATATCTTTATGGCGCACAACAAATGATTCTTTAAGAGGAATATTTTAATGGAAATTGTTGTCTCAGTATCTGATTGTGATTTTGTATACCGTGTTCTTCAAGGGGATGCTCCATTGCCGGAGAATAATCAAGAAGTGACGTTGTTCTGGTCTGGTGGGGTGGATAGCACATACATGTTGATTTGGTTGTTATCGAAAGGATATTCAGTTCATACTGTGTATTGCCACCTCGAAAATAATAAATTTAAATCTAAGCGCGAAAATTGGGCGAGGAATAAAATACACAACTGGATTAATAAAAATGCCCCACTTCTCATGTATCGTTGGACACATCATCAAGAACCTATCAGTAGCATCAACGTCCCGAACGGTGGTTTTCGCGCTTGTTTAGCACAAGCCCCGATATGGTTATTAAACACGCAATTTAAAGGCAGTGGCTTGCCTTCCACGTATATCTTGGCATATGTTAACGGCGATGACGCAATACACTGGATACCCGCCTTTAATAAAGTCATTGAAGGGTACAACATGATGACCAGAGACGGGGAAAGACCTATTGAAATTTTATATCCATTGATTAGTCTCAAGAAATCTTGGTTCTATCATCACATGTCCCCAATACATGACTTAATGACATGGTGTGAATTGCCAATTTTGAAAAAGAATTGTGATTGTCCTGCGTGTGTTCGACATCGCCATGAGTTATCATAGAGATGAAACGTTCGGTTGTTGTAAATGATATCACGAGATTGATAAATCTTATCAAAGACGTGTTCCCACAACAGGTGGATGTTGAGTATGTTGGGAAGAACGGAAAGTGCTATCAGGTTGCTCTGGTTCTGAAGCATGTGTATCCTCAAGCAGAGATCCATTATAGCCAGATTGAAGGTCATGTATACACTCTGATTGATGGGAATTATTATGACATCGAAGGCATCCACTTCAGTGTCCCACCAGACACGTGTTTGCTCGAACATAATAGAGGTCACAAACCGCATCGTTGGCATAAAGGGTTTGTGAACGTGCCGATTTTAGAATGGCTGAGGAAACCATAATGGCGGGAATTGTAAAGCACCTTGGTGACACTCATCTTGGGCATAAGAAGGTCTTTAAACCGCGTGGATTTGATACACAGGAAGCCCATGACGCTGCGGTCATTGACAGTATCTTTCAGGGGTTGAAGTCTCGGGACGTTCTTGAACTGGCTGGTGATATATGCTTCATCGGGGCTGAAGGGTTCATTCGCCTGATGCGAGAGGGTGCCAAGCGAAACATTGATGAGTTTAAGCGACGCCCCGTTCCCGATGACTGGCGTCCGAACTTTATCATCAAGGTGGCACAAGGCAACCATGACAGCTTTAAGATGTTGTTGTCTCTGTATCTGGACGGCTGGATTAGCTCCTTCGGCGCTATGTATGAACGTGACACGCCTGTTGGCCGTGTGTTGACAACACATGTTCCTTATCAATTAGACCGTTGGGCGTATAATATCCATGGTCATCTTCACGAAAATATTCGCGAAGAGCGCGAATACCTGAACTGCAGTTGGGAACAATTCAAGCGTCCTGTAACCCTGGCTGAGTTATTATACACAAATTTAGGAATTGTGTTATGAGAATATTCTTTCCTGGTCAGAAAGTACCCGAAGAAATAGAAAATGTCGAGTTATTCGGTTATAAAAGCGGTGATCCGTTCCTGCGATTTTCTTCACCATGTATCGTAAAGCGCAATAATGAAGGACATTATGTGCGCCCAATCATTCTCATGGGTTCTGTCATGACGCTGAGAGCTAAAACGGATTCGGTTGTTATTACTGGAAGTCCCAACATACCCAATGGAAAGACTACGCTAAATTGCAAGCCTATCCTGTCGTCTTGGGCGTTAATTGGATTTCTGTCTATAATCTTGTTTTATCGTTACCTTACTGACTTGGGGATCTTATGAAAAAGCCACGCATCACAGGACATCAACTCTGCGTCCTTTTAGGAATGTTGAATTTTGAAAAAGGTGAAGCCAGACGCCTTTGTCATTGGTATTTCAATCCCAAATCTTGGACGAACGATAAAGGGAAAACGGTTTGGACTTTTCATGCGCCACCGATATCTGGCGGGTTTCGTTCTGTAAAGGGTGATCCATGGGATACGCGTTCAGGTCAATCCTTGTTGTCTAAAGGTCTGATCGAACCTGCGTTTACAATGGTTCACGACAACTCTGAAGAGTATAAGCATTGGCCGAAGTCTGAAGTAACATTCTATAGACTTACAGACCTCGGTAAAGCATGCACTGAATAATATTTTAGGTTATTGAAGAAAGGGGAAGGTATACTTCCCTTTAATTTATTGGGAGAGACAAACATGATTTCATTAAAAGAAATGTACGAACGCCTCGAAGAACTGAAATCCAAAGAACGTCTGTATTCAGAAGAGAATGCAGAAATGTCAGATCTTATCGAAAAAATTGCGTTGCGTGAAAAGTATCTTCAACGTTATATCAATCATCCACCTCATATGGTTGAGCGCATGTCTACAATTCTCGAATTGGACAACAGCGGTGTAACAGGCAAAGACCTGATTGTCAAAGAGGTTCATTCCATGGTGTCCCTCGGTCAGATCTTTGGCCGCGCCGACCAGGATGACATGATCTTTTTACTTGAAAAGGCTCTGATAAAATAATGGCTATCAAACCACGTATGATGTTCGCCCATATGCGATCAGCTGCAGCATATGGTGTAACCAGTTATGCACGGCGTCTGCAAGTCGGTTGTGTTATCGTAAACCCTGAAACTGATCAGCCTGTGGCTATCGGATGGAACGGAACGCCTCCTGGCATGCCGAATGTTTGTGAGATGGAACAACACGGGCAAATTGTTACAAACCCGTGTGTCATTCATGCGGAGGAAAATGCTCTAATGCGTATCCCCGAAAATGCAGATGATTTTACAGGGTTGGTTATGTTTGTGACACATAGCCCATGCCCTGATTGCACTCAGAAGATCATCGACAACGGCAAGATCGATAAAGTATATTATCAAGAGCCATATCGTATCATGGATGGAATCAAAAAATTGATGAACGCTGGAATTGAAGTTTATCGGATGGTAGACGATATGGCGATTCTTCAGCATGTTTTCGACGATCAAGGCGAAGTCGGATACGAACAAATCTTATCCAACCCAGACAAAGTAAGGAATTAAAATGCGTTATGTAGACCGCATGCTCGGCGAAAATGAACATGTCATCGCTTTCACCCGCCCGACTTGGTGGAGCGGTTTTTGGATTTATGTTCTGGTTATTTTAACGATTATCCCAACATTTGGATTCAGCTTGTTATTTCTGATACCAACAATTTTAAATGTATTGACAACTGAATTCGCAGTCACCAACAAGCGTGTTATTGTCAAACGGGGATTTATTCGTCGTGATGCTGATGAACTCCGTCTTGGTAAAGTAGAAACCATTAAGGTGGACCAGTCTATTACAGGCCGTATCCTGAAGTTTTCAACAATCAGTGTTATTGGTACGGGCGGTACTCGCCTGTTGGCTACAGGTTGTGCTAAAGGGAACGAATTCCGTCAAAAAATTTATGATCATCTGGGTGACTAAATGATTACTGCAGGATACACCGTCGATTTGTATTGTGAGTGTGTTGAATGCAAATCTTGTAATTGGGCTTGGCAAGAGCATCACCCCAGATGTGGGATGAAGTCTTATGCTGGTGAATCTTGGGGAGACTGTGCTAGACAAGCCCGTGCTGATGGGTGGATGATATGCAGGGACAAACAAACTTGCTTTGCCCCTGGACATCCAAGGAAATCAGGGTAATAACAAACCATCATCTTCCGATTGCGTTGGTTGTTTATTAGCAGTTTCCTTCTTCATTTGCTCTTTCAACGCATTAATCCTTTGAGCGCGGCGTCGATCTTCCATTTCGACTTCGCGCTTTTTCTTAGAACGAAGAGCAAATTGTTTTTTAACTTCTGGGTCTTCACCTGGCACCAAATGTTCTTCTGTCCAGATAATGAATTTCCAACCTACCTTTGCGCAATGTTCTTTAGTTGCTGTCCACTTTGCCTGATTTACCAACCAAGTGCGCATTGAATTATTGAATGTTGATTCCTTCATCGTTTTAGTTTTGCGAGGTTCTTTAATCTGGTCTTTGGGTTTTATTTCAATAAGAGTAATTTGTAATTCATCGGAATCCTGCCGACGAGTCCAAACCTTCAAATCCATGAAATAACGATGGGCGCGGCCATCAACCGGAGATATGTAAGGGATTACAGTTTCTTCGTTTTCCCAAAAAATGATGGCGGGATTCATATCACAAAATTTAAAGGCGACCAGTTCTAAAGAAGAACGGAATACTATTTTGTTCACGTCGCCTTTATATTTCTTGGGATTTACGGGAACATACTTCCCCTGCAAATACATAGCCATATTCTAGTCCTAAATAGTGTCATCACTCTATTCTAATTAAAGGGCTTCAGACCATGGCGAATTTCAAGTCGACCATCGATAAGATCAAAGTTCTGAACACAAAAGGCTTGGCCAAGTCTCAGAAGCAATTGGTCTATCCATTAGACATAACAGGGGGTAAAACCCTCGGCCATTATGTTCTATTCAACATCAACCGAATATCTGGTTCTTCATATGGGGACACCACAACCCAAACCGTCGAAAATCCGATACAAAATCCATTGGGTAAGACTCCTGTGGTTTATGGTTCTAAATCGGGTTCTATTAGCAAATATGCTTGGGCGCGTCACGTCCGCTCTAACGAGTCCATAGTGTTGTGTATGCCTGAATCTATTACAACCAACTATGGCGTTGGCTGGAACGGCTCCGAGTTGGGATTAGCAGGTATGGGTGCCCAATTCTTATCACGCGCCGCCCAAGATATGAGTCAATTCAAACTTGGGGATGCTTTGAATGTTGGGAAAGAAATGGGGAGATTTGCGGCGACAAAGGCCATCCAATCTGCTTCGGAAGCAATTCCTTTCTTGCCGACAATTAATGCTCATGATACATTAGAATTGTTTACAGGTACGATGACCAACCCGTATGTGGAAATGATTTTCCAAGGGGTGCGCAACCGAGAAATCCCGTTCACATTCAAATTCACTCCAAGATCGCAAAAAGAGGCGAAAATGGTGCGGGAGATTATCCGTTTATTCAAGATGCACATGTATCCAGAATACAAATACAACAAGAATTCCAGTGCATTCTATCTACACCCTTTCACATTTGACATCACGTTCATGGTGCAGGGGGAACGCAATAAATGGTTACATCGAATATCGACTTGTGTTTTGTCAAACATGTTTGTCAACGAGACGCCGGATTCTTCATATGCTGTCCACAAAGATGACAGCATCGTGTCAACCCAGATTGATATGACATTTATCGAACTGGAACCGTTGCACAAAGGCCGCTTTGATACCGAAGGCGACAGCTTCTAAGGAGAAAGATGCCATGAAATATTTTGAGAAATTTCCACTCGTGTGGCATCAATTAATTGGTGTCAAAGAGGATGACCAAGTCCTGTTGCAGAACTTAACACGACGGGTTATGGTTGTTAAGAAAATTAGGGACATAGAAGGGCTTCTCCTGCCGTATACTGTTTTCGATGGGGAAACCCCAAGGTCTTTTGCGGAACGGGTCTATGGTTCCTTCGAGTTGTTCTGGATACCATGTCTTATCAATGGTATCATGGATATCACAGAAGACTGGCCAAAACCAGAACGCAGAATCATTGAAGAGCTAACTGCTCGTTATGGACTCGATGGGATGTGGGACGTAAAATACTACGTTGACGAATTTGGGAATGAAACAGATCCCCGCGCTATCCGTTTGGCATATGGCCTTGGCGCTATGGACGACGCGACAATCATCGCGAATTACGGGCTGACTGGCATTACATATCACGATGATGCAATAAACAAAAACGAAGCCAAACGGAATATTCGGGTTCTAGACCCAGATTATGTTTCTTCCTTTGTTAATCAGCTGGAACAGGAGCTGACCAAATGATCGAAAATAAAGAATCCCAGGACGGAATTTTAACTCCGTCCACAACATTTGATTTGAAATATATGGCGATATTACCACACACGCCTGAAGGCGGTACTCCCAAGCCTTATGACCTTTCATCGTTGTTTCAAGAATTCAACGTATATCAGGATCTTGGTCTGGAAGGGAATGCTTCACCGTCGCTGACAGCTAATATTCTGATCAAAGAAGGCTGGGATATATTGGATACAATGCCAATCCTCGGAGGTGAGGAAGTAGTGGTATCGTTCAAATCACCTGCGGCTTCCGACTACACTACGCTTTCATTGCGAGTCAGTCGGGTGGGGAGAGTTGCTGACGAATCGAACTCTTCTTCGAAAAAGGCATTCTGGTTGCACTTGGTGACAACAGACGCATATCGAGATAGCATGTTGCGTAAATCTGTTGGATTAAGCGGTTCTTATTCTGAGATGGCAGCTAAAATCTTTGAGCAACTGAATTCACGCACCAAATTTGAAGACATAGATCCTTCATATGGGATACAAGAAAGGTTCGCTACCCCTCTTTGGCCTGTACTCCGCTCCATAGATTATATGGCCAGCCGTGCATATGACGAATTATTCATGCCATTCGTTTTCTATGAAGACTTTACGGGTTATCACTTCAAAAGCATGACGACGTTGTTCAACCAGGGCAACCAGTCTATGACTGCTGAAGAGAAGCAAGAGGCTTCTATTGAAAAGAAATTCTTCCGAGACCCTCAAGACGCGCCGTTGATGCAGGATAACAATTTCAACTCAGAACGTTTCATGCGGACTATAATCAAGGCTGAAAAGAAACTGGCGCGTGATCAATACATGGCGAATTATCGGGATATCTTGGCAGTGAACGAGCGCGTGTATGACTTTAGTACAAAATCCACGACAGCGACCCAACGCATTTATTCAGAATGGTTTGACAGCACTGCTCACCTTGATCCTTTCCCTTTGTTCTCTGATCAATTCGACCGCGAGAACGTTAGGTACATTGAAGCGCAACCGGATGGTGCCGAACAAATAGATTACGCACGACGCGTTATAGAATTCAGCCTCGCGTCAACGGTTATGCGTTTGCTGGTCGTGGGGGATAACCGTCTGAATGTTGGGCAGGTTTATTATATTGAAGATTTGTCGAACCGCCCGAAATCTAATGAAAACATTGCCGAGTTAAGTAAGTTATCAACAGGCCATTATATCGTCACAAAGATACGCCATAAGATTTCACGCCTGACAAATGATTATCAATGCGTCGCCGAGATTGCCAAAGATAGTATGATCCAGAAGGTCTTACCGCCTCAGACTGGTCAAACTGTGGCTTCTACACCAACTCCGACGCCAATAGAGAAAGGACAAGCCCAGAAGGTCTGAGAGGTGACAAATGGCAGATAACAATCAACCGACACCAGGGCAGCAAGACATCGTCAAGGTTTTGGATAAAATCAAAAAAGAAATGATGGAGCGCAAGCAATTGCGCGCCCAATCCGAGACGAATAAACAGCTCGCAGATGTCAACAAACAACTGCAATCTCTGAAGACACGCCAGGCGTCTAATCAGGAGCAGAAAGTCCCGCCAATTAAATTCCCATCGGTGAATGATATTGTTGGTGGGTTTGTCCGCGTCAGTCCTATTTTCACAAGGGATTACAGCACTTGGATGAAAGACACCGTCAGCCTTTCCAAGGACGGAAATGAAGAACTGATGCGAATCGCAACCAAAATAGAAAAATTTGGCGAAGCGGCGAATGGTCCTGTTGATGATATGTCTGTTGAATATCTTGACATGATATCGGATCAATTAGGAGCAGCGAATGAAGATAGTCTAGAACGTCTTGATGGATTAAAGGATAAGCTGGCGTTGGTCGGAGGGGAGATCGTAAACCTGACTGACATAATGCTTCAAACGCATAAGGACACGCTAGACTTCAATAAAGATGCCAGTAACGAAACTGTTACCCGCCTCGACAGCATTGATGACAAATTAGGATACATGAACGAAGATCTTAATGATACTCTGACACGTATCTATGAAAGTGATCAAAAATATAGAGAAGAAGAGAAATTCCGTCGCGGCGAAGAAGGTAAAGAGAACAAGGATAATCCTCAAGCCCATTCTATCCCTCCAACGGAACCGAAACAGGATGGACAATCTTCTGGGTTAGGCGCGGCGCTGGGGGCACTCCTTGGATTGGGTGCGTTAAAACTCCTGACGTCCCCATTAAAACTGATTGGCGGCTTCATCAAATTATTCATGGGGTTTGGTGCTGGGATCGGCGGTCTATTGAAGCCTTTGAAAGCAGCGACCAAGATGCTTCGAGTTGGACCTCTGGCGTTAATAACATCTGTATTTGAATTCGGTAAAGGTTTCTTTAATGCTAAAGAAATCCTTGGTAAAGCGCAAGTATCGATCGTTGATCGGGTTCAGGCAGGGATAACAGAGCTGGTCGGTAGTTTCGGGGATCTCGCTGATTGGGTTGCTGAAATATTCGGATGGAACAATGCTGGGTTTGGAAAGGCGTTCCGTGAACAAGTGCTGAAAATGACCGAAGCGCCCGTGCGTTGGTTGAACTCGATTGTTGATTGGGTCACCAACGATTTGTTTGCGGGTATCGGGAAGAGTACATCACTGACCGAAATCCCTGGTAAACTTGCAGACAACTTACAAGGCCAATTGATAAAATTGGTTGATTGGGTAACGGGCGGGATATCGGGATTGATTGATGATGGCATGGCGGCTGCAAATAAAGTCGTTGAAGATATGAAGAAAGGATTTGCGGAAAACGTGAAGAAACCATTCTTTAATATGTTGAATGCCATAACCAATGCCATGTTTGATATCGTGGATAAATTCGTGAGTATCATACCTGATGCTCTGGGTGGTGAAGCAGCCAGGAACAAAATGGCGGAAGCAAGACAGTCTATGCTAATCAGCCAAGACGATAAGGCTCCTGAGAATGCGTCTACGCCGCCAAGCAGCCAATCACCAGCACAACCCAATGCCAATATCAGCACGTTAACTCCAATGCCTTCTGGGGTGCCCTCAGACGCTGTCAACGTTACGGATAGAACTTCACAATTGAAAGACGCATACGCAGGGATTGGGGGAGGTACTCTGGGCGGGGCTTATCCGGTTCAAGGAAGAGCAGCCAATAACATCGAAGAAGTTAAATCCGCCTATGCTAACCCGCCAGCCAGTGTTGTGGTTCCAGTACAACAAAATGTGGACAACTCGAAGAAAGTCAGTACGACGAACAACTTCAATAGTTCACAGTTGGAGCCGTCCAACCGTACTGATACAGGGCGCATTCTCTGGGATTGGTAATCAAATTCCGTGGGCAAGGATTAGCTCACGGAGTTTTCCTTTTGTGTATTCTGTGTTTTCATCAGGAACAACTGAATTGGTTTTCTTTAATAAAAAGGACTCAGAGTTCCAATAGATGTCATCCTTGAGTATTGTATCATATAAATGGATGAACCCCACTACTTTATTCAATCCAACTAGAAACCAAATTGGATAGCGTTTAACAATAATATCTGTCAGTAAAGGTGGATGCCCATTACCATTTCCTTTGATATATTGGATAAAATTCACGCCTCTTTCTTTTATCTCAGGGATCATATATCTCTCAAAATGTTCAAGAAAATTATATGAGAAGTTGTCATACAGGCGGCGATATTCATTATAATTTTCTTGAGCCTGACGGGTGAGTAATGTTGTCACCCATGTTTTTGGTGATTTAACAAAGTTGGCGATGATATAATTTTCCACAACTTCACCCTGGGAAGATTCAAACCGACGAGCAAGTTTGGCAAATTGTTTGGCCACACCCTGTTTAGAATAGAACGTTTCAAACTTGTAATTGTTCATCGGCCCATACAGGCCATAATCAAAATCTTTGGTGGTGAAATGCAACTTGATCGCCATATATATGCAATAAACGTTAAATGCACGTTCGTATTGCATTTTCTCCCACTCAGTTATCATGGCGTTTCTCCCTGCTTTTCTGTTTCTGTAATCTGCGGCGTTCAGAACAGAACTGATTGAACTCCGTCACCAAGCCTTTCTCCTTTATAAAGAGAATGGCGTTTCGAAAAGCAATTCCAATCTTGGCATATGACGGCGGATTTTTACCAACCACGTGATCTCTCCTCTGATTTAACGAAACGTTGAAACTCTTCTGTTTTTCCTTGGCGATGAATAAACACCAACGCCAAAATAAAACGACGGAATGATTTTGGGATAAGACGATAGCCGTTGGTCCAATTATAAACGACATCAGAACAATTCATCATCTTCATCATCTGTAATTCAGAAACTCCCAATTCCCTCATAATGTTTATGAGATTAAGAGAATCATTGTCTTTCCTTGGTTTCTTATCAATAAGTTTCATAATAACACCTGGTAATGATTTCTTGGAATTATACTGCTACTGTCTTTATTGAATGGGGTTCCGAAGAACCCCAATTTTCATGCTGCTTCCAACAACACCAAAATATTTTCGATATATGCTTTCTGGATAGCATAGACTTCAGCCAGTGTATTAGCGACTTTCTTGTCTGTGCGTACTTCAACGAGACGTGGAAGGAATAGAGACTTCATGGCGTCATCGGTTTTATCCTGTACGCCATTAGAGAGCACGGCGGCAATCTTACCAATGAAGTCCTCTTGGTTTTCCCACATTCGTAGTCTCAACTCATCCGAGATCCCCGAGACACCAACGACTAATAGGCCGTCGGATGTCTTGCAGAGGAGGGAACCAAATGTCTTGGCGTGTTTCCCTTTCTTGTCGGCCTCATTGAAGCCAACGATTTCAAGGTCACATTCTACTTCCATTTTCAGCTTTAACCCTTCAGATGATGTTCCATCTTCCCAAGGCATATCTGCGGCCTTACAAATCGTGCCTTCTTCCCGACGAGCCAAAGCGTCTTTGAAGTGTTCGACCGCCTCTTCAAATGAATGAACAACACGGGTTTCTTGAACCTGAACCAGGCCGTCATCCCCTTCGAACAACTGTTGTATGATATCAAAACGGCGCTCATATGGGGTGTCCACACGCTGAGCATTGAACCAATTATCATACGGCACGACGTCCCATACCCGATAGATCACCTTGTAACGATCTTCCAGGGGTTCACCCGTTTGGATAACACTGTTGAGCTTACCATTGCCGATGGCCCGAGGCAACACTGTATTCGTTTTCAGATCAATGACGAGCAGTTCACCATGGAAGACGCTTTCACCAATCCCCGCATCGTAGATCAGGTCTTTGAAAACTAATGACAGGTTATCGACAGAACCTCCTGCAATAAGAGAACCGGAACGAGAACGAATCTCTGGGTCTCTTTCATAACGACAGATGATGTTGGCGAACATGCCATCTGACTTCAGCTGGCTGAAGACGCCACGCTTAAAGTCCATCTTCTTCAGCAAGTCAATCGTCATGTTATCATAACGGTGATATGGAAGGATATTAATCAGACGCCCTGTACCACCTACCGCATTGAATGCTGCGTTTATACCTTTCTCGGCAATTCCCGCTTTGATGTCTCTGTCGAGTATAATTTGTATCAGGGTATGGTAATCCGGATGGATGTTGGTCGCGGCCTTCGCAAGTTCTTGATCTGCCTTCATCCCACCGATCTTGCGTTCGGCCATCATATCGAGAACGTCATAAACCTGATCCCAGCTACCAACAACGCCGCGCGAAAGCATGCGAGGGAATGCGTTTAGATTGAATTGAGTGCGGTAATAAGAACGCATCGGGTCGTAGACGTATTGAAGGAAATCAACCAATTCTGGGTTGTTTCTGAACGCCTCGGTCAGCACAGCTTTCTTGGCGTTGGTGCCTTTGGTATCGCGAAGATTTTGAATTATTTCTAAAAGAGGAAGCATCGTGTGTCTCCAGGGTTATTCGTCTTGTTATTATAACCCCAGAGACTTCAATAGAATTATTCTAACTCCTTTCCTTGACAGAGGTGAAGGACTCCTTCCAACTCTTGAATTTTTCAATCAGGGATTCTTTCCCCATCTCGCCGTTGGAAACATCATGGATATAAGCAAATGCGTCATACCCATATCCTGGTAAAGCAGAACAGATTCGAAGGTGAACCAAAGATTCTCCCACAGAAACCAAATAATGATCGCGACGATCATTCAGAGCATAATGATTGTCATGGAATTTGTCGATAACAACGCAGTTCTGGGGTTCGGCGTCAATTGCCAGCCCGTTGGCTTCGCTACCACCGCGCCCAAGGGCGCATCCTGGGAATAATGTTTCTACGAGTGTGGTCATATTACTTCCTCATCATATTCAATAAATTAATTTTGCCCTTTGCTTCTGGGGCATACCAAACGTTCTGAGAGTGCCTCTTACAGCACGGACAATCCTTGGTGGCAATTACACAGGGAGCCTTGTCCACGGCATATCCAGCGTCTTCGGCTTCCTTGACGGTGTTAAATGGCAAGTATGCACTTGTGCCTTGCCCTCCGCATGAACATTCCATCAGCGTTTCCTCTTAAAGGGGATGATCAGGGCTATGATTAACAGCATAGCTGTGATCACTCCGCATGCGATAAGACCGAATGCAAATGCTTTCAAAACAAATTGTAAAAGAATCATAATTTCCTCAGTTTTGCCCTTGTTACCTGATCGCGTCCTATTGCGAATCATTCTAAAACTCAGTTCCAGTTTCCCGCCGTTTCTTGCCAGTAATCTATGGCAAACAAAATGCTCTCTCCTGGTCAAGTTTACAAGATTGGACTCATCGTTTGTCCCACCGACACACCGAGGAATTATGTGGTGTGTTTCCAGACCAACGGCCTTGGGTCTGCCTTTAGCATTAGCGATGATTAAATTGTAAATTTTATTGTGATCCATAAGAAACCCCCTTTCGGGGGTCCTCGTATTAAGGTTTTGAAGGAACGTCATTCGGAAACAGCGAAGAATACAAATCTTGATATTTTTCACTGGTCTCGATAGTTTTAGAAAAAGTTCCTGCCGCGCGGTCAGTAACGACTTTGCGCAGATCAACGGCTTTGATGCCTGTTTCTTTTGCCAATTCAGCCAGGGCTTCGGTAACAAAGGTCTGTTCAGACTTGATACGGATCTGGGCGGCGCGACAATTTTCTAAAGTCTGCATCATCTTTTGACGCAGTTTTGGATCAGAAGGGAGTTGATAAAAACCAATTTGTTCAACTGACATAATATATCCTCATTAATGACGAGAACCGAGTGGACCGATACTGGTTCCCAAACGGCGCAGGAAGAAATAAACGATACTGTGAAAACCAAACTTAGGAATAATATCAACGCCTTCAACATTGTAATATTCCTGAGTGTTGGTCTGTACTGGCAATGGAAAAGACGGAAGATCAAGCTGAACCAATTCACCTGGTTCGCAATGTATCTTGACATTCTTACCCCAATGCCGACGATTCTTATAAAATTCTAGAGTCTGCTCTGTAGTGAGTTTGAGACTGGTTTCTCCAGACTGGCACACCTGTTGTGCCGCCCGAATCAGGTCAGCTATAAATGCAACATCCGACATGATGTGCTCCTGGGTTAATATTCAGATCATAGAGATTATACCCTATGACCACCATTATTGAAGTTAACCGAAATTCCAACTATTGACGGTCTCGGCTTTTTTAACATCATTTGAGTCCCCCGTTTTATTCAAGTCATGCTTGATATGCACGTTCTCAACATAACGGGCTTCTTCATCAGTCAGGTCTCGTTTGACTTCATTCCAGTCCAAGTCGAACAAGATCTGTTTATCTTGGTCCATACCAAACAAGAATGATTTGAGTTTCTGCTTGTTGGCATAACGATTTTTCAAGATTGATGCTCTGGCTTTCTTAACAGCCGCCAGTTCATCAGGGGCATAGAACGCCATGATGAAGTCTGCAACCTTCGGAATACCGATAGCATCTGCCAGGTCACTGATATCACCATCAGTTGCTGATTGCTTTTCACGGTTAAACTGCATACCTGTCCATACAGGGCAATCAAATTCAAATCCAAGCGCACGGAATTCTCGCGCCACGGATGTATAATACACGTTGGTGTTTTGCATCAAGTGAGCGGGAAGGCGAGAAGATGCAGATTCCCCCAAGTAGTCAATAATGATGACATCGGGTGTAATTCCTGTTGCAGTCGCATAATCAAGAATATCACGACGATACAAACCTGTATGCCCCGCGCCCGAAGGATATTCCTTGATAACAATATCACCCTTCATGGAACCGTCTTGACGGGTTCTCAGTTTTTGTATGGTGGCAATATACTCGTGCCGTGAGAGCTTCTCTAAGGACTCGAAGTCCCTGCGCATCATACGGGCATCAAGGCGGTGTCGCCAGACGTTCTCGGCCACTTCGAGGGTAAATACGAACACATTCAACCCCTGCTCGGCATAACCAGCAGCCAAATCAATCAGAGTTGTTGTCTTACCTGCGTTGATTGCGCCTGTAACGATGTTCAATGTCTTCTTGCCAACACCACCACGAGTTGCTTTGTTGAATATCTCTACGGCGAAAGGGATCTTCGCTTCATTAGAGTTCATGTGGTCGTATTGTTGCTCAGCCATTTCCCAATAGATGTGACCGAGATATGAATCAAACTGAATCGCCAGGGCTTCTTGCAACAAAGTAGGGATGTTGTTCATCTCATCTTTGCGTTTCTCATCGCCGTATATGTTAACGGCTTGTCTAATTGCGTTATGAACAGCTTTCTGACGCGCCCAACTTTCTGTTTCTTTTACTAACCAGTCCTGATGAAAAGTATTGTCATTAATATTTTCAAGAGCAGAAATGGCCTGATCAAATACGTGTTCGTTGAGCGAAGTCTTTTCCAGCATAATAGACAGCGCTTCAACCGAAGGACGAGCATTATATTCGCAAGTGTAATGGTCTATAAGACCAAATATAATCTTCTCGCCTTCGTTATCGAAATAATCGGCTTTCAAATACGGCTGGATCTTTCTTTGATATTCTTCGTTATAGATTAATTGGGAAAGCACGACAGATTCGAGTAACATTGGTAACTTACCCCACCAAAATTTTGTTGTAATCCTGAGCATTTTGCTGTATCAGATCAACTAAGATATCCCCAGACACCACAGTGAACAAGTCATTTTCTTTCAAATTAACAAATAACAAACGCCATGGTTTCTTCAATATATCTGTTGTAAAGGATAACCGAGGCTCTCCATTGTCTAGATGGACACCCACTTTTCCTATACGAAATTGAACACCGCGGAACTTGCCGTCCGTTATTTCGATAATAGCTAACTGATCAGAACCAGGGTCGATGATTTTGTAATTAACGGGGGAGTCTCCTCCCCCTGCAATATTACTCGGTTGTTTTGATGACATTATCGAGGCGCTCCAGCATATCTGCAGGCATAACCGAACTCTGAGAGATACCGAACATGTTGTTCACATCGTCAACAAAGTCTGGGTTTTCCAGCAACGGATACCAGAAGTCATCCCCCAGCTCTGCCTTACGATATTTCTTTTCTTTTTCTGGATCAAACCCGCCTTTGGCAGTACGTTGATACCAAGAACCACTCACCAAATCCACATACCCCAGCATGCGCGCAATTTCTAACATACCGGACCAACGGTCAATACCGCCTTCATACAACACAGTGACAGGGAACTTGGATTTTTCACGGACAAAGCGACCTTTCATGATGTTGACTGTAAACTGCCATCCCAAAAGGTCTTTGTCTTCTTTTACTTGAGAACGCGTGATGAACCACAATTGGTTAGAAGACAGGAACCCCTGTTTACCGCCTTTGATGTTCGGCTCGGCGTATTGGTTCCCGATTTCATCATAGTACGAGTTGATCCATACCAAAACGAATTTCTTTTCAGTGACCAACGGAGTGATAACACGCCAAAAACTATTGAGAGCGCGAGCGCGGGTCATATCTTGTGTGTCTTTGCCCGCGATGGCATCATCAACTTCTTTGGTAGACGGCAACTGGCTGATTGAGTCAATGAATACGATGATCTTGTCACCTTTCTGAGCATCATTCAGAAGCTGTGTCAGCTTGATCTTCGTCTTTTCAACGTTTTCAATCGGCAGATACAAGACACGGTCCATGTCAATACCCATAGATGTCCAGTAGTTTTCATTCGCACCGCCTTCTGAATCCGCGAAAATACAAATTGCGTCAGGAAACTTATCCATGTAAGCCTTAACATCCACCAACCCAAACATGGTTTTGAATGTACGAGAATCCCCCACCAACTGTTTGATGCCTGATATCAGACCACCATCAATACGACCGGACCAGGCCAAATTCAGAATAGGAATACCCGTACTGCAAATAATGTCAGGCTTCAGCGCATCGGTCTTTGACAGCACTTCGGCATTCGGGTCCAGTTTCTTTGCTGTCTTGAGCATGCGAGCCATCAATGAATCGGCCATTTCGTTTCCTCTTGCTTGTTGATCGTAATTAATAAATCGGTGCCCAAGACTTTCTTGGACAATATATTGATTGCTTCGTGAATCGCCATTATTGACGGGAGTTTTTCATCGTTAATTTCGGAACCCCCGCGTTCTGTTAAATACATATTACGCAGACGATTGTGCTGTGCCCTGTTGACACAAGAAACATTCAATGCGATATTCAGGATATACATCATTTGTTCAGTTGTAACATCCTTTGGAATAGCATGAACATAATATATCGCATCTTCAAAATAGATATGCTGCAATGACTCTGGAATTTCTTCCCCGCCAAAAGCAAAATTTTCAATGCGTTTAAAAAGTGTTTCCGGCTCTGGAGTTGTAATATGTTGCGTTACAGTAGCCGCACCATCTGGTTCTTTGTTGAATTTGGTCGCGATAACGACATGTCTGCCAGGTTTAATAAACTCAGCAAAGTTCTCTGCCATGTGCGGGGCATGTTCCGCATAATATGATACGACGACTGTAAACATTAGAACTCCAGAGTCAGAGGGGTTTCGGCAGACTTGTCATAGTTCGCACCGCCAGCAGCACGTAGACGATTGCGATCGTTCTTGCGCTTGTGGGCCAGCATATAGGTTTCGGTGTCCAGATCCAAATAACCACAAGCCTTTGATAAAAACCGCACAAAACGGATAACATCTGGTTGTTCCATAAATGACGTAAAACATTCTGTGACCGATTCCAGATTGGCCGATTTGTCTATCACTCGTCCGTCCTTGAAGAAAATGTCAATCTGCATTTCAACTGGGAAAGCAGAACCAAATCCAGATAAAATGGAAGACAACATAAAATGTACCACGTCCACCAATTCGTAGACAGCTGCTTCTCGGTCATATTGTATCCCACCGCCATAGATTTTCCAGTCCTGGGTTGTTTCGTCAAGGAACTCTGCCCACTCACGATAGATGGAGTTCATCACCGCCACATGAGTCCAATGTTTACGCCACTCTTCCCCAAAATAGGCCACGTTGGTGGCCTTTTGAAGTTCGAGCAGACTTTTGATATGCTCTGCTGTAATCATTTCCGATCCCTATAAAATTTGACGAACGGTTGCCAACCTTCAAACGGATTGACAAATTCATAATCAACTTCCATCTTATCAATGAAAGCCTCAATGTCATCCTCTATGATACCACCGCGATCCGCCTTTGAAATGCGGGTGATGGGACATTTAGTGCTCAGCGCCCATTCATATTCCTGGGGGGTGCGCAGGTCGCTCACGATATAATGGACGTGAGGGTTCTGCTCTACCAGAGGAAGCTGGAAGCGCTTGAAGAACGCCAGGAACAGATCAGGCTGTACGTAACGCAAGCCCGTATCGCTGCCGAGATGAAGCCAGATCTGCCGTGGAGTTAAGCCCTTGGGGTTATCGGGGTGTATGAATGAAACGTCCTTCACAGCATCCTCCACCTCCGCTGGTAGCCATGGGTAGATGAAATTGGCGACACGTCGCAACTCGTCTGAGAATGAAAGACGACGGATTTCTTTGTAACCCTGAATTTCATGGAAACTTATCAGAGATTCAAGGCAGAAGTCTTTACCGGAGCGCTTGCGCCCCGTGAAGAATTCCAGATTAGGATACATCATTTGTCACCACCCAAAGAACGAGGATTCATATATTTGCGATCAACAGGAGAATGACGGAGAGCATTCAGTAACCCATCATCAGCAATATACATATGATTGATAAGAACACCGTTCAAACGACACCACAAACAATACGCCATTTGCATCAACAACCCTCTGTCCGCGCCATAGCGTTCCAACATCCCCACTACAGAAGACCAGGATAATCCACTTTCACACGCTTCCAACACGTCACGGAACATATACAGGATTCCGTTCTGCTCTTCAACAATTTCATTATTGAAAATAATCTTGTCTTTGAACATTCCTTCTTCCACCACGACGGTATCCACCGTGATTTTACTCAGCTGTTTTTGGCTTACTTCATTGTTGTAATAATGAAGATTGTTGGAGAACAACTTGTACTGGCCGACGTTCACGCCCAAAACATTAGCGATCACTTCCTGAATAATAGAGAATTCAATGAAGTTAATCGAAGACATTCCCCAAAGAACATCCTGGCTACGGTTGATGACAGTCATGTTCAGACAGCGGTTTGTAATAGAGAACAAAAGAGCCAGATTACAGATCATGTCCTTGGTCTTGGCTTCGCCTGTTTCATTATGCGCGGCCAAACTTTCATCTGAGTCCAGAGCTGGATCATAGATGGTGAGATATGCCTGACGGGTGTTGGGGTTATTGCGCAAACGGTTGATGACACTATCCAGCTGGCCATAGTTGTACAGACGTGGTCCGTAAGCACCACGCCACGTTACGCCATCATCCGAGAAGTTGACCGCACGAGGGAGGACTCGGGAAAGGAAACGGATGTCATTGCGGCCTGACAGAACCCAGAATGTTTCACCAATCGCAGCAAGCGCAGATGAATTACGACCTTCAACAGATAACCAACGATCGCGAGGGTCAGACACCGTAATCGTCACGCCATCAATAAAACGAGTGCCGTCAGTGTTAATCTCTGCGTTGCCAGGATCTGACTCAATCCCGTGTTCACGGATAGCCAGCACAGCCTTCTTCAGCATATCATTATTGTTTAAAGCAAAAATCTCCATCAATCAATACTCCCAAAATCACGATTGAGAAACGCAAAAACAGCCTGCTCTACAGTCAGGCCATCGGACTTCATCATACCTGCGGGAACGGTAGGGAACAAGCCTTTATGCCGTTGACGGTGATCATGAACTCTCTCCCACTTCTCGACCACCAGACTTTCATTGAAGTCTGCGCCACCGTTACGCGATTTAACACGGGCAATACAGGTTTCAAGAGGGGTATCCATAAAGAGGACGACCAATTCACGTGGTGGGCGTGTCAGGCGGGGAATCCAAGAACTCAATAATGTAGACGGAATGATGCCTTCAAAAATCACATCATATTTCAGGTATTCTGGTTGGTCAGCAATAGACAACGCGAACAACATCTGCTCAGTATCCTTCAGAGAATCAACCCCTTTGGACTTAGACTTGTCATATTTACCGACACAGACAATATTGTAAGATGGACAAACCGTGAGCATGATCTTACTGTTATGGGTTACGACATACGCCTGAGGATCATTCTCCGCCAAATAAGAAGGCACAGTAGACTTACCACTACCATTGGAGCCTTTAATGTAATACAACTCTCCTCGTGCCGAATATTCCCCTTCTACAGCAGGTGGTTTGACAAACAAATGCACAGGGCGCTTCAACAGCCCTTTGAGCGAATAAGACATGACGTGCTCCAATAAACAAAAGGAGCTGCTATTATAGCAGCCCCTTCATCTATTGAATGCTTCTGAGTTAAATTACGCAGCAGCTTTCGCTTCGGCCAACGCCTGTGGCAACCATTCATTGATTGCTTTCACCAGAGATTCGGCATCAGTTTCTTTGATTTTCTGGCGTTTGGTGAATGATTTACCATTCACATACAGACTGAACCCCCAGCCGCCGGAAACGATCGGCGCCAGATCAACATAAGTATTGGTGCGGGCGTGTGGATTGGCTTCATCTGCCAGTTCGGTAACAGGGAACTGGAACCAGCGCATATCCGGATTCACATAGCTCAAATAAACCCCAGGCACAACCCCCGATTCAACCGCAGCCAGGATAGGACCATAATTGGATGCGCGAGCCGCTTCAACCATTTCTTCACGCTTGTTATGACGACGCTTGCGTTCTTCGGTAGAAGATGCAGGGCGCATTTCAGAAGATTTCTTGGCCAGAACCGCCTTCGCGTTCGCTAAAGCCTGATCATCCTTCGGATTTTCAACGTCGGCGATTGCTTCAGCAACGGTTGTGCCCAGCATACGACGGCGAACTTCTTCAGCACGGGCTTGCGCTTCTTCGTCAAGAACTTCTTCGCCTTCAACTACCAGGGAAATGGAACCGTCTTTGTTGACTTCAAGAGAACCGTCTTCGACGGTCTGGGAATTTTGATCACCGACAGGTTGCCCAACCGTTTCTTCGGCGTCAATCACCGGATTTGATTCACCGTCGCCCTGTTTAACCCCCGCATCTTCGGTCGGTTTAACTTTTTCGGCTTCAGCGCGGTCAAGAGCTTCGAGAGTCTCTTCTTTCTCTTCCTGGCTCAGACCTTCAATGAGTTCAAAGCCGTTGGCTGACTGGAGGACGCCTTCCATCATACGGCGTAACGTGACGTTGCCGATGATAAGGTCTGCACCTTTGATTTCTGCTTGAAGATCAGCAGCGGTTTTACCATCAATTTCAAATTTCAGGCCGGACTCGATATGAAGAATATAGGACATAATAAAAACCCTTTTGTGTAGTAACCTTCTTTGGCAGTTTAATGTTCAACTGTGCGTCTGGAACATTAATATACTGCCTTTTTAGAAGATGTAAACCACTTTTTATTGAAAAGTTGGTTAACACTTCTGTGTTAGACAACGGAACGCTGTATCAGCGCGGACTGGAGTGAATATTAACTTTGTATATCAATATTGAAAACTGTTTCAGGTGGCCACATGGCAGACAACTCGATCTGTGTGAATTTGGGTTGAACATACTGGTCCAAAACTTCGTCCCAGAGAGCATGTTCTATGTTGGCAATCAACAATTCGTCGTCCACTATTTCGACGGAATGAACCACTATCCGGTGGTCATAAGTCAAAGCATCGCTCACATGATCATTTTCTGCTCTCAGGTGCTGCATTATGAAATATTCGATTACAGATTCCAGTACCGTGTTCAGACGAACATATTTCTTCATACAGCCCCCTGCTTGTGCTACAGATAGAAATTAGGGATTTCGCCGGATTCACAACCAAACCCGTTAAAATTCTGCTCAACGTGTAAGCGAATTTTATTCACCACTACCTGACGATGCTCTTCTTCCATACAACGTTCAATCAAAGAATACGCTGTATATGACAGACTGTTGAACAATCTGGAAATAACAAGGCAATTCTCTTCATTGTAAACGACTTCAGTATGGATTGCGAAAGCGTGGTCTTCGTCGGTAAGAATTTCACAGCCTTTGACCACAAATGGTTTTTCAAAGAAATCACGAGCTGAATCAGTACCAGATTCCGGCATTAAACGGAAATCACCTTCTTCGCCGAAAACTGCTTTCAGATTTTCTTTACTGAATTCCGCTTCCATCTGTATACGTTTGTCGGCAAGATATTTCGCCGCAAAGTAGAATTTACCCACTGCATCATTAGCAGCGCGGCGGTTCGTAGCGGCTTGGGTATAACCAGAAACGAAATCTTCAATGAATTCCAATGCTTCTGGTTTGCCAAAACGAATTTCGTCACCCAGATCCAAGCTGGCTTCGGAATCAAGTTCAATACCCATAACCCTAAGAAGATCCGTTTCATTCAGCCTGTGTTGATTGAACAATTGTTCCTTGGAATATCCCAACTGGCTACCGAGTTCATATCCGGTTTTACCACCCGAATCTTTATGAGTGCGATCATAGCGAACGCAATTAGAACTGAATTCAATACCAAAAATACGGTGTAGCTGTGACATATCATAACCTCATGTTTATAGAAAGCCGTTCGCGAATTATCACGTAGAACGGCTTTTAGAACTAACCATTTTTGTGTTTACGACGTGCGTCCTTCCAAACAGACATCTGACTCTGTTTCTGGAATCGAGCAGTGCGCATAAACAAAACGACCTCCCAATATTGCGGTTCAATTTCATAAAGTTGTGAACGAAATTGATCAGCGCGGTACAGTTTCACACAATGGTTGTACAGAGGGTGATTGGCGAATCGTTTCAGGGCATCCCAAGTAAGTCTCAAACGAGTTTTAGAACGGTACGCTCTTTCGTTCCTCAACTTGATAAGATCTTCAAACACTAATAATCTGAGCTTTGGTGGTAAATAATGAAGGTTGAGACCATAAAGATAGGTCACACCACGTTCACCGAATTTCACCCCGTCCCCCTTCACAAAATTGAAGAAGAACACCAGAGGATACATATCCCAATACGGGAGTTCATCTTTAGTCAGCGCATCATATTTGAAATAATACATGCGGCCAACAATATAACGCACACCCTGAACAGGACGTTTATTTTCAGCGAATGCTTTCATCATGTGATTCGGAGATAAGTTAGCATCTTTCGATACGCGCTCCATAAACCACACATGAGAACGACGGATATTACGTTTCGCTTCTGGTCCAAAATGTTGACGATATTTGCGGATGTAACGCTTGACCAGTTCTGGGGCGTCCATCTCGGCGGGAAGCAACAACGGGTCTTCTTCACCCATAGCGTTCTTAGCCATTTGTCAACTCCTTATAAATATCAACAGATATATTATTTAAATGGAGTCCTCATCGTGGAAGACTATCGCAATTTTCTAACGCAACTGCTTCAACGGGGTATTTCCCGCAAGAACAGATTTCGTGTTACAATTCCGTTGCCGCCTGGAATATTTGATTCCAATGCGACACTAGCAAATGATGGGAACGCATATCCTTCATCTTCATCATTTGGGGATCTGTTCAAACAAAGCGCCCGTATTGTAAACGCTTTCTTTGGAGGGACAAACCAGACGTCTCGTTCCCTGCAAATGATGTGTATGGTCGCATCTTTACCTGGTACAGGGATTGACACTACTCCCATGACCAACAACGGCAACCACATTAAAATGCCGAACAACAAGACGAACATTGATCTGGAGTTGTCGTTCCTCCTCGCCAACGATTATTATGAAAAGTCGGTCATGGACAAATGGAAGAATCTGATATTCGACCCATACACAACCAAGATGGGTTATTATGAAGATTTCGTGACCGATATTTGTATAGAACAAATGGATACAGAAGATCAGGTTGTTCATCGCGTTTATGTGACTGAGGCTCACCCCATCAACTTCAGTTCTATAGATCTGGATAAAAGCGCCGCCGATCAATTTAATCAGTACAACATTTCCTTTTCTTATAACAAAGTATTATCGGAGACTGAATATGAAACGCGCAGCCTCGCCAGCGATTTTCTTCCTTTGGGTATTACTGATGCTCTTGCTTCCGGAGACTGGGAAACCGCTGCGTCAAAAGCCGGACAGCTGTATAAAAAGATCAAAGAAGGAAACTTCACAGGTGAAGCCCTGCTGGCTTATAAGCAACTCGATCAGCTTGTAAACAATCTGGCTGGTATCAGCCTGGCTGATTTCGAAAGGATCTCTATCGGCATCCAGAGGGATATCTTAGGCAATGATAACCTGACGGCGTCTGAGAAGAGTAGTTTACTCGGATTGTTACAGGATGTTGTCAAAAACTAAAAAGCCCCCGAAGGGGCTTTAGCGAAATTAGTCTTGCTTCAGGAACTGCTCGAACTCATCAATGGAAGCCGTCTGTTTCGCATCGGCACCACCATTATTGGCTGGAACAGATTGCTGTGCATTAGAAGGCTGAGATTGTTGTTGGTTCAGACTTTCCTGCGCTGTTGGGCGCTGGGGTTCCTGAGACTGGGTAGGCGCATGTGCCATAGTAGAAGCACCACCTTCAACCAGAGGCTGATTATCAGGGATGGCCAGAACTTTGCGCAAACGTTTTTCCAGATCTTCATACGATTTGAAGTTGGCCGGATTAAAGAACTCAAACAAGCTGTGCTCTTTTTCCCAGATCTCTTCAATGTATTCGTCGGTTCCCAGCGGTGCCGGACTATCCCACTTCACGTTGGTGAAGTTGGCAACCAGGCCTTTCCAGTTTCCGAACTCTTTCTCTTCGCCGTACAGATTCAGAATCAGATTCGCACCTTCCCACATATCGAACGGGTCGAATTTCGGGTCGGTTGAGAACTTAGGATTCTGAGCCGAATCCAGGATTTTCTTGACGGCATTACCGAACTCAAGCAAGAAGACCTTGCCGTTGTTTTCCGGATTGTTACCATCTTTGATCACCAGGATGTTGGCGTAGTATTTGGTGTCCGGCAGACGTTTTTTCAGGACTGTCTTCAGTTTTTCATCGTTCGTTTCTTTCTGTTGTGCCCACAGAGGACGATCGTGGTCACGAACAGGATCATCGTTACCGAAAGTCTGAGGAGAGTTTTCGATATACCAACCACCAGCACCCTGGAATGCGTGTTTCATGATCATGGCACACGGAGTTAACACAGCATCTTCAGGGATGGTGCCTTCTTCTTGAGCCTTCATGTCCACCAAAGGGATCGGCAGGAAACGAATGATGTTTTCAGAAGTACCCTTGTCATTCCAGGTCCACTTCCAGATGCGTGGGTCACGACCGCCACCAACACGCTGGCCTTGCTGAGCGAGTCGCTGTTGCATAGCTTCGGCTTGTTGGCCACGAGATTGTTTAAGACGATCAAATAAATTACCCATTTTAATATTCCTCTATAATCCGCCCCTTCGGGCTATTCTGTAAATGTATTTGTCAATTATTCCGACGGTGTAATTATACTGCGTTTTGCTATTGAGTTAACCCGCAATCATTTGTTTTGCTGGGTCTATTTCAATAATGTCGTACACATCCGAGAAGGTTTTGTGTCCTTCCAAGAATGTATGGTATTCGATGACATAGGATTTACCTTCCGGCGTCGTGTAACGTACACGATCCATATCATCAGCATGTTCATTGAGGCTACCGTGACGCCAGCGGATAGAACCTGGCAGATACTCTTGCGCCTTCAACATTTTATAGATTTGCTCTTTGCTCATGTTACAACCTTAAATGAGTTTTTTAGATTTCAATTCACCCTTCAACAACCGAGCATCAGAACATTCAGCTGTTAGCCTTGACAGAAGAGGAGGCGTGATCAATTTTTTGACCTTTGCTTCTTCGATGTCATACTCTTCACAAACACTGGCCATCGTTTCAAGGATTGATTCCTTGCGTTGGCTTGCTCTCATCAACACCAATTCGGAAAAAGAATCTGGTGTGAGCACTTGTGCTATTTGTTGATCAGACATCGATTGTATTCCCCTTCCCTGATTGCTTCTTAATATGACGCAAAACGTCTTTGAAGCCATCAGGCGCGGACTGAGGACCACGAACACCAGATACGATCTTTGGTGCTCCAATAATCATTTTTATTTCACCGCCACATTCAGAACATGGCTCTAATTCAGGTGTATGACGTTCAGCACAAGATTTTCGAGCACTAAACGAATTTCCACAACCTGTACAGGCATAATCATAAAACGGCATGAATCGCCTCCAATACGTGTCGTAGAAATATAATAACTGCTCCCACCAGCGTAGAAAACAGGACAATCCTGATTGCTTTGTCACGCAGCAAAACATATTCGGCCAACATATCAGATTGATTTGCAGCTCTTACATTGACGTCACTATGTGGCGAAACCGCATAGAAAGATACCATGGCGCTTAATGAATGAAGGAATGTCAAGAATCCCTTAATCCAAACAAACGCCGTCATCAACAGCAAGGCGAAAAGCAGTATATCTGCCAGCAGCCAGTAGTTAATCATTTCTTACACCTCTATTGAAATCAGGATAATTTTCTATGAAGTAAGGACCAGAAACCATATTTGCAAACGAATCCACGAGGTCATCGATTGGCTTTGGATCCTTTACGTCCAACATGTCCATTATACCGCGCATCTTAACGTTGAACAGCTTCTCAAAGTGATCTATCATGACCAATTTGTCGGCATTTCCTTTACCACAAAAATGTTTCTTAACAAAAGACGGGGTAACAATCTGAAATTCCATATTGTTCCGGCGCATCGCTTGTTTCAATAGAGATGTGTTCTCGGCGGTTTGGCATATGTTATTGGAGTTTTTTGAATTCCCCATAGCATAGCCTTCTAGGGTGATGAAATCCGGCTTCTCCGTAAGAAGTACGGCTTCAGCCCATTTGGAAATGTTATAAAACCGTTCTTCGGGGGATTCATATTTGGGTTGACGTAAAATAAGAATATTGTGTCGCACTTGACGACAGTGCTTCTCAACGGTATGGTGTGCATAGAAATGAAGATGATCAAAATCCAGAGGATCTTTGTCGTCCCAGAAGCACATGGCTGGACAGCCGTAAGAATAGTCGATTCCGCAAAATTTCATAAAAATACCCATAACGAAGTTTCATTGTGTTATGGGTATTTAGACCGGATTATCTGGTGACGATTTTGCTTTCCGGTAAAATCAGGCGAGGTTTGGAGTCCATTTCTTCTTGCATCTGACGTATCTGTTGCAGTAATGCAGAAGTGTCCACATGACGTTTGATCCCTCGCGCCTCATCACCATATGACACATGGCCGTTGGCGTCCACATAATGCGCGGTGCAAACCATCAAAACATAACCCAACCCACCAACGGCAACCGTTAAATCAACCACTTCGGAAGCCAAAGACTCACCATCAACACTAAGGTTCGGCGAATAATGAATTTTCCCTTCCGACATGAATTCACTATTCAGCATAATCATGCCAGCGATCGTTTGTACAACGGGGTTCCCCTGATCATCAGCAACGAAACCGTCGAATGCGCCTTCAAACCCTGGCGCAATTTCTCCCTTTTCATTTGTGATAACAGCGCGGAGGCGTTGAAGGATAACTTTTTGTACCTGCTGAATATCAGCGCGTTCTACGTTTGGCATTATTGTTCTCCAGTTCATAATCCCGTTCTTTAACATATTCATAAAGACGGGAAGTAATTCGGTCGGCATTGCCTGTAGTATTCTTCACAACCCAACCGCTCGTAAGGACATCCATTTTATATCCACAATCATTATCTTGAAAATAACTTTTAATTGTTTCAAGGCGACGACGTTTATGAAAATACGGTATTAATTCACCGATGATGATACAATCCGGATAGTGTTTGTCCAGGGTGTTAATATCTCGTTGCACCCAAACCGGAATAACATCATCCTCTTCAATTGGGCTGTACGTTGGATCAATGATAATCACATTGAATCCATAATTCAATAAATCTTTAACTCCCAGCCACCCGAATTTCATATCGGACACGGTCATGGCGACATTCTTTATCCCCAATTTATTTGCAAAATCTGTGAGTAATACAAAAAAGTCCGTGTTTGCATCCGGATAATTAATTGCGAGTTGCTCCCCCACTTTACTGAAACAGAACGCGTGCATTTTCAGTCCTCGTTATAAATACAATTACAATATACCGTGGAGATACATTATGAATTTACCATCATTGCCCAAAACTGAGAGAACACATAAAAGTGATTTCTGGCCGACTGTGATCAAATACCGCGCCTTTACAGCAGGGCAACAGACCATGTTACTTCAGGTTGCTGATCCGAACACTCCTATGAGTGAGCGTGTAGCGACACTGGAGCAACTGTTTGATAGTTGTGTTGACGCTGGGGTTCCCTTTAGTAAACTGCCAATCGGTGTTACTGAAGAAGTATTTTTAAAGATGCGCTGTATATCTATCGGCGAGGTCATGAAGATACGTTACAAATGTAACAATAAAGTTCAAGCCGACATAAATGAAGGTGAAGAACCAGTTTCTGGTGTTAAAGATTGTGGTCAAGAGCTTGTGTTACCGATCCCGCTCAATCAGGTAAAATGCGTGTCCCCAGAAGGCTTCAGGGAGACGTTTGATCTACCAGGTGGTTATCATATAAAGATGCGCCAGCCGTCCTTCTCGGATGCCTCAGTGCTTAATGAAGCATCCTCTGTTGAACAAATGATTGCCACCTTTATCGATTGTCTGTATGACGACGATGGTCAGGTTTGGAAGGTGGAAAATCCGGCTGAACCTGGTATCGATCCAGAAGTTGCTAAAGAACGCCAACGCATTAAGGATGAATTTGTCAAATGGGTCGGGGACAATATTGAATCTGAGATTGTTCAGGACATTTCGAATGATTTCTTTAAAAAGATTCCGCGTATTCGTTACGCGACAAAAATTAAATGCCCTTCGTGTGGGAAAGAACACGAAGTCAAATTTAACAGTGTCACCGAGATTTTCATTTAATTTTTGAAATTGATTTACTCTCCTATTTTGTGATGTGTGACGAATTAAAGGCACACGGCTATAGCATATTTGAAATCAGTGAATCGATGCCGTGGCATCTTGATTTGCTTACCGAGACACTGAAAATTAGATTGTCTAAGAAATCTTCTAACCCCACGTAATGTGGGGTTTTCTTTGCTTACCTGTTTTATAGGTTAAGACAGGAACGTTTAACCTTAAATTGCTATAACACCGTTGTTGCTGAAGTAAGTGTTGTGTAATTGGGGTTTGAATTTGTTTTGAAGCAAAAATAATCCTTTTCTACGCATGTTCTGAGGTGTACAGTATTTTCCTCGCCTTTATGCCTCCATGGCATTGGAATGGGACTGCCTGTCAAGGCGGTGTTACGAGCTTCAGCGAGTAGGAACGAAAAGAATAAAGGTTGAACGGAAGCAGAGCTTCCTATAATATATTATTCGACAGATTTCAAATCCCCGCCATAAATATCACATGATTCTAATTGACTAATGGGTTTCAATATGTTAGACAACTTGCGTTGGTTTTACGGGCGCGTTGAAGACGTGAATGATCCCGATCAAAACGGGCGCGTCGCAGTACGCATCTATGGGGTACACACGGAGGATACCACTCTCCTGCCTACAGAATTATTGCCTTGGGGTAAAATGCTTATGCCAGCATCTAACGCCTCCTCGGCAGGTTTAGGCTGGTCTCCGACGGGTATCACTGTCGGCTCTGACGTCATGGGGTTTGCTTTGGATGAAGCATATCAGAACATCCGTATTGCATGGGTATGGCCAGCAGCAACACCAACAGATGGGTCAGATACAAACCCATTGGCGCTGGGTCAGGTCGTTCAATCTATAGAAAGGCAGAAGTATAATGCCGTCGAGAATGTTCCTGTTAAGATTGAGGATGAACCGCAACCGGATCCACAACCACCAGTAGACGGATATGATCCTGAGAAGTGGATGACCGTGGCTCGTGGGGAATTGGGTGTCAAAGAATATTCTGGTAAGTTCAATAACAACCCAAGGATATTGGAATATCATAAGACAACTTCCCTGGGGGCTTCAGAAGATGAAGTTAGTTGGTGTGCGTCGTTTGTTGGATGGGTTCTGATACAGGCCGGATATACATCAACACGTTCTGCTTTGGCTCGCTCATATTTACAATGGGGATCTCCTCTGTCAGAACCACGTTACGGCGCTGTTGTAGTGTTCCGGCGCGGGAACAACCCGACATTTGGTCACATTGCATTCGTTCAGAAATTTGACGCCAACTACGTTTGGTGTATCGGGGGAAACCAATCCGATTCTGTGAAGGTGAGCCGTTTTAGCCGCTCATCCGTGTTGGGTTATCGTTGGCCAGGTCCAGCAACTACAGCTTCAGCAGCTCCGGCACAACAAAACGGTAAATGGTCTGAACCTATTCCAGATCGTACCCCGAAAGTCCAAGAAACACCGCCTCCTTCTGGTCGTGTTCAGGATATTGACAACACAGGAGAGGTATCGGTTCCTTCGGCTGGGGGGTCTCGTTATCCATACAACAATGTTATGGCTTCTCGCGCTGGGCATATTATGGAGGTCGATGACACTCCAGGCGGGGAACGTTTGCATTGGATGCACTCTTCTGGTTCTTACAAGCAAATGCTTCCTGACGGTGATGTTGTTAATAAATCAGTCAAAGATCATTATGACCTGACGATGTTCGACAAACGTTATTATGTGGGGCGTGATCATAACCTGACAATTGGTGGGACTGAAGTACAGCGCAAGACAGGAGAAGTTTATCACTTACACTCTTCTAACTATTCCAATGTGGTCGCTGGAACAGCGTTGATGAAATTTTCCCAATTGGCTGAGATACAGGCACAGAACGTGTTGCGTCTCATCTGTGAAATGTTTGAAGTGTCTAACACTTTGAAGGTTCCTAAGATACTGGCAACTGAAATAATTTGTGATAAATTATCGGTTGCACAGACTATTGAAGGCAACATCAAATATGCTGAAGGCGCTGGCCGCGCCGCCTCACGTGCGGGGGCAACTCCTGTAACAACTACAGGCCCAGGTCCAATTGATATAAAACCGGAGTTAGAGGATAACGGCGGCAATTTTGGTGGTAAAGGCGCATGATTACACTGGTGAGGGCAGATAATGCCCTCTCGTGCTGGAGAGGCAATATCCAAAGGGGTTTAACATGAAAGAGTACAAGGACATTGACCTGAAGTTTGGCATGCATCCGGTCACCAAAGATGTCACTAAGAAAACAGGCATTTATGCTGTACTACAATCTGTGCGTAATATAGTGATGTCGACGGTAGGTGATTGGCCGACATATCCGAGTATTGGGGCGGGGTTGTATACCATGCTGGGAGAAAATACAAATCCCACGATACAGGTCGACGTGAAGAACAAAGTTGAAGATGCCATTGCTCTTTTTGAGCCAAGAGCTGAATTGCAATCTGTTGATGTATCATTGTCGGACGATTATCATTCTCTGGGCGTAACCATCACGTTCTATGTGGTCAACAACCCAGAGCCGATAACAGACACCATATGGTTGAAACGGACAAATTGATTAAAGAACGTCCGTGGCAGAGCATTTTGTCACCAACTCAAAATGAGTTAATAAACGATATAATATTTTCCCACCCGTTCTGTGGACTATGGTGGTTGGTTTCAGATTAACCACCATACCGTCCAGATTACCTGTCAACACAAATGTTAGACGGATGCGTAAGACGTCGGTGCCTTCAGAACGCATTATTTGGCAGTCATGGCTATATCCTATTTGCTTTCCCTTTAGAACCAGAGGGATACGGACATTTTCCTTTAACAGAATATCCAAATTTTCAAATAATGGACCTTCCTTTTTGTGAACAGAGTACACTGTTTCTAATATCGGGAATTTGTACATATCACGGCACCAAAGTAATGACGATCATATTGAGTACTGTATCAACCGCGATACCAGAATCTTCTTCATGGATAGTTGATGCACGTAAATGAATGTCAGAAATATAATTGTCTATATGCATCGACGTCAAATAAGGACGGTGTTGATACACAGGACGGTTGACCTGAACATATTCACGCAGAATGCTGAATGAAAAGTCTTCACATTGAGTGGTGTCAATGCGCAAAAATCTTTGAGCATGGCAGGTCTTTAACTCGGTCACTTTCCCCAAATAATGGAGGTCTCCGGATGAACCGATACGGAACATCACGTCTACTTCAGATTTGAAAATTTCGCGTTCAATAAGGGTCGCTGGTGCCCAACAAACTTCTTCCTTGTCTTCTGGGAATAACGTATCGATCACTTCAGGCAATTGGATGTAACCGAAGTTGTGACGAGGGTTGGTCAGTAATTTGTTAGACATTTTGTGCCCCTATTACGTGCTCCGAGGCTTGTTCATAAGCTGTACGGAGTTCAAGATAAGAATCGGCTAACAGAGGAGATTTTTCATTGCTTCGGTTCATGATTATTTGGTGGTTAACGACAGCACGGCGTAATCTGAGTTCTGCCACCCAGAATGCTTTTTGTTTGGCGTGTCCTGGACGGGCGCGTAGGTCGTGATAATGCATAGAAGCATGATATATTTCAGAGTTGGTCATGATGTAGTACCCGCTTTCAATTTGTGGCGTTGGCCAATGAATTACTGGGAAGTATAAGCGCAGGATTTATAGAAGTAAAGCCCCTCGATGAGGGGCTGGTCGGGTTACTTGATGAAGAGTACCAGAGGCAGGTTTGTGCCCTTGTCTACCACGTACAGAGCGTCATCGCCCTTCTTGAACATCAGCTGAGCTTTACGGGCGTCGTTTTGGAAATCTTGGTACAGTTCTGGTTCTTCAGATAACAGTTCCGGGTCGATCAGGTGCACTTCTTTAGATCGCAACTCTTCCTTGGTCAGCGCCGCCCCGTTACGCAGGGCATCACGCAGGGCACGCAGGATAGAGCGCGGGTATCTCTCCCCGTGGACGTTAAACGCAAAGGGGACTTGTTTAAGGAACGCTCTGGACTTCGCCAGGCCTTGGATAGGGAAAGAGATGGTGGCTTCTAATACGGCTGGTGTGTTCAGATACATGATATAGTCCTTCTGGTCAAATGTGGCGTTGTTGCCGTGACCTAGAATACTATAAACCAGGTTTTTGAAAAGTAAAGCCCCTGGGTTAGGGGCTTTGAAAGATCAGCGTTTCAAACTTGCGGCGAGTCCAGTAACGTCGGTCACGGTTTGGTCAGCCAGAACAATCACGGGCATAGACATGCGTTGCTTACCAGTGATTTTCTGTAATTCTTCCAGCTTGTAGTCTTTGTCTAGCTTCAGAATTTGGTGTTCAATACCGCGAATGCGACAGATGTTTTCAGCTTGTAAACATTGCGCACAACCTTGTTTGGAATAAATCGTAATCATTTCTCACCTTTAGGCAAATTTCAGACCGTCGGAGACTGATCCAGTAAGGACACCAGTCAGATAATCAGGGGCTTCCGCTTCCTGTAATGCATATTGCATTGTTTTATTATCTAGCCACTCATTTATCCATGGCACCGGATTGTCTTTACGGGCTTGTCCTGGATATGGGTGGCCAATGGCTCCCATACGATGTGTTGCCAACCAGTCCACCATTTGATGAAGGATATTTGCATTCAGTCCCAGCATTGAGCCGTCTTTGAACAGATAATTCGCCCATTCTTTTTCTTGGTTGACGACGTCGACATACACCTGGGTCATTTCGCCGCGCAGTTCTTCTCTAATAATGGCAAAATCAGGGTCCAACAGCGGCAGACGGTTCAGGAAAGTCTGGGTCAGGATGAGGTGATCTTGCTCATCACGAGCAATCTGACGGATGATTTTAGCGTTGCCTTCCATTTTGTTAAGGAATTGCATGAATGCCCAAGAACACGCAAATGAAACATAGAAACGGACGCCTTCGAGGGAGTTAGCAGCAAACAGAGCACGCCAGAATGCACGCTTGGCGTTCATGATGTCTTCACGGGTGAACGCGCGTCCAGCCATACGCATCCCGCTGTAACGCACCATGTCGTCGTAGTATACGCTGATCTGTCCGGCGCAATCGACGATCTCCTGAACGTCCAGAACATGGTCAAAAACGATACCAGGATCATTCACTGTGTTACGAAGGATATGCGTATAAGATAGTGAGTGGATGGCTTCTTGGCGCGTCCACTCCAGAATAGCAAATTGCGCTTCTGGTGTTGATGCCCATGGGCCAAACGCTTCGAATGGAGCAGCGCCTTGAATAGAGTCCAGCATGGTTTGGCGTTTCAGGTTGCTGAAGTAGATGTGTTGTTCCGCAGCGGATAGAGTGGCAAAGTCCGCTTTGTCTTTGGTGACATCCACTTCTTCCGGACGCCAGAATTGGCTGAGGCCTTTTTCATACCATTTTTGAACAAAAGGCCAAGCCACTTTGTCATAACGCTGGATACTTACAGGGTCGCCAAAGAACGGCAAACCTGTATTATCTGAAGATGGGTCAAATACTGAAAATTGCTTTTGTTCGTTCATGTTTCTTTCCTGATGAATAAGGGGTGACGAATCACCCCTGATATTAAACGATTGTGTGGTATAGACCTAATCAAACAACACAACTCTCACAACCAGGTTCTTCAATTTGTTTCAACTCCTCGTCTTCCTTGGAGTCTTTGTTGGTGTTGTAATACAGAGTTTTACCACCCCACATGTAGAAAGACAGAATATCCTGCATCATAAGAGAGCGCGGGATCTTGCCTTCTGGATATTTCTCTGGGTCATACCATGTGTTGGTGCTGATGGATTGATCTACCCAACGTTGTATGACCGCCGCCGTCTTCAGGTATTCAATACAATCCAGATTCCATTTCAGGTCATATAGAGGACCAAGGGTTTCTACATCCGGAACGATCTGTTTATAGACGCCGTCCTTGCTGCCTTTGATGCTGATGAGACCTTTTGGTGGCTCTATACCGTTCGTTGCGTTCAGCACCTGAGAGGAGCTTTCAGTTGGTGCTACGGCTAACAACGTGGCGTTACGGATCCCATACTCGGATAGGTTCTGCTTCAGACCTTCCCAGTCAAGACCATAGGCTTGCCCAACAGGCTTTTTGCCATTGGGTAGGATGTCCAGCGGGAGAGGCTGAAGGTCGGCTGTCACAAATCCAGAATCATGGATAGTTGACTTCTTACAAGATCCGAAACGCATGGCCAGACGGTTGGACGCTTTGACCAAGTAGAAATGAAGATGCGCCATCCACTTGTCTAGAAGTTCTAATCCGATAGGCGATCCATAACCCGTGAAATTCTTGGCCAGGAAATGTGCGACGTTGACGATACCGATACCCAGAGGACGATATTCTTCTACGGCCAAACGGGCTTGGCGAGCTGGATAGTCCTGATATTCCAACAACATATCCAAAGCTGAAACCAGAACGAAAGCAACATCTTCCATTTCTGTTGGATCTTCAAATGCCGTCAGGTTAAATGATGCGAGTGTACATAGGGCAATGCGACCATCTTCATCATCATACTGTTGGAACTCACGAGTCGGGAGCGCGATTTCTAGACAGTTATGTACCAAAATGCCTTCGCTACTCAGAGGGTCTCCATTGGTCACGATAAAGAAATTGTGGTTGTCATCAACTGTCAGATCATACACATCCTCCACTCCAGCAGGGGTGATAGAAACAACAGTTGGGTCTTCCATAGGAGATTCGCGAGAAACGTTTGAAACAACCAATTTCTCTTTGTGTTCAAATGGTTCAATAGTTCTGACTCCAGCATCCAGCATGTTCGTGAGGTTGGAGAACTTACCACCAAATCGGTTTTTGCTGAAAGAATTTGGCATGAACGGTGATTTCTTAACCATTCTCGGTAAAGTAACCATTTCTCCGTTGTCCTTCATTTCCCAAGCAAGATCGAGGATGTCTTGGTTGCTCATACCCTTGAACTTAGGGTTTCTTTCCATAGAAGTACGCGCAGAGCAGTTGTGCGCAGCACGGACTTTGTTTGCTTTCACAGCAGGGTTGCTTGGATTGCCTACGCCTGACATAGACGCCGATTTCTTGGCGAAGTTGTCTTCCGCTGGGATGGAACGGAGATTGCTAATTTCATCCAAGACAACAGCGTCATCAACGATATGATCAATATGATTACCAGAATCCAGAGGACCATTGTAAAACTCATAGATCATTCTGTGTTGGTTCGACAATCCGTTGCTGACGCTGTTGATGCGTCGATATTTGTTCTCTGACATCGTGGTGTAGAAACCTTTCAGTTTCTGACCAATAGCATGCTGTGCTTGGACGTATGGATAATTACCACGAGCGTCCGAAAGTGCCAGCGGGTGATCTGGGGTGCAACGGAATGACTGCCCATTGCTCAACAGTACTTCCACAACTTCACGAATCCCAGTTTTGGTTGCCTTGGCCATCTTGATTTCAGACACCCACGTACCGTCATTCCTTTTGGAAGGACGAGCGGAATACACAGGGAACTTCTTGTCATACCCAGACCAATCGGCCAGTTCTTTGATGCTTACCATGTTACGACCATCCGCGACAGCCACCATGGTTTCACCTGTAAAGCATAGGTTGGAGCTGTAGATGGTGTCGAGGTTGAACGGACTATACTCGTTCATGTGATCAACGAATGCGATGTAGATCCGGCCAGTGTCAGAACGCTGGTCTAGTAGCATTTGGAACACTTCTTCAGCTTGCAGCTTTTTGGAACGACATAATCCGGCGTCGGCGGCCTTGATCATATTGTCGTACATTTCGCGGAATTTATTGACGTCTGCGAAAAATGCTTCATACATTTCGCGGTTGTCTTTTGGATCAAACAGGTATAGAGGCTGTTTGTTCACCAGGCGCTCGAACATGACGCGGTTAATCTGAATCCCATAGTCGATACGGCGTTCACGGTTCTCTTCCAATCCACGGTTGTTTTTGAGAACAACGACATCATCAAATTGATAATGCCAGATGGGAACATAGCATGTTGCCGATCCACCACGGATACCGCCTTGAGAGCAAGACTTCAGGGCACCAGTCAAATACTTGATGAATGGAACCAGACCTGTATGGACCATTTCCCCTTTACGGATAGGGCTGCCGATGCCACGAATTGCCCCAACATCGAATCCGATGCCAGCACGTTTGGAAACATAATCCACGATGCTTTTCGCAGTGGTATTAATTGAGTCCAATGTGTCACCAGTTTTGATCAATACACAAGAGCTGAACTGTCGGGTCGGGGTGCGGACGCCGGACATAATAGGTGTTGGAAGACTGAATTTGCCTGTACTGGCGTATTCATAGAACTTCTTCACCATTGTCAGTCTGCTTTCTTTATCCCACGCTGAGAATAATGCCATAGCGATTGCCATGTACATGACTTGAGGGGTTTCATAATACACTTTGCTGTCAGAAGAACGATCACGCAAAAGATATTTTTGAGTCAGCTGGCCCATTGCTGCCCAAGTGAAATTCTTGTCGCGTTTGTGGTTGATGACTGTGTTAAGTTCTTCGAATTCTTCTTTAGAGTAAAGTTCGAGGAATTCGCGGTCATAAACACCCAGCTTGGTGTTCTTTGCAAAAATATCCAGCAAATGAGGTGGCTTGTACTGACCATAGACAACCTTTCGCAGGTCATACGACTTCAGGCGGGCAGCAACATATTGATAATTGGGTTTATCAACAGAAATTAAGGTGGCCGCAGCTTGGATAATGATATCCTGAATGCGTTCGGTTTTCATGTTATCGGTGAATTGAATCTTCGATGCAGCTTCCACCTCAGACACCGATACTCCTTCAAGGCCGTCACATGCTCGTTCAATAACGGTATGGAGTTTTTCAATGTCAAAGGGGACAGAAGATCCGTCCCGCTTTATGATTTTAATCATAGCGATCCTCGGTTTGTGTTTATGCAGGCTGTTATTATACACCGCCTCCATGGATTGAAGGCGGCGGGGAAGTTCGTGTGGTATTTAAATGTTGTACAGGTCGTTAATTTCTAACATCAGGCGGGTGAAGTTGCCGCGACCATTACGATCAGACTTATCGAATTCGATGATGCTGAATGGTTGAACCCACTCTGGATATTCATCTCCGATTTCTACACCGTCAATTTGCAAGGAACCTGTTTCCAGCTTATTGTTGAAGTCTTTAAAGGAATCCACATACGTCTGTAACGCACTGTCACGCAGTCGCTTGTTAGACTGTTTGATATCTCCATTCACGAAGATGTACGAAGAATCTGAAGCACGAGTCAACAAGTTTTTCAGCTGCTCCATATCACATTCCTGTGCTTCTTCAATAATCAGGAAACAATCATCGAAAGTCATCCCCTTTACAGTTTCAAGGTCTTGAATTTCTATGATGCGTTTCTCCCACAGATAGTTGAAGAAACCGTCGGAACCCGTATCTGTTTTGAGAACCTTTTTAAATGTCTGTATGAGCGGCATCAAATAAGGCATCAGCTTTTCATATGTGTCACCAGGCCGGAACCCTGCTGTGGTACCAGTTGGAAGGGGAGAACGTGTGATGATGATCTTGTTGATTGTTTTGTCTATCAGATGTTTTGCTGCAGCAGATGCACCGCAATAGGATTTGCCTGTACCTGCCGGACCGATTGCGATAGTGAGGTGTTCGTTTAATGCGGATTGATATGCGAGGTTCTGATTTTCTGAGAGGCCATTGAACGGAGCAATTTTGAAATCGCCTTTGGAAAACTTCATCCAGTCTTCTTCTTTCTGGATGGTGTCTTTCTTACGAGCAGATTTTGTCTTCGCTGGCTTCATGGATACAACTTTAGACGCAGATTGCATGTTGAACCTTCCTATATCTACAGGGGTTGTCGACACCTTTAATTAAGCGACACGTCCAGCATACCTGTATATCAGATAAAGAAAAAGGCCGTTTCCGGCCTTGAGAATTAGCAGAAACTCTTGTATGCTGCCGCCAGTTTAGTATCATACTGGTTTTTCGCATATGCCGGACCATTGTACCGACGAGCAAACTCGGCCCAATTCTTGTTCTTCAGGGCTTTCCACATATTGGCATCTGCCTTGATGAACTTGACAAATGCCAGAAGGTGAGCGCGTTCACCAGTCAGGAAATCAGTGAACATCTCTTTGGCATTTGAATAGCCACAGATTTGGCAGTTGAACCCCATGATCTGGAATAGGCCGTAGGAAGCACTCTCGTAAGCGCAGTCCTCGTCAAGGGCGATTGCACCCTGAAGGCGTTCCAACTCCGCGTCTCCGCCGATATACCCGCCAGAATTGGGGTTAACCAATGTTGGATAGAGTTGGTACAGAGCATTGGCTCTTGCTTGCCCGAATTTGGCCGTCACCTTTTTGTACATGATGTGGCGCTCAAACAGAGTTTTGATCTTGCCAGTTTTGGTAAAACCCGTGCCACGGGATTCTACCTGATTCACAGCTTTCATACTGGCCAGCTCAACACCAAGTTCACGTGCTGCGTCAACCAAGTCCGCTTCGGTCAGATGTTCCTGATGAGCGTCTCCGGCGTTGCGAATAGCATAGGAGGTCTTTGGACCTACGATACCATCAATGACAAGCCCCGCACCCGCCTGAACGGTCTTGACGGCGTTCTCTGTTGCCTTACCAAAGATGCCGTCGGCGACGAGAGTGAAGCCGATTTTGTTGAGGCTGTCCTGAAGTGCCTTCACTTCAGTGCCACGGTTGCCAAGTTTTAGAATGGCCATAAGAAAATACCTCCGCAATGAATGCTAAGGTATTTAAAGTGAAAGTGAACTACTTGAGGATTACATTCCAGATAAGAAGTGCGATATTTTCTCGACCATATGGCGAAGTCGGATATATGCTTCTGCTGCCGAAGGTTCGGATCTCACCTCTAGAGGGATCCCGACGATATGAGCCGACCAGCGTTTGGTGGTTTGATGGTATGTTAACAGAACCCCAGAACGCCCCATCTTGATGTCTCGCCCTTCGATATTCATCAATACAAGCCAGTCATCGTGTCCTAACGATACTTTCAAATCCCATTTAGCCTGCCTGATCAATTCAATGTTAGTCATTTTCATCTTGCTACCACCACAGGCATGACTTCGTTGAAGGACGTACGAACTTCAGTGTCGTACCCGTATTTTTCCAGGACTGCTAACATCGCCTGCTCGAGTTCTTCTTGGAACTGAGGGAAGACTTTGTTCGGGATGCGGTCGGCAACCCAGAGAGCGCCTGAAGAGGCTTGGATGACAGCGCGTGACATGATGGTCTCCTACCAAAAAATCTGAATAAGGAGGGGAGTTTCCTCCCCCTTTCGATTAAGCCAGTTTGCTCACCAGGGTCTGAACGTCTTTGGCGGTCAGTTTACCCATTTTGACATACTGGGATTTCGCTTCACCGCCAGCGGCTTTCACGATGTCTTCGTTTGCGTAGCCTTTCTTAGGGAAGACCATCACAGAGAAGGAACCGTTGTTCAGCGGGTTCAGCTGGATGCGACCTTTGCCAACCACGATGGTGCCGTAAGTTTCGGTGTTCGCTTCGACAACATGGATGTCGTGGCCCAGGTCTTTCAGCATGCCAACTTTGTCGGCAGTCTTAGCAACTACAGCCTTGTCAACCACAACCTGCTCTACCAGGGTGAAGCCGTTGGTCGCTTTCACTTTGCCGTTCAGCAGGTTCATGAAGGAAGTTTTGCCACCAGTGAAGCCAGCTGCCTGAGCGATGCGGAACATTTCAACTTTAGCAACTTCGGTGTTCAGTTCGAAAGAGATGGTGCCGTTGGTGATCAGAGTTTTGGTAGTAGCCATGATGTAATTCCTCATAATGTAGTTGGGTCGTTTCACTTTTCATTCGGCGGGGTGTTGTGTACCGCCCTATGTGAACTATAATAGTGCATCATTATTGAAGAGTAAAGTCTTTTTCAATAAATTTTTAAAATATTTTTGAAGTATTTTAAGAGGCCTCGTAGAATGAGGCCTAGAGAGAAGGTTTTTGAGTTAAAAAGTTTTAGGTCGGCTTCTTTTTCAAATACTGGCGAGCCAAATTCATTTGTTCTTCAGAGATAGGACAACCGCCGAAGTCCACCATTCCGTTCCTCCAACCATGGATGAAACTCTTAGATTCTAAACCAGATAGGACATATCCTTCACGGGCTTGCATATACCCGCGAAGAATCTCTTCATCGTCCATACTATTCAGTTCTTTTAAATCCATCATATCTTCCTCAAGTCAGAAAATCGTAAGGACGCCGACAGTCCCTGATATACGTTCTTGGCTATGATCTGAAGCAGATCACGTATCGGGATATTTCCCTTGTCGGGGCGAACCATATCATTGATATCCTTCCACGGTATTTCCGGTGGAAACAGAACGACTTTGACTCCGCTGTCTATCATCTTCTGTATACCGTCACAAACTTGTTTGTTCCTGTATTGGTTATCGGGGATATAGATGTCTCCCTTAGCACTTAATAAGTCGGCATCGGCAGTCGCAAGACAATTGGGTAGAAACAAGCTATCAATTGGACCTTCTACTACCAACTTTGTTTTGTTCCAAATGATGCGCTCTTCCCCGTAGATCTTAGTATCTTCGTTCTTAGGCTTGACAGTGGCATACCGTAATACCCCATCAGGAAGGTTATCGCCGAATGCGCGCCCCTGAACTATCTTCATGCGCCCGTCTTGGGTCCAGAATGGGATTACCAGCCGCTCATCTTCGGGTATCTTCTTCTGCTTCTCAACATCCGTTTCGAAACTCAGAAGATCTTGACGAAAATTTCTGCTGTAATACAACAAAGATAACGTGCTCTCCGGCATTCCCCTGCCTTCAACGTAACGACGGGCGATATGATCACGGTCAAGAAGATCAAGGCGTATCATATTCCCAAGGTGCTCTTCATCCAGTTTGGCGACCTGAGAACCGATACGTGCTGTCTGGGTCAGGCGCTGTAGTGGTTTGAGTTTTTGTAACGGGCGGGAACTGGTATCCCCCATGATCCTGAATTTTTCAAGGTTGTATTCATTATACAGACGCTCGTCAAACTTCTTCAACCAGAATTCAAACGCCCAACCGCTCATCTCATTGCAATTGAAACATTTAAATCTAAACACATCTTCATCATGGTCATAGAAGAAATGTCCTCGACGTTTGCTGGCGTGTTTTTGAGAATCACCACATAGGGGACAACGAAATTTCGCAACGGAACCAGTTCTTTCCCAGACAAATTTTTCTAACCTTGGGGCTAGATAATTGATAAATTGTTCATCAAGAAATTTCACGTTTGTTCTCCTTGACAAAGACAATCCAATCTTCGTCTTCTTTACCACCCATGGAAAGAGGAATGATATGATGTTTCTCTGTGTATCCCGAAGGCAGTGACCGATTAACTGCTCTGTAAATTATAGAGTCATGTATCCTTTTATAGTTCATATGTTTGGCCTCTGGAACACTTCTGTTACATTATAATCCACCCCGCGACTTTGAGCTATGCAAAGCTGTCGCCAAGCCCCATACAGAATATTTTGTTCCGCAACCTGATTGCGTTCAAAGTGGGCGAATTCTTCCAGCATCTGTTTGTACCCTAATAGATAAGGAGGGATATCTGTAGGTCTTCTTTTGTCCAAAGATTTAGACAAATATGATGCATAATGTTCCGGTGAAGACAAAGAGGAATATTGCATATTTGGAACGTGAACGGGCTTCAAAGATTTTCTAGGGGTGAAGTACAACAAACCCCACTTGGGAGGGAGGTCTTCAATTTTAATAACATCTGCTGGGCAAACATAGAAACGATATGCTCCCATGCCTATGGAAGGATTCATGCGATGAGGTTTCTTTTTGTCTGTCAGGAAGTCGGCGCGGGAGACTTTAACTTCCATTAATATAGAACAACCTCCAGGTCTGAACCCGATGGCGTCAGGGGATTCACGATTATCGAATGAATTTGGTTCTACGAACACAGCACCACAATTCATTTGTTTGTGTAGAAATTTTGCAGCGATTTGACAACCTTCTGAGTGAGAAGGTATAAAGATTTTGCCCATTGTTATCTGTATCCTATTGATGACGAATGGGCAAAATTATAACCTGATGATGATCCTATTGAGTTAGGACAATTGCTTCAGTTTGTAGATGGTCTGATAGCACAGGGTTTTGATTTCATCGAGCGTATTTTGAAGATGGCTGTCACATTGACCATAAATTCCGTTTACGTCGATAACAACGCTGTTGACATACGATATAGGATCTGGGTTGTACAGTTTAATATTCTCAAACCCTGGGACATATACACCACCCGCGCCGATATATGCCTCTGTAAAGGTATCCAGCAAGTCCTCCAGTTCCCCGTAGAACTCCCCGAGTGCCTTGTGCTTGGCATAGGAAGTTGTAACGAAGTGGAGGGCATGAGAGTGGGCTATAGCAAGCAACCCACGATTGATGAAGATACTCGCGTTAACCATGATTGTTTCCTCAGAAAAAGAAATCCCCCTGTATTTAGGGGGATTGTCATCAAGGCTTGATCAGAGTTAGTTTGACGGTTTCGCCTGTGCTGGTGTTCGTCAGGGTCATAATGTTCTGTGCGTTCACAGACTTCACTTTCCCCTGATGTTTATCCCCGTTGCGATCATAGTAATCAATCAGATCGCCTTTGTTAGGGCGGCCAACGTCGGTGATGTCATACATGCCCTGCTGTCCAAGACGGCGATGGTCAACCTTTGCTTCCTTCAAGAGGAAGTCCTGGAACCCTTTCATACTACCTCCTTAGACAGGTTTCACGCCGATATATTTGGCAATGTCCGCAGCTAGGGTTTTTCCCTTACTGATGTCATGCTGTTTACCAGCGACTGTGACGATCACATACGGATCGTCTTCGCCGCCGAAGTCGATTGCTACAGGTTTTCCAATACCAGGAATACCGGAATATTCGAACTCAGTACGACCACTCTTGCGAGACTTGCCAACACCCAGTGCTTTACCGATCATCTTGTCCATGTTCGCCAGTTCCTGAGCATAGGCTTCGGTCACCTGGCCTTTGTCGGCAGATTTGCCAAAGAAGAATTCGAAACCGTCATGGACAGCAACGACTTCCTGACCTTGGGAGATACCGTGAGTCTGGTCTGGGGTCAGCTTCACCTTGATGGTGTTGCCGTTGGTTAACTCCAGGTTGTAGACATCCGCCTGATTGTCAGGAGTGATCTGGGTCACGGTAGCACCAGTACACCATTGAGTTCCGTCAGCTTGCTTGGTGATGGATACGGTCTTACCCTGGACACCAGCATGGGTCTGAGGCTGTGCAGCTTGCTCTTTAAAATATTCGATAAAAGGTTTCATTGGATCTCTCCTCGGGGATTTAGATGTAATTAGCCCCCGGAGGGGCTTTATTCTGTTCAAGTCCAGCTTGTTTCACCAAACATTCAGAAATAGTGCATGACCCATACCGCCGTTTGACTGAAGAGACCATTTTCCTGTTTCTCTTCCCAGGCGTTCTATGTTGTTGAGTTGGTTTATCGACAATTCAGAAGAGTCAAATAATACCACATCACGTTTTTTGGGTTCTCTCAAATAAGGTCCGAGATCAATATCAATCATCCGGTTTATAAATTCTACTACTTCGGCTTGTTTCTTTGGTAATGTGATATCCGGCTTGTTTGTCACTTTCTCCAAGCGTTTATTTTCTGCGCTTATCATGGACAGCATAATTTGTGTAACTTTGCCGTCAGACAAGTTGTAATCGTTCCAAATCACTTCACCTTTATCCGTGATGGTTATATCATTCAAGAAAACCTGGTTTGGGTTGTATGTCTGACTTTTCAACTGTTGGAGGTTTCTGGAAAGATATTCCATTTTTGATGAAATCTCATCAATCACACTCTGGACCAAATCTTTGTTCAAAGGGAGTTCATAGGTCTTCGGATTGTTCAGGGTACGCCCTTTCTGGGAGATAATTGGGGTGAATGCAACTTTGCCTTTGTCATGATAATAGGTTACGTTGGTTATCATAGAAGTACCGGCATATTTTCCCGTTTCGGGGAAATTGACAGCCCACCGAATGGAGAAACCGTGAACCGTTTCACCAAAGAAAGTACCGTTGGAAGGCGCTTTCAGGTTAGCGGTGATGACAGCGTCTTTATCGCTGGCGTTGGTATTGATGCTACCGAATATGGTCTTACCATCGCTGGCCTTTACAACAAGTTCAGTTTTGCCATACCAGTCATAACGAACCGGGAAGGTCGTACGAGGGAATTCACGCATGAGGTCTAATTCTACCGCCTTGCCGACAGTAAAGCGTTCCAGCAGCGCATCAGAAACTTTCAGAACAAACGAACCGCAATCCACATAGGAATAACCCTGGGAACGGGAAACCTTTTGAATCGGGTATGGGGCACCGTTGACCGGAACAACACGACATTCCACTTCACCGTTGAACTGAGAATCAGCAGCACGGGATATCGCACTGACGATTTCAAAAGCGGCGTTTTTCACGTCTCCTTCCAGCATAAGTTGGTCATGACCAGACAAATCTGATACTACTTCTACAGAAAGTTTTCCGTTGACGATTCCCCAGAAATAAACCTGAATGTCCAGACCACCCGAAGTACGATATTTACCCGCGCCGATTCGTGTTAATTTCTCACCTGCATACATACCGACCTGTTGTGGAGCATATGTATCAACGATACCCAAGATGCGGGCGATATAACCCTGATTTCGTAAGTCATCCACAGATCCTGTTTTTGGCAAAGTCTGCATGTCTATTTTTCCAGAATCTCCCGTCATCTCTTTCCAGAAGATGGACGACTGCTTGGTGAAATCATTCAGAATATTCACAGGGATCTGCGGTAATCCCAGTTGGCGTACAATAGCGTCTGGGGATTGAGCGCGGATCCGTTTCTCGTTCATGATACTACCAGCATACACACCAGGTTCATTCGCGTGAGGTGCGATATTGGCGGTAATAGTCCGCCCACGTTCTTTACCAGACCAGACCAGCATAGGCTGAGTATGATCAGCTTTGGTCAGAATCCAGCGAGAATCGGCATTTATGGCTTGGCTCAAATCATCCATATCACCTTGTAGTGCGGCGTCACGAGCAGCCTGGTCAGGAACGTCACCGACTTTGTCCGGATCATCCCATGTGACACCTTTCATTTTCGGACCATCGAATACCTGAGCAGGATCCTTACCTTTACGCACAACCCATACGAATGCACGATCAGGGATAGGGGTATACGTCAGGTCCATGACATTGAGCTTCTGCTTCAGGCCGGACTGACGGATGATCTTCGGCAGGAGGGTAACACCACGTTCCAATGCTTTCTTGGAGAAGTTAATTGCAAAGCCGTCAATGGTTTTCCCCAAAGGCGTCGCCATGAATTGCTTTGTTGCTTCAATCATGGATGCGATAACACGCATCGGATTCTTGAAACGACCGATTGCGTCTGGATAGGTTGAACCACGCTTCTGACCGATAAAGACTTGGCGAACATTCTTGCCTAGACCTTGTGGAGTATAGAATTGAATACGGAATTCTTTTTCGTCTTCATCAACAAATGTGAAGAAAATGTCACCAGCGTTCTTCTTTCCGAATGTCAATTCATACGGGGATGAGTTAAACGCTTCGTCTAATTGTTTAGACTCTTCAAGAAAGTTCAAGAAAGATGGGATGGCCATTATAATTCTCCTGATTATAAAATCGGTGCGGTTTCCCTTAATTAGCGAAAACAAAAGAGGAGCTTCGGCTCCCCTTGTCTTATTTTTGAATTTGGGCAACTGACATCGCCCAGAGTGGGAGGGTGTGTGGATCCAGGGCTTCCAGCAGGTACTCTACGCGCTCGGACATGATGCCTTCAGGGAAGTTCACTTCTTCCGGCTCGCCGTTGGCCGTCCAACCAAGAGACAACCCTTCGGCATGGTGGATGACGTAGACGAAATCAGTTTCTGTGTATTCCTTTTCCATCAGGGCGAAGAAATCTTCCATTTCTTCATCAGAGAAATAGTAGATGCGCGGGACGGAGCCGTCAGCAAAGTGCTCAGCGCCCTGGAAGGCAAACATGTCATCTGCGGTGAAGTTTTTGAGTTGTGTCATGATATAGCTCCTTCGTTTCAAGTTGGTATCGTACTGCTTATGGAATGAAGTATAGGGAAGGATATTGAAGAAGTAAAGGGGCTTTCGCCCCTTTTATTGAATTATTTTTACGGTGCTGGGTTCACGATGGGAATATGGAATCTGATTCCGGCAATGATGTCCTTCAGCTGGGGCTTCCAGCCATCCACCAAACGAGGGAGAGCGATAGCACCAGGCTGAACCAAAATGATGTCGCTGCCTGTGATGTTGTGTTGAGGGAACTGGGCAAGGTACTGCTCCATGGTTACACCATCATCAATCAGAACAGGACCGACATCAGATGATGCATAGGTTGCGCCCAGGCCGTCAACGCCCCACGCCAAGATGCCCCAGTCAGGGATGTTGGCTTCAGATGTGATGGTGAATCCAAACACAGTGTTCAGGGAGGTGAAGGAATAGACATCGTGAGTGATATCATACGCCAGATACCCCTTGGCCAGCATATCGGCAAAGATCGCATCCGTATCACCAGCAGCCGGAGTCGGTACAGTAAACAACAGCTCGCCCTCAGGAGGAGCAGGATACGTGCCGAGGGCATAGAGGCACCACGCATCAATGCACTTCTTAATGAACGCCTCGGGTGCGACATAATCGGCAAGGCGCACAGTCCCCGAGTACTCGGATACGATGATGCCTTCCTTCGCGCCCTGTAGAGCGATGAAGACCAAGATATGTTCATATCCGGTCTGAGATGGAGTGATGTTCATTATCTTGTCCTCTTCAGTTTCTCTATCGTGCGCTTGTTCATGGCGATCACCTGAGGATCTACCTCGGAGATGGTCCGGCCTTTGAAGGACACACATTTCTGAAGATATTTAGCTTTCTTCACGACGTCGGCGGCATAGGCGTTCGATGCGGGATTACGGGCGAAGCCAGCATTGTAAGAGGAGAGAGATTTGCGGATATTCTGATTGTGATAGGCCAGCCAGAACTGCATCTCATCGAGGGCGGCTTGCGCGGCATATTCTTGGTCGGTCAGCAACTTTATGGCGACATTGGCATAACACTTGCGATTCTTACAACCTTCGCGATCACCAACTGTCTTCACCTTGTTCTGAAAGGCTCCCATGTTGGCCGCCTTGAGGCCGTATCGCATTGACACTACATCTTCACCAGCGCGACTCTCTCGCCAAGATATGGCGGCCAGAGTGTAACCAAGGTCTTGCGTCTTGCCTATCTGATAGGCGGTTGCCAGCGTATTAAGTTGTTGCTCAGAGAAATCATAAACACATTGACTTGTATTTTGGGAAGCGTGCACATTCCCGCTGGCAATGGTAAAGGTCACGGACAAGGCCATGGCCTTCAACGTTGTCATCGTCATGATGGCGTTCCTTATGTGGTTTGTCGACTTGCAGCTCGCTGGAGCCTCCTGACAGGGTTAAAAGATAAAGGGCACGTGATATTTAGTGCCCTTCACCTTATTCGTAGATCAGATGGTATGATTCCTCGATGCATTCCAACCAACCGTAGACAAATTCCATAGGATCATCCCAAGCTGTATTGGAAGCAATAGTGAAATCCCCGTCCAAGATTTGCATATCAGTATATTTGTTGAAACCTAACACGGCATCAACGACTATTAAGCCACCTTGCTCTAGATAACGCTTTGGGGTCAACGTCACCTGATAATGTTTGTTTCGCTGATTCCATAACTCGACAGCGATATCACAAGCAATCTGAATTTCATCTTTCTCTTCTGACATATGTTTGTCTCAAATATTCAGTAAAAGATTTACCCAACTTACGGAATAGTTTAATACGACCGATCACTTTGACATAAACATCTCCATGACATGGGCGCGGCTTACACCAGCATCCCAAGGTCTTTCCATCTAATTCAAGGAGTTCATCTTCGGTGATATCCCCTTCAATCAGGCGCACATACAAGTCGTCTTCAAACAACTCAATACAGTTTCCCCGCCCGTGGTCTTTAACCTCGAACGGGTTTCCCCATTTACCAGGGCGACCAATGTAGACGTCGTATGGCTCCTTCTTGAAGTGGACAACTTTCATTTGAAGATCTCTGCGGCAAACCCAATCGCGAAATAAAGGGATACCACGCCGATAAGGGAACAACAAACCATCACCCCGACTCTGGACTCCCTACTCATCTCGTACGTTCCCAACAACGCATCAAAGAACATAAAGACACTGATAGCCAACCACAGATGATCCCAGTTCATGTTCAATCCTTCTTAATCACTTCGGTCATGCCATTACGCAGACCATAACGAATGTTATGTTGTAAATATTCTTGGAACTCCTGCTCACGCTGACTGATGACAAATAGATTGTTCCCACCAAATTTATGTTTCAGCATCTCAACCGATTCTTGTACGCCACGCTCGCTCATGTTCTCAAGGATTTCATCTAACACAAACAGGTTACATTGCACCGACGCCTTGAGGTTGGCCACGTCCCGCAGGGCTAATGTCACAGCCAGATTGAGTCGGCTGCGTTGTCCCGTAGACAGGGAGAATATGCTTTGCCCTTTACGACCTGCAGCGCTCATGGTGATTTCAAATGTATCATCAACCGCAATATCCAAGAACATATTGAGTGCTTCAAGATACTCGTTTATTTTACTATTGAGGAAAGGCAAATACAGGCTGATAATTCGAGCCTTGGTCTGATCATCTTTTAGGAAGAACAGAAGATGGTTCAGGTCTTGCAATTTCTCATCCAACTCTACGCGCCGCGCATTCAGATCTTCCATTAATGCCGTGATGCGAGCGATCTCTCCTTCCAGGGCGTCAGTTGGTGTCGGCTTAACCGCCAATTTACGCTCTAAATCGGCAATAGATGCCTCTAGAGGGGCACGGCGTGATTTCAGGCTGGTGAGTTTATCAGCCGTGTCGTTGATACTCTTAGAGAGCTGCTCACGCGCTTGACGGATTGACGTCGTGATATCTTCATAACGGGTGTCTACGGCCTTGAGGACGTCGTTAATTTTGGACTGTTGTTCCCGCTGTAAAGATGTTTTCTCAACAGCAGCGACATCATAGAATCCTTGGATGTCGCGTTTTAATGTAGCGATCGCTGATTCCGCTTCTCGGATTTCATTGCGCAAAGCATCCAGTTCTTTGTCAATAACCGAAATCTGAGAAGATAATTCTGAATCTCTGACATTGTAATTCTCAATCAGGGAATTCACTTCTTCTAGGGCTGTATCAACCTGAAGAATCTTGTCAGTCAGTTCACTGATTTGTGGATAATATTGACTTTCAATGCGTGATTTGGTATCGTCCGACACTAATTGCGTACACGTAGGGCAAGTGCCCATATCGTGGAAACGTTTGATGGCAGATTCATGTCCTTCCATTTCTGTTACGAATTTGATACGGAAGTTCTCACCCTGCTGACGCCGCGCTAATGCTTTGTTCAGTTCATCCAGGTTAGCATTCCGTTGGCTGACCAGATCATTTTTACGTTCCGCGACTACCGCCATTCTCTCCCGAATTTCTTGTAATGAACGTTCGCCATCAGACACCTCGATACGTTCATAGTCTTCAGCCTTGGTATCAGCCTCATCCTGAACCGCTTGAATTTTGGCAAAATACTCGTCATTGATGGAATCGATATCCACCTTCATTTCAGCGTTCAGGCGATTACGGACTTCTGATAATTCTGATTCCAATTTAGAGTCTTGAGCACGGAATTCCGTCAGTTCTTCTTGAGAAGCACCAATATCTGAATTCAAACTATTCAGACGTTCCTTCTCTTGGACAAGGATATCCGCAGATTGTTGCTGGATCATCGCATTGGAATTATTGATCTGTTCCAACTGCGCTTGCTGGCCTTTTAAATTTACATCATGAAAGGCGTAATCATTGGTGACCGTCGTGAGTTCATTTGTTACTGTCTTGATAGATGCTTTTACATCTTCATTCATCAGACTGAAGAACCCCAAATCCCAGATTGTCTCTACCATAGCGCGACGGTCGGCAGTGTACATTTCCGTGAATGGGATGAACTTCTCTTTGCCTAGAACCAGGGAGTTCTCAAACATCTTCTGGTCTACGCCAATCAGGTTCACGATATATTTGTTCATGTCAGCTTTGGCCGCATCATTCACGACCTGCTTCCACTCACCGTCTACCATCTGATAGACTTCTACGAAATCAGGTTTGATACCACGACGGACTTTCCATTCACTTCCTCGAGTGGAGAACTCAACTTCACCCACGCATTCCTTTTTGTTTTGGGAATTGACTAATCCGGCTTTCTTTTCTTTCTTGCTATATGTGTCATTATACAGAACGAAGAACAGCAGCCAGACAAGCATGGTGGATTTACCAGCGCCATTGTCATCGGATGTAACCAAGGTTGCCGAATTGCGTTGGTAATCAATTTCCATGAATTCATTACCGATGGAACGGAAGTTTTTAGCACGACCGCGATGGAAAGTCAGTTTGTGAGTAATTTCCCCACGGATTTCAAATGGTGCTTCAACAGAAACAGGAGTGTCCGCTTCTTTCAGAAGGGAACCGAATTTAGACAGTAGATCTACATTGTTCATTATTATGCATCCAATGTGTTCAGGCGTTGTTGGGCAGCATTATAAAATTGTTCTGCAAGTTTGCAAACATTTTCAGGGCGCTGGATATTATTGGCGGCGCGGATATCTTTCTTCAGGACTTCCACCGCATCAGTAGCCACCATCTCTTCAGTGACTTCTACCTTCTCGGAAGCAACAGTAATCGTCCGATCGATGAAGTTGTAATCGATGCATTTACAGCGCTTCAATGCGTCACAGAACTTTTCATAATGCTTGGCATTGTCACGGTTCTGTACAATCACCTTAACGATTTGCCCTTCAATGCCCAAAACATTGTTTAACCAATCGGGGTCGATCCAATTACCTTCAGTATCAGAAGACATTTGCGTGTAGTCGTATTCCACGAACCGGAACAACGTTTGTTGTTCGTTGTTGGGGATAAACAATTCCCCGCCATTCATGTCGTCTACATAGAATCCTCGGTTCGTCCCGTCTTTGTGGTCTTCCCAGGTAAGGTGATAAGGAGTCCCAATATACTGAATGTTACCTTCCATCGAACGGGTATGGAAATGTCCGGTATCCACGCGCTCGAATTTCGAAAGGAGCGCCAAGTCGATCTGACCTTTATCACATACAGAGGACTGGTACATTTTGAACCCTGCCAACTCCAGATGCGCAAAACAGTACTTGGCGTCTGTATCTTGTATCGCTTTAATGGACGCATCATAGTTCTCTTTGTTAATCCACGGCAGTAGGAGGGTCTTGACACCTTCAATCATTACTTCAGTTGGTTCGCTGTAATAATGATAAACATCTGGTGCCAATTCATTAAGATAAGAAGGCCAGTTAATGCGATTGGACTCTTCTAACGTGATATCATGATTGCCGACGATGCCATTCCATTTAATACCTGCTTTGCGCAGCGCTGGCGTCAATTCATCTTTCAACCAATCTTTATCGCGCCCATACATGAATTTGCGAACATCAAACGTATCACCAAATTGCCACACTTCTTTAATATCGGCGTCAACCAATTCTGGAATAAAATAATTGATGAGATAATTCTTTATGAATTCTCGAACGTAACGGGAACCATTACGGCTCCCGATATGTAAATCGCCTATTTTAGCAATCGCCATTATTTTGTTGCTCCCGTTCTAATGCTCGTTTCTTTGCTTCTTCCCAATCTGGTTCCATAGAACATATTTCGTCTTCCAGATTGAATTGAGTAGAGCCGAAGTCATAGTCTGAATTATCTTCGGCGTCGGCGGTAATGGTATTTTCACTCTTTGTGAGACATTGAAGTATACCGCGAGGAATTTTCTTATTCTTTTCCTCTTCTTTGATGGCGATTTGCTTTTGGCGTTCCTTTTCGCGCTGGGCTTCTTTCTTAGTTTCAAAATTTCCGATACGCTCACGGAAGTCCATTGTTATACCAGTGCTGTCTACGAATGTCTGTTGCTGGAAGTCTGGGTCATCTGATAATGCAGCGAAACCACCTGCTTCTTCAAATGAACGCAACTTGATATAATTGTGTTCTTCTTCACTGGTGAGTTTCTTGGCGAATGAACGGTCGGCACACATCGTTACCCAAGAGAAGAAATTGATTTTTCCTTTCTTGCCGATATGACTGACGTCAAATGTATGGAGGTAACGAAGGATGTTGACAACGGCCTCACTGACCATGTCTTCGCGGTATGGATAATCACGATAGTTGTAGCGCATACTCATGTTCTTAATAATCATCTGAACATTCATGGCCACATAATTGGGGATTCTTGGTGGGGGTGTTCCTTCGGCCAAAGCCTTTTTGCGAGCCGGAATCCAATCTCTCAATATTCCAACAACACGGTCATTATCTTCGTCTGTGAAATATTTGGTGACGTTATCACCCCTGTCTACAAAATTCATAGCACACATTATACACCACCTTTAAAATTAACCCACTGAGGGTCTTGTGAAGGTATCCAACCGGAACGGAATTTGCCGACCATAGTTTCAATGGTCTTTATGCTAATTCCATATTTCCTTGACAAGTCGCATTGCCTTGCGCCAGCAACCCACTCCAATCGTATTTCTTCTGCAACCAACCAATGTTTTGAAGTCCCCAATTTCTTGCTTATTGGAACTTCCCATGGAGGAGTTCCATAGTGGTGATGTAATTCCCCGCATTTCCCAAACATACCATTTTTGTCACCCGACCGATCTACGCCATAGGCCGGATGGTCTTTCCCTGTAATACCTTTCATGGCTCCTTGTTTACCAAACATTGGATTATTTTTACCAGCGCGGAGGTGCCCCTTTCCAAACAAATACTGTTTGTTCCCCTTTCTGCCTAATTGAGTCCATGGTTTAGTCCCAACAGTTTGATAATGTTTGTTTAGTAACATGGGGTTGTCGTAAGAGGACTCTATCAATTGTTGTTCTTTCCAAAACGCTTCTTCCGGTTTACCTGGAAATATTTCTATACCCACTACCTGAAAATAATCGTTTCCTTTTGTTTTCATCAAGTCTTTGACATATTTTGATGAAGTGAAATATGTTTCCATAAGCTGCTTTGGATCAGAATCTTCTCCAATCTTGGAGCCAAAATACAAATGTCCATCCTTACTTTTCAAACAGTAAACGAATGGAATACTCATGATCTACCCCTCAGAGATACCAATGAATTCATTGAAAGAACCAACGACTTTCTTGACCGAGAAACGGTTATTTTCAAGAACCATTGAACTATCTTCTTTGGCTCTAACGCTCCACTGATCCGCAATTTCGTTGCCCATCGTTCCTGCATGACCTTTCACCCATTTTAATTCAAGTTCACAAATTGAACAAACTTTGTCATAATAATCGAACAACTCGAGCAGAAGTTCTGTGTTCTTAGGCGGCATTCCTTCATATTCCCATTTACGACGCCACTCCAAAACGCTATTGATAACATATTGGCTGTCGGATATAATGCGGGCTGGGGGAATGCAGCGTTCACCGCAATTAGAGAATTTCCATAGGATCTTCATCGCGTTTATAACCCCGAGTAACTCAGCTATATTGTTCGTTGACGGCGGGGGTAAATACCCATAAAACACTTTCCATTGCTCTCCAGTGATTGGACTGATGGCAAATGCCCAACCAGCAGCTCTTGTCTTCTGAGGGGATGATGCCCCGTCAGTGTATATTTCAATCATGTATAAGTATCCCAAACTGGTTTTATCGATGAGGAACGAATCATGTCAGAACGCGCATATCGTTTCAGTCTGACCGCCCCAGAAATTGAGCGTTTGCTCTTGTCCATAAACGACTCCATCCAAAAGCTGGACATCGTATATGACTACACGGCGGGTGGGACTGAAGGTCAGGTCGCAGCTGCGTCAGCTGTCAAAAACATGTGGCTAAAACTTAATGAGATGGTCACAGGTGAAGGTCTTAAAGACGCAATCAATGCAGCTAACGACAGCAACGTATTCACCGATTATTATAAGTCTATTTTAGATCGCGAAACTTGGAAATTTATTGGTTCTCCGGCAGATTTATTAGCAAGGGACGATATAGACACTTCCAATTTTGAAGGCGGTGAAGTAATCCTCCTACAAAAGAACGCTTCGGGCAACCCAGAATTCCAATACTGGAAAAGAACTCCTGTGGCAGGAGGTGATCCAATATTTGGTTGGGAATCTGTTTATGAAGGAAACTCCAACGACTCTTCTATTGATATTCCGGTTGTTGGGACCAGCATACTGAAGACCATCCCAAAAGCATTGTTTCATATGGTCGAATTCCGAGTACACGCTCGAGAGTCTACCCTCGGTCATTGGCAGGACACTGATGGCAAAATCGGTTATCGTGGTGAAGATCTGATTTATAGCCTGTATAATCATGTTCAAACCAAACCGATCGCAAATATATCTTTCAGCCAAGATGTGGACAATATGATTATCACGATAACGACACTTGAACCAAATATCAAGTGCCATTTATCGTTTATTGCGGGTTATTAAACCTCAAACACTGCATCGGTGAACCAGGTTGGGAAGAATTCTGGGTTGCGCATCATAAGAGATTCAAAGGATGAATCAATGATGTATGTCGCAGCCCAGTCATCAATACCCCTGACCGAACGCCCGCACATTTGAACAATGCGCAGTACTGCATTGCGGAAATATGCCGACGGATCCACTGAATTGATATGTGCTATCAGTGGATCGCCCAGATAATCATAAGGGACTTTGATCAGTATTTGGAAACGGCTGTAATCCCCTTTGAAATCATAACCTTCTTCCATAGCCGGACTGGCAATGACGCATGGGGACTTTGTTCTAAAAGCATTTTCCATAATATCCATCAACGCCTTTCGGGTACGCGGAACATGGATAAAATTCTGATATTTGCTGAATTTTTGTATTGCCAAGGCGCGATCATAACTCACTGTATGGATAATACCGGACTGACCTGGGTGGAACGCGATTATTTCATCAATATATTCCGTCAACCTTTTCATTTCATAGTCACCCATATTGTTAGTCATCTTCACTATGGGCATATAGTTGACTTTTCTGTTTTCAATTGGGATAGGGTTGCCGATCTGAATGGAATGATAATCCCCCTGTCGAATACCCAATGAACGAGCATAAGAATCTATGCCACAGATCGTTGCTGACATATGAACGTGATAATCGGCTTTTCGGAATAACCCGAATTCGCTTACATCAGAAGGCATAACAGGTTTAAACCGGATAAAATCTTCCCCCTTTTCTTGCACAATAAATGTACTTGCTTGGGTTTGTGACATAATACCGCAATAATCACTCAAGTTATGCAAGACATCTATAATGTCGGCGAGTTTCATCACTTGGCTTTCACTCAAGCGATCATCTTCGACCAATTCTTCAAGAACTTCCAACAAATTTTCTACTTTGAGATGGAGGTCTTCAAACATTGAATGTAGTTCGCCAGACAAAGAATATAACTTGCCCAGAACATAGTCCTTGGTACGTTCTACGATATCACCAATGGTAGAGACGATCTCCTTGCCCTCAGGGATAGAACGCAGCCCCTCCACGGCCTTTGTATTGTATTCCATGATCGTGTGCTCTAGGAGCGTAGACGGCATTTTATGACACTCGTCAAGGATCAGCATATCGGAACGGTTTTCGGGCTTCATGCAGATGGTTGTACACATTTCGATCATCATGGCAGCATTAGTACAACGCAATGATGAAATATCCGTCCACAAATTACGCGCCTGTACATAAGGACAGCGGCGTTTGCTACAATGCCCGTCACGGCATGCTATACGGCATTGGACAGCATTGTAATACACATCTGGATGTACGTGGCAACGATAGTTCTTCTTGCCTTTTAGGATGTCTATCGCCACCGCCTTTTCAGCAGCATACTGATCTTGCAGACCTTTGGTCGGGGTGCTGATAGAAGTGCGAAATTGCCCATAAGGATCAGCCTGTAAAACTAGATGGCGAATCACTTTATGAATGGTAGTGCCAATCAAAGATTTACCGACGCCTGTCGGAGCTTCAATGATGACATGTTTAACCTTTTTGTTGATAAGCGCATCTATGGCTTCGACGATGCATTCCATCTGGCCTGGGTTCGCTTTGTCATATGGGAATTCATCTTTGGCAAGGCGTTGTATTTCTTCCACAGGAACCTTACGGCCTATGGCGTCAATCGCCTTTCGGTATTGATTAAATGCTGTCACGTTGTTCCTCCTTTGGATTCTGTTATAGTTTACCCGAATCCCAACAACGAAAAAGCCGAGGCATTAACCTCGGCTTCTCCTTTTAGCATTGCGCCGCTGCACTGCAGACATGCGCTGGGCCGACGCCTGGTGTGATTACTGGCCGTTGGCAGCAGCTTTCAGACCTTCACCAACTTTGAATTTAACTACATTTTTCGCTTCGATCTGGATCTGTTGTCCGTTCAGCGGGTTGCGGCCAGTGCGCGCTTCCTGATGTTTAACTTCGAACGCGCCGAAGCCTACGAATTGGACAGATTGGCCAGCCGCGACTGCAGTTTTTACGCCGTTGATAAAGGATGCTACGATCTTCTCTGCTTCGCCTTTGGTCACACCCTGAGTTTGGGCGATGTGGGCGATAAAATCAGTACGGTTCATTCGGATTACTCCAGTTAGTTGTTTACAATGTTTCACTACAAGAGGGCTACAGCTTACCTAACAAATATTATTGAATAAAGCGTTTATTTGCCGACGTTCAGCATTTTACCTGAGCCGGATCCGTCAACGATCAGAGTACATTTTCCACTGTTGGCGCAAGATTGCAACACCATGTTATATTCGTGTTGTAAATATTCAGGTGTCAGAGATGTCGTCAGTTTCTGATTCGCCTTGGCTTCTTGGTCGCGAATTTCAACGTTCTTTCTTGCTGTATCCAAACGTTTGTCGGCCATGACATTATCACGGATAGATTGCTCAATCGAAGGATCTGTCAGCGCCTTTTTCACCAACACACGTGTGATTGTGAACATGCCAGGCGCAGCAGTTTCCAATTGCTGCTGGGTGCGTTCCTTGATCATCTTTTCTAACTCAGCCCGTTGGGTGTGAATTGTCATAGAATCCAAAGAGGAAACGGCGTCCATCGTTGAGGATGCTGCGGCGGTTTTAACCAGGTTGAATCCCACCGCTATCGTGCCGTCACCGAGTTCAGCGCTCTGACCTGCAAATTTGGTATGGAACCACGGAACCTTTGCGACATTGGGTGTGTAATAAACATCCACATCCAGATCTTCCAAGGTCAGGTTGTCTTTGGCCTTTGGCGTCATTTTAGTCAGACTCACAACGGCTTCTTTGGTCGTGTAAACATCCACGCTTGAAACAAAGCTGGTGTAGATCCCCGCTGTTACAGGGTTCATGTCCACTTCACCCCATTGGGTTCGAACACCGACGTTTCCTTCATCGATAACACCGCCGCAGCCTGAAAGAAGGCTTGTTGCTAGGACCATAATTGCGCCAAATACCAGTTTCTTGAACATCAATGTACTCCTTCAAAAATGTAAATATAAGCACCCAACGTGAGTGCAGTTATTGTAACCGAAGAAATCAGCAGTAGGAAAGTTACTCTCACCCGTTTGCGCCAACGTTTACTCCGGTAGATTTTAGTCTCTTTCAAGTATTTGAAAAAGAAAAATAAAATGAATGTTGTTATTACGAATATGAACAGATAACGGATTAACCCGATCATATTTCCCACCCTGTGCTACGCAGATGATCAAAATAATCGTTGAGTTCGTCAATATCTTCGATATCAACCCAACGATCATCCAGTCCCATATCATTTAGATCTTCTTCAGTCAGATCATGTTGGTATATTTGAACGCCGGAAGCATTACAATAATCCGGCTTGATGTTATTGTTATACTGAAACAGGTCGTAATCGGCCAGAGTATTCTTCAGACGTTGCGCTTCTTCAAATGTTGGAACCTCAACATGAAAAGCGATCCCAGGAACCTGGGGAATATGCCAAACGCGAAATTTAAGTTCAAACGGTTTATTCGACATGGGGTTCTCCCTGAGACAGTATGGTTTTCATCTGTTCACGCGTGATAATTGTTTCAACAAGATTCTCGTCAATCATCATTTCGTTTAACAGATCACAACCCAGCACATGTGGTCGTGCCATATACGGCATCGTGTTGAGTTTTTCTTCAATGTCAAGAACGCGCTTGACAGTCAGACCCATCGAAGAAAAAGGGACAGGATAAAAGAATGAAATGATCTGATTATCCATCCCGTTTGAAAATCTTACCAACAATACATCACACCATACGCCGGACATATTACACCTCCAGACGATTACAATGAGAAAGCGCGTTATCAATCTGTTCCCGAGACAGATATTCCAACGGGTTGCGAGAATACGCATCTAACAGCAGCAGTTGGAGCACAGCGCGATTACGAGTTTCACTCTCCATCATGATGCCGTTCATATGTGGTGAACGGGCTGTCCATACAACATACTGACCTAAATCGTCGTTGGCAGTCAGGCTAATGCGAAACTGATTGCACAATTTGTCGATTAACGCATAATCATATGTGAACGTCCCTTCAGTTTTCCAGCTTGATTTCTTCACCTGAAGAGCTTCACCACGAATTCTGAATTCTAACGTCACTCCATGAGTTTCATTGTCGAAATGAACAACTCTCTGAGTTTCATTTTTCAGAGTCCGGTTCATATTATATGCGAAGAAACGGGCGTCGATCTCCCTATTGCTCATGGAATTAAAATCGATCGGCCAAAATCGTGCACGCATAATCGCGCCTTCTGGCAATACAATTAGTCCATTTTCACGGGAGACATAGCAAAGACGTTTAACTGTAGGGTCAGGATGTTCCACACAATAAACGGAAATTCCAGTGGGAAGGATAGCGTGGGCGACAACACCAGATCTTTCAAAATATAAATTACCCTGGTCAGCCCCGATGATAATACGGCTCTTGTTGTTCATAATATAGATCTCTCAAATAAAGGCGGTTTAATAATAACCGCCCTTGTATTATAGAATTATTTTATATCACCGACATACATGTTCAAACTTTCATCCCATTCTAAACGAACACGAATAGTGCCAGAATCGTTTGGGAAAGACAATTTGTCGCACATATGACGATTTGCATATGTTCCGCTCTTATTAACAGGATAATCTTTACCTTCACCGATTGCGAATCGTTTGAAGTTCCGACTCACCATCATATTGATGTTAGTCCACTGCAATTGTTCCCGTAGGGTTTTGCACAATATAATCTTCCCATTAGACCGGAAAGACACGAATAAATCATTTGGTGAAGAAAATCGTCTTTCTTGCGGACATAACTGCCTGATTGAAATAAATTCAGATTCTTCTTTATTCTCAACCGGAGACTTCACGGGTTCTTCTTTTCGTTTTTCTGCATATTGCTCAACAGCCTTTTGGCTGACAGGCGGCAGATCAATAGAAGGGGAGATGACTGCTGGCTTAATGACTGGTGAAGTACGAGCAGCAACAAGTTTTTCCTGAGCTTCCAGAATTCTCTCTTGGCGAGATTTTGGTCGAGTATCAACCTTGGAGCTGAAATCACAAACCGTAACCCAGTCACCCTGGTCGTTGCGCTTGGCAACCAGAGTTAATTTGTAAATGATGCCCTGTAGCTTGCTTTCACGCATAGTGTCTGCAAACCAGAAAGCGCACCCTTGCTCAAATTTTTCAGCGAAGACCACGCGACCATCATCATGGATCAGAATAACCTTTGCTTTGCTAGGTGCGAACATTTTATTCTTTTCAACGATCGCCTCAGCGATCTTTTTGGTAATGATCATCACGAAATACACCTTTCAGTTCAATGGGGAATAAAATTTTAACCTGAAACTATCTTTGATTTCCAACGAAATTAGTTGCAATTTCACGGCACATAGTCAGATCTTTAATAGTCTGTTTGCTGTTGTCTGCGGCAGATTCCATCATGGGTAAATCAAGCGCATTCTCTATCTGGTCCACACTATAGAGATCAAGGCGTTTCAATTCACCTTCATAATCAGATAAAAGGATTGATGTGTCCTTATCATCCGGATGAAATTGTTGATATGTAGACAACCAAGCAGCACAAATATTCAACTTACTGGCCGGAGCTGCCAATACTTGGGAAGACATGAAAGCGTACAGGAATAACAATAAGATTTTGATTTTCATCTTTCGTTCTCCTTCATCATATTATCACAGTCAATTCTTGTTTGCTTGAGTTCACGCGAAAGCCTTGGGTCGTCTAGATTGACAGACAAATTAGTGGAAAGATCTTTCAAACCATTCTGAACACGGTCTTCATAATAATGATCATTTTCCACTAGCCATGCTCTCAGGCCAAGGGCGCGAGTCCGCCATTCCTTTTTCAGTCTTCGATCAGATTCTTGATCAGCGCTGTATTCAAATACTCGAATACATTGGTTTCCATCATTGATGAGATCCAGCTGACGTCGGCCAACCTGCACACCTTTTTGTAATGCTGGAGAAGGAAGAGAACGGCACTGTCTTACGGTCATTCGTCCTTGTGTACCCATACGACCAGTCATAATAAGATCGCTCGCCTCCATGCCTCCTCGGTTAAATTCTTCGTCGTTCATATATCCTTTCAGGTTGAACGCGCCTTGCTTATATCGATTAAACTCAATACCAGCATTTACAACGGCATCTGTGACATTACCTGTGGCCCAGAGTTCAGCAAAGTTCTCTATGGAACCAGTTTTGTCTATAGCGACGGCTTGGGAGAACCCAGCACAGTAGGAAAGATCAGACCACAGTTTTTCACCTGTGGAGTTCAGCTTGGCGGTGGCAGGAAGTGCCAGACCAGCCAGCACAACCCCGATGATTAAACGTTTCATGGTGATTCTCCTTATTTCATTGGATAAAATGATAGGGCTGTCACCATGTTGAGTAAAGGGTTTCAATAAACTATCGTATTCAGATCAGTATCGACTATCACTGACCGTTCTGTATCGCACACCCTGAAACTGTTTAGCGAGTTTAACAAATTCCATCGCTGGCAAATCAACTTTGTAGACCTTCATGCGCTGTTTGCCGTCCATGTTCAACGCAGCGACAAATCGGTGAGACCCGTCAACAACGTAATTGTCAGAAGACACCCAAACTCGACCCATGGGCTTCTTATTTCTGATCTGCTTCATAATCTTCCAGACCTTCATTTTATTGATTTCGTTCTGGGTAAGACGAAGCATTTTGATGGGCACTTGCGCAGCATCTATAGACACGCCGTTGTCTTCAAGATATTTGTGAAAATCTTCTTGTTTGTCGGCATCGATTTGCGGCATAGAAGAACGAGAAAGCCCGAGGTTCCCAACAGGAATCCTCAGGCCATTTATGATATTCATCCAGTCAATAAAGGATGTAAGAAACATGACACACCTCGGGATATAGGGTTATCCCTTAGTTAGTTCATTCGGACTTAAACAGCAATTCGCGAACAGAAGTCCCAACGTTATTCTGGGCGTTCAACAAACGAGTTAAATCATCCATGTCGTATGCTGAATTGGTGACATGGCCCAAGATAATCGCCAACATTCCCTCCAGCGCTCTCCGATTGTTATTCTCTTCAATGTCAAACTTAATTTCAACAAATCGAGATAGCATTCTGGATTGAGCATGAGTTTCGTTGGTTTTGCTCTGTATAATATCTTTGATTTCCGAACGAGCAATACTTCTTTGATCTGTCATGATATAGTTCCTGAATTTCAAATAGGCGGGGTAATCATACCCCGCCATAATTTATAGAATTAATTGATATACTTCAGAAGAGCGAAGAGGATCGCGGCCTTGGCTTTAACCTTACCGACGACACCCGTTTCAATGTCAACTTCTTCAGCAACCCACTCTTTACCTTTCTTGCTGATAATAACGTCGCGACGCTGAACATAAACTTCCTTGGTCATATAAACACGACGAAAACCTTTAGCGCGGAGTAATCCCCAATTACGATCAATTTCTACGGCTGTTTCTACTTTCTTCTTAGACATGATGTATTTGATACCTTTCAACCTGGTGAACCCATCGTTCGCCAGCTATTGAATAATAGGATATTCTTTAGAAGAAGTAAACCCCTAAAAGTAAAAATCCCCAACAAACGTTGGGGACTTCTATTATTTACACAGGGCAACCACGAGTTCGGCGAGTTCACCCATGGTCGGGTCATCGCCTTTACTGCCCAGCCAGCCGTCTTCGATTTCAACCTGAAACTCTTCTTCCAAGTCCATCACAATTTCGATGGCATCCAGTTCGTCGCCGCCAAGGTCTTTCTTGGTGCGGAGGCCAGCCAGCTTGTCCAGAGCGTCTTCGTTTTGAGCCGCCACGTCATCCAGTAGTTTGCGCTTGTCATCGTCGCGCCACAGATCCATATTCAGATTCTCTGTGGAGTACTGAGCCAGGTGGCGCATCACCTCAACATAAGTCGGTTTGTTGCTCATATTCATTTCCTGAAAGTAAAGGCGGGTTTCCCCGCCAGATGAATTTAGATTTTGACTTCTTTTTCGGCCAGTTCGGCAGTGACGGTGTATTTCACCCCATCAACTTCCACATCCATAGTGGATTCTTCCAAATCCAGGTCGGTAAACCAACCATGGCCTGCAACAATCCCATAAACTACCTTGGACAGCGTTTTGTTCAGGGCGCGGACTTCGTTAATGGCCGCTTTTGCTGCGTCTCCGATCCAGCTTTCAATCAGCTTTTTCTGAGTCTCTTCAGGTACGCTGGTGATCATTGGCGATTTAACGAAAGCGTTGTATTCGGCCAGAGCATTAGCAATCAACTGATCAGCGACATTCAGTTTTTTACCGTCCGTCTGTTTTTTGATAACAGACGCGATGCTCGGCAGTGAAGATGCGCCTTTGATTTTCACATTCAATTCACGACTCATATAGACATCGGTTGATTCTACAGAAGAAGTCTTCGGTGAAAATCCATAGTCGCGAATGCCGTTTGCTGACAGGAAATCAGCCGCTTCTTTGCCATATTTTGAAGCCAAACCAGCAGCATTGCCTTTACCAACCAGCTCATCACGATAGAATTTCAGAACTTTTTGTTTCGCCTTCAATGCTTCACGGTGCACATTGTCTGCAAAGAATTCAGCAGCACTGATATTCTTTGTCATAGCGCGGTTAACCATTGGGACACTTTCCAGATTTACAATGAAGACTTCCGGTCCACCAAACACATGAACACCCATGGCAGTCAAATCCTGTGCCACCTTAGCCCGAACAATCGGAGAATCCGCAGTGATAGGCATTGTTTTCAGGTTGATGATACCATCCTTGACAATGGTGTAATTGCGATAACGCCAGGTTCCCAGCTCTTCAGGAAGTTCATATTTCTTCTGTACAAACTCAGGCACAACAACCGTTCCGTGTTGAACTGTCTGCACACTGATGTTAGGGCGTTCTGAATTATAGACCAAATTGCTGATCGGGACAATCCCTTTATCATCTGCTGGATTGAATTCGGGGGTCCAATCTTCGTGCTCGGCCAGTTTGAGCGCCAGGGCTTTACGCTCTTCTTTAGAAGTCGCATTCGCAATCTCTTCGGCCAACTTGTCTTCGGTGTCATCAACTTTCTGTACAGTACCGCGCCCAATGCTCTTGTAAGAGAATAGCGGATGCTTGGTGACGATAGAGACATCTGCTTCAGCCAGATACGTCAGAACATCAACAATGGTGGTGGCGTCTTCAGCCGGAACCATATTATAATCGATGCCATCAACTCCTCGCAGAGATTCGTCTACGATAGCCTGAGTCAGATCAACTTTGATGTTGGAGTAATCCTGCTTGGTGAAACAGTTGCTGTACTGTTTGATGAAGCGGACGTCACCCGTCTTCTTCAGCGCGGCCCAGACCAGATCGGCGTCCATGGTGTACACGCCATAGAATGCCAGCACGTATGCCGCTTGGGTGTCTGCCAGATTATCCAGCTGGTCGATCATGTTGGGGTTTACAACCCACAGCTGAGAAACGCTTTCAGGGATGCTGACGTGGCCAATCGGGTGTTCTTCATCAGGTTGTACGGCTAAAACAGTTGCCACGCCGTTTTCAACGTAGATGGCATGAGTGTAAACCAGGGGAACATCAACAACCACTTTCGGCGTAGATGATTTCAGTACATTTTCCAATTCGGTCTGATATTCATTCTGGCCTTCGGCGAATACGTGGGTCGCACCAGAACGTTCTGCCATTAGCGCCAGCAGTTCGCGATTACAATACCAACCGTATTCGATGAAGGTAATGTTATCAAACGCTTTGGGCAGTACTTCAGCGGCATCCAGGATTTCATTAGAACGCCAGCAGTTGTCATATCCGTCGGTCATGAATGCCAGGTTGTTAACATAACCAGGTTTATTCAGACTAATGGCAGTTTCCGCAGCCAATTTCAGCGGCTCAACAAAACCAGTACAACCAGAAGGCTTCAGGAAACGGTCAATTAGATTATTGATCTCACTGAGATCAGTTGCACTGTTAATCTGACGTCCGGCAAATACCGTTCCGAAATCACCGCGAGATGAAAAGTAAAGGATGCTCACAGTATCTTCCGGTTTCACCAGGGAAGGCAGGTTCTCCTTCAGATGCTTACGGACTTCTGGAAGTGAACGATACATGGAACCGGAGATATCCACAACGATTACATGGTTAGACGGCGCGACGGTCGCAACCGCATTCTTAAATGTTAATGATTCAATCATCGTTATTACCTTCTTTAGTGGTATGGACGGCTTCACCTTCCGGCTTCGCCAGCATGTGTTCTATGAATTCGCGATTAGTCTCAATCTGACTCATCAGCGTTTCCGATGGAGTAAAGCGGCGGTCGAGGTTGTCGACACCCGCATTTTTGAATGGTTTGGACATTTCTCGACCTCAAACGGGGAGTTCCCTCCCCTTCAGTTATCAGATTTGTGAGGCCAATTCTACCACCAGAGGAGCGGCGCGGACACGCGCATCTTCCAGCGTTTGGGTGTTGAAGAACTTGCCATCGCGGTACACCAGCTGGTGCTGGTTGTCGGCGTCTTGCACCTGATCAAAGGTGATACCGTCAACCAACACTAGTTTACCCTGAAAGTCTTTAATGACTTTAAGGAAACCACGCGCAGACTTTTTAGTCCCGCCTTTGTCGGTCTTCGGCTCTTTGAAGATTTCGCGGAATTCACCGTTCACCTTACCAGCCGTCGCTTTCACTGCCGTGCCAGTACTGTCACGGGTGTTCATCTGGTAGGTGTAGGAACCGATACCGAACACCACGTTGATGGAAGCGAAGTTCCGGCCAGCCAGACGGCTAAAGATCTGGTCTTCACGTGCCAGGGTGATGGAATCGCCGTAGATCAGACCGATGTGTTCGTCCAACAGGAAGTGACCAGTTTCAGTCTGGGTTCCGCCAAAGATCTCCCACAGGCGCTGGATAGAGCCGACCGCTTCTGAACGACTGATGATATTGCGGTCATCTGCCATCAGAGAGTTGATCGTGCCTTCGCCTGTGATCAGGTGATATGTGTTCGTCTCTTCGATGTGGATGACTTCGGTGCTGCTGGACACGCTGCTTAACTGAAGCGTCCCGCGATTGCGGAATGATTCAATGCGGTAGCCGCCAACGATGTGTACAGGGTCGCCCGAGTCAGGGCGGATCACGACTTTACCGTTACGCGCCATGATAATGTCTTTCAGGCGAGGCAGATAGTCGTCGATGACCTGCCAGTAATCCCATGCGTCGGACACGATGCTGACGATGCCATCAGGATACACGTCCTGCACCAGGCGGCGGAAGGTTTCGAATTCACCATCCTTCGTGCCCATGCACATCACGGCGTGTTCGGTAGCCGCAACAGAGCCGGCAACAACATAGTCTTCGTCGATGTCTACGCCATAATACTCTTCTACGAAGTCCAGGGCAGGGTTGGTGTCGGTGCCTTTGAAGAATACCAGATGGCCAGAACCGGAAGACGCGGCATCATGCCAACCGCTCATACCACGGAAGGAGAAGTCGTGGCCTTGGTAATCGATGAACCAATGGTCTGGTGACACACCCGTAGCGATAGCGGCTTTCACCATCAGCGCCTTATAATGCAGGGCGATGGTGGCGTTCGTCATCGGTTTCCAGATCTCGGAACTGAACACAGTCTCCAGATAGTTGGTCAGCCAGTAGAACTCCGGCAAGGTGTTGAACATCACATACACCGGAACGCCATACGGACACATGGTGCCTTCGGGCAGAGCACGGACTTCGATAGGCAGGTAGCCGAGGTCGTGCAGGGCTTCGATATGCTCTGTGCCGACGCGGCCTGGACCAAGCACTTTGTTCATGCGACGGGCATATTTCTTCAGCACCTTGGCTTTCGGGCGCTGGAAGAACGCTTCATCAAACAGTTCATGGAACCAGGTCATGAAGCCCTGGATGCCCCAGACCACCACGCCGTTCTTCGGCAGGTGAGAGTTGAACAGTTTGTTGGAGCGCGGAGTTCCGTTGGAGAACACCAGCTCGCTGCCTTCAGGGAATTGATAGATATGCCCTGATTTGTAGAAGTCGATTGCATGGATTGGATCTAAGTGGCGCATGCTCATTTTACACGTCCTGTATTTTCAGTTTTGAATGGAAGACCGTCGGCGGTGATGTTCTCCCACCAGACAGTGTCGGCATACACAGCATCGTAAATCCCGTCGAACACAGAGAGACCTTTGCTGAAGATGCCATGGGTAACGAAGAGCGTCATGTGCTTAGGCTTGTGCTTCTGAAGCTCTTTGCCCAGCTCAACAAACGTGCGCCCGCCGTCGCAGATGTCATCGACCACAACCAGATAGCGGTCTTTGATCAATTCAGGGTTTGTAATACTCACCCCAATGATCTCGCCTGTCTTGGTGTCACGGTTCTTGTGTCCGTAAATGATAGGAACACCACCCATAGACAGGCTGAGGGTTTCGGTCTTCTTGGCCGCGCCGCCGTCGGGGGCTACCAGCACAGCATTGTTTCCACGGATGAACCAACCCAGATACTGGCGAACAATGTAATCCTGTTGTACGACATGGGCGTTGTTAATCAGAGAGGTGACAACATGGCTGTGTGGATCATAGATGGCCACACGGTCAAAGTTCATGCTATTGATAAACTCAGCAGCCCACTTCACAGACAGAGGTTCACCAAAGTCGCAATGACGATCCTGGCGAGCATACGGGAAGTAAGGGATGCATGCATGGAAGGTGGTCATGCGATCCACATTACTCAGCCCACGCACAGCATTGACTAACAACGCCAGCTCAATAAAGTCGGCTGATGATTTAATGTGGGCGTCAATCTTCACCTTCTGGACTTTGGCGACAGGGATACCCGCCTTTTGGATCTTGACGTGTTCTTCACCGCCTGGAAAGGTGAAGTGTTTATAGAACACATCTTGGTCGTTCAATTTCAAACGAAACATAATGTAGCCTCATGGTGTATTGTACAGCCGTATTATACTGTGGTTGTTAAATGAAACGCCCGGCAAATATACTGGGCGTTATTGTTATTGAAAGGCTTAGGATAAGTCAGATCACTTGAAGGAGTCTACGATGCCTTTGAAGATGTAGTCCTTGGTGCGCTGCTCAACAGGGAGTTCGTTGTAAGGGCGCATGCATGGGTGAGTCTTCTTATCGAAGTCTTTGACATCACCGTACACCCATCCCTCAGACTCCTTCTGCGCCAGCCAGCTTTCATGCGACTCGCTAGGCTTACGTTCACCAGTGAGATGGAAAATAACGCCTTTACAGGCACTCTCACGCTGCCAGGCCGGGGCTTGTTCCCAAGGCATTTGAGAGTCATCACCGACAGACTCACAATAGGCGCGGTTGGCTTCATGGCAGGTCTTAGCAATACGCTGCACCAACGGAGAGTAGATGAGGTCGAGTTTGGAGTTGGCGCGAAGGAAGTCGCTCACAGCCTTACGAGATTTGTCATTGTGTCCGTCAATAACGAGATCCATGTCTTCCGGACCACAGACGAAGGACGCCATATACGATTGACCGTTTTCCGCTTTGAACATCACGTCTTGAATCAGCACGTTGTGTCCGAGGTGATACGCCGGACTGAGAGCGCTTCTGCTTACGATGTATTGGTCGATCCTGATTTCAGCTGTTTCCACCGCCTTGGAGAGCAGTTCTTGTTCAACAAGCGCACGATATGCCTCCAGCTGCCACAGCTGGTCGAAGGTGTTATTGTAGGAAATCTCTTTGCCCAGGGCTTCATCGAAGTTGGCCGGGTCTATGGATGTGCTGGGCTTGGTGCCGTGAACGACGAAGCCGTTATCCATCTTGAAATGACAAGTGATAGCCCGGTGACCGCCGACTTCGCGGTCTTCGTAAATCACCTCAGCGATATGTGACTTCAGGACTTCAGGAGTGAGTTTGATGCCAGTACGAGTTGTCATGTGTTATCCTATGATATTTGTTTACAGACCTCCACTACTTTACGGCACATGACGATATCGAACAAGCCGATATGGCAATCGCGCTTCTTGATCCCCAGATTATGAGCCAGCCAGCTGTAAGCATCACTCCTGCTCCTCTGCCCACTTTTCCAGATAGGGTCAAACGACCTATGAGCTTCCTGCTTAGCAGCACGGAGAGCGGCATTCGCCATCCTTCCCAGAGGGGTCTTTCCATCCCCATGGGTATGGCAACCCACACGAGCGTCACATGGAGTGCATACCCAGAACTTCAGTTTGTGTAGATCTGGGCGATGAGGGTAGAGTACATCACCACTGACGTATTTGGCAGGTTGACCGCAGTAATCACAGATGACAGGTTTCATATTCTTTGTCCAAAAGAAACCCCGCACATGGCGGGGTTTCTTAGGCCGACAGATTATTTCAGGAGTTTTTCCAGTTCTTCAACAGAGAGACCTTCCAGTTCCTGCTGTTTCTTACGCTGGATCAGTTCCATGATCGCCTGGTTATTCGCTTTACGTTCGGCGGCGGTTGCGCTTTCGTCACGTTCTTTCAGTTTAACACCGATGATCGCTTTCACGATATCGAAACGCAGTTGTAACTGAGAGTCGACTGCGCTTTTCACGCCGATGAAATCTTCTTCATCGCTGGCGGCTTCCTTCACCTGACGGCTGAGGTCTTTCGCCAGTTCGTTTAGGGCATTCAGGTTCAGATCCCAAACCTGCTCAACAGACAGCAGACCTTTGTTAGAGTTGAAACGCAGTTTTAAACGGGTTGCTTGATCAAACATTTCATTGTTCCTTATTACGAATTTGTGGTAAAAACAATTAGAAAATGACTTTTACAGTACGGTTAAACGCGCCGGACACTTTGACGAACACGTGGTTGCGTTGCGTCGTCGAGAAGCCCAGACCGGACAGCTGGTCAGTGCTTGGCTGTACTTTAATCTTACCTCCTAACATTTCAAAAACCTTGCGGTGTTTATCCAGTTCCGGCTTCAAATATTCGTTGTAGAAGCCACGGGTGCCGACCGGGTTGGCACAACCTTCCAGGATGAAGAATACATGCTTGTTGCCTGTCTGCTCGCCATCCCAATGGTTTGGTGAGTTCAGAACCAGCTGTACCTTCTGGAAGACCGAGGTCTTGATGCCCCAGATTTCCTGAGAGCGAGCATCGTCTTTCAGGGTAGAACTGATGTCGACCACCTGACCAGCGCGTACCTGAACCACAACAGCCAACGTGCGATCTTTGTTACCCAGACCAGGATGCGAGAAGCGCTTGGTCTGGCCTTTGTATTCAACTTCGATTTCGAAGCCCACATCGCAGGTTTCGCGCTTGCTGTAGTTGGTGACATAGAACTCATAGTTCCCGTCACGCAGCTTGCGTTCATCGCTGAAGAAGATGTTCTCCACCGGACGGCGATTTGGGTCAATACCGTCCATGCCGTTCATGTCGATGTCCAGGGTTGCACCAGTTGCCGAACGACGGTTGTTGAAATACACGTGGTTGTGAAGAGGATCGTTCAGGCTCAGATCCAGGTCGTCGTTGTTATGCCATGCCAAAGACACACGGAGGAACCCGTCTACGTTGCCGCCTGCGGTCTTCACGCGCTCTTTGATGGAGTCGGCTACTTCGCCATTGTACGACCAGCTGAAGCCATTGTTCCACTTGAACAGGTTAGGAGCACCTGCCGTAGCTGGAGCAATCAGAGACATCAGGTTGCCAGTGTGAGAGTTCTCAACCAGCACTTCCAGGGAATGCGCCTTTGGCAACACGTTGGTCAGGAAGTCGTCGATGGTGATCTCTTCAACCTTGTCCAGGGACTTGGTCGGAGTCTTCACTTCAGACGCCAGCTGAGCAAACGGGTCCATCTTCTTCTGTGCTGCCAGGTCGGCGAACAGAACGTTGTTGATGGTCAGGTCGTCATACACGGCATAACGGCGACCCAGGGATTCAGTCAGACCCAGCGCTTCAACTTCTTTCTGTGCATTTTCGATCATAGACTTCGTGACCAGCGCGGTCGGGCGCTTGTAGTTCGTCGGAGCGACTTTGGATTCGAAGGACTTCACGGCTGTTTCCAGATCGCGACCTTCGTTGAGGTCTACCAGAAGAGAGCCAATCACGGTATTACGAATGCCATGAGGAGTATGACCGTTTGCGCGGTAGCCAGTGCGCCAAGCCCACACAGCGCGTTTCTCTTCTGCAGTTTGTTCGTACAGAGTCTTGTTCACCACGAACGCCTGCATTACCGCTTTGTGCTCTTCACCGCGATACAGAGAATTCTGATCGATCAGTTCCAGAACGATTTCGGCTGATTCCAGAGACAGTTCACGCAGACCGCGCTCAAACACTTCAATCGCCTGGCGGATTTCACCCTTCTTAGAAGCGATGTCATCCGCCCGCAGCACATAGCTGCCCAGCAGTTCGGTGTGGAAGTGGTTGTAGGTGCGAACGTTGCCGTCTTTCATTTCGTGGTTCGACTCAACACCAACTTTCTTAGTGTCGTTGAAGTACACGTCGACGATTGCGTGCTGTTTGACATACGCTGACAGCGCCGCCGCAACAACATCATATTCATTACCCAGATCAATGTTGTCCCAGATAGAAATTACGTTCAGCTCTGAATCGATGGTGACAACACCGCCGATGTTACGGATGAATTGTTTACAGCAGGTGCAATCGTGTTCAGTACGTTCGCGGTACAGCGGGTTAGTGCCTTCAGGGAAGGACGCCAGATACAGATCCCAAAGAGCATCTTTATCGATATTGGTCATGAACAGACCAGTTGCGGACATCGCCAGCACGTTGTTATTAACTGCCGTTGCGAAGGGTTTGAATTCTGCCATGGTATAGTCTTCCTGTTTCAGTTCAAAGTGAGCGCCCTTATCGGGGCGCGTCGTTAAAGTGAGGTCAATAATACGCTGAAAAGATTTATTGAAAAGTTTAAACGGGAATCATGTTTACTCGAATACTTCTGAACCGTTTCCCGTCATAACTGGTGTAACCAACAACCGTAACTGATCTTGTTCCCTTTGGATAACCCTTTGGAGTACTCACAACGCGCACAGGGCGCTTGCTTTCTTTATCGTATTTCGAAATCAATTTCAAAAGATGTTTATCGATCTGGCTTAAACTATCACCATACACGGTATATTGATATTGCTCGCAATTACCCAACAAAATGATAAATTTATAAATTTTGTCGACCAAAGATCGACATTTTGGATCATCATAATGATGCCGACAGACTTGACATTCATATTTCCCAGTATTCATGTTGAACAATTTTGTCGCCCGACTTGAACACGCTGGGCATACTTTCCATGAACGATGATGTTTTACGGGTTTCATTTTTTCATCTTCTCTAACAGATTAATAGAACGAACGGGAGTCTTCTGTAATGGCTGATTAACTTCACCACCATTATACCCCACCTTTCCTCGAGGTTTCTCCCCGCGCATCACCGCCTCAACGCAGCGGGTATATTTCTGAAGTTCACAGAACATGTTCTCCAGCTGCATAACATTCATGCAACGGTCTTCCGGTTCTTCTGCCGACCAAAATTCATTACGTTTATACCCATACTGAGCGAACAATTGATCTTGATGATCACGAACCCAGAATATGCATTCTTCATGCGTCATGCCGTCCTTGTCCAAAAATAACAGATCGATACCAGCACGGCAACCTGGACCAGCGATAGTGAAGTGGTTTTCACTGAATGGATATTCATCGATGTATGTAAAATCAACCCAAATCTGGTATGCCAAGAATGGTCCAAGCCCCTCAATATCGTCATACATCGCCTGGTAAACAGAGTCGGGACGGCTAAATTCCCTGAGGCGATCAAAATAATGAGGGTGTTTGTTGACGAATGCCTTCAAAGAGCGGATGACTCGCATCGGCATGTATGGTTCCCAGCCTTCTATTTTGTATTCACCAGGATTATCTTCAGCCAGCTTCTTGGCAACCTTGTAATCCATTTCATCTATAACACCGCCAACACGGTGTACCTTAACCATCATCCCACCGAAGCGCTGCTCCTTGTGGTTGACAACCAGCTCAGGGAAAGCTAGGCATTGCTTCAGGCCGCCCGTGTTGAAGGCATTGGTGAACACTTTACCACCATTGGCCTCAAATTCCTGAAGTTGATTGCGGGTTACATCAAGATCGATGTTTGCGAACTCTTTGATAGTGCGAGCACCGCCGATAGCCTCAATCGGTGCCCAGAGATTGTACATGCGGAACAACACACAGTTGAACATCTTGTCTGCCATGCCCAGAGCATCGTTCTTGACAATGTTATTGATCAGGTTAAGAGACTGCCTGTCGTGCTCTCTCCGGACGTTACAAAACTTGACTTGCCGTAGTATAGGATTATTGGTCCAGGGAGCAGGAAGACGCTGGACGTCCTTTCTCACGTGGATCTGGTAACGATCGTGCATCCATTCGTAAGACCACTTTACAATCTGCTGGTCCAGGACGGGTTTGGCAGATTTAATTTTAGCTTCCCGAACACCGCAATAAGGAATGTCACACGGTTTATCTTTCATGGTATCCTCTCTAGAATACAAAAACAGAGGCCATTATAGCCTCTGTTGTTTAGTGAATAACTGTATATCTTAATCGATACGGGTCAGCTGGGTGATAGATGATTGCACTGGGCTGGCCACATAGATACGGACGTTGGCTTTCCATTCACCCCACAGGAGAGGCAGAGTTGGGAAGTTCACTTCGTTCAGCTCAAACACAGGGATGTAACTCTCCAGCGCTTCCCCAGAGTACGCTGGGAAGCCCATCTCGGCATACTGAATGATCTCTTCTGGGAAATCGAAAGGCGCGAAAGCAACACCCATGGATTCATTTATACCCATTTGGCCTGCGGTGGCAGTGCCCGTCACGATGATTTCTGTGATCTGGCGCTTAGGCTCGGCAGTCAGCATATCACTGAAGTCAGGCTCTTTGAAGGTGGCCATGTTCTTCAGGAACTTCCCAGCGGGGTACTCTTTGCCACGGATAGTTACCGTGTCCACCACTTTGATACAAGCCTGAGGGAACTGGCCTTGGATTTCTAGTTCGCCTTCGATGAACCCCAGGTCATAATAGTATTGCAGCGCCGGACCGACTTCATCTGCGCTACGGATGAACTTGCTCATGTTGGATGCATAAACGCGCTGTAAGCACTCGTCGCCGTCGAAACCAGAGATGTGCGCCACGCCGTCGTTGACTGTTGTGATATCACCCTGGGCGTCCAGAATCTGGCGCATAATGTCTTTGATGTCAACAGCAGAAGGTTCTTTCAGGACTCGTGGAGATGCAGTGAACTCAATTTTCACATCGTGGTCGAAATAAGCCGCTTCCAGTAATTCGCGGGTCTCTTCCAGAACCAGTTTGGCCTGATTGCGAATTTTACCGAAGTCAGGGGCTGTAATATCTCCAGCCGCATTACCAAAAGCCAAATTCAATCTCACGTTTTTATTAAATGTAGTTGTCATAATATAGCGACTCCAGTTATTCGCTTTTTGCCCGACTTGGGCGAATGGTGTATTTTGGAACCAATTTCCACTCAGAAACTTGGTCATGTTTTACAACTTTGATCCGAGACATGTCAGCCACTTCGGTTATTTGTTCCGGATGCAAGATCTTAACCATATTCCATTGCTCCAGAAGCCGTATAATCCGATTCATACGCAGGACATCTTCACGCGTAAAGCCGTTGTAGTGCCCATCTAGCATGAACAAATGCTTGAAATGCACGATGTGATATCTGCCAAATTTATGCAGAATATGGCACGTTTGATACAAGGTGTTAGGCTCTTGACGAGTGTTAACCCCTATCCGACTCAGCGTTTCCTTGATACCCAGGAAAATCCCTGGTTTGTCTTGGTTCAATTGAACTTCAACCATACAGTCAACAATGCTGGCCTCATCGTTGACAGCTGAAAGTTTTAAGATGTCCAGCGTATTACGCGCCATGACTCATACCCCTTTAACAATTATTTGAATTACTTAGCCTTGCGCGGTTTGGCTTTTTCGTTGCTGTTGGAACGTTCGACCTTCGCCTTGATTTCAGCCAGGACTTCTTTCGGCAGGAATCGAACATATTCTGAAGCCTTTTCAGGACTGATGTAATAATACTCAGAAATCAATTTTACATCAGGATCCATAGCTCCCTTCTTAGACCACTTGTCATAGCGACGTTTTGCCGGAATGCTATGAAACGCCAGGTTCCATTGCATCCAAGGAGTAATGGCATGAAAGCGGTTCATTTGTTCAGCAACCACAAGCGTGTCTTTACTCTGGGCAAGGCCGCGCCGAGTCATGAAAGGATCAAAAGCCTTTCTGATTTCGGGGTCTTCGGTCATCAACAGATTCTCTTTGGTGCTATTCAACGCACCGAGGTAATCGAACAGTGACGGAGCGGCCATAATATTACTTCCATTTGATGTTGAGCATGACGTTAGTCAAGAAGTAAACGCCGTGTAACCAGACGTCGCCGACGGAACGATGTTCAATCTGAGACTGACCACAGACACATACCAGATCAGGGATTGACTCTTTTTGAATCAAAGGAGTCTTTTCCTTGTTCTGGGGAACGCAGAAATGGAAGAAACGGGAATAAAAATCTTCAGTGATGTAGTTTTGGTTGTCGGTCACCCACTGCTTCATCCCAGCCCAATCATTGGTTTTCAGGAAATCAACCAACGCTTGGAATTCCCCTGCTTTAACCTGTGCCAGAGCGCGTTCATCGATTTTACCAAACGTGGTGGCATTATCCTGAAGAGTTCCCATAATTTTGCGATTATCTGGGAAATATGCTTTCACAATGGAAGCAATTACACCAGCTTCATACGGAATACCTTCCTCTGTCAGGATAGTTGCGCAACGACGCATGAATTGGAGTTTAACTTCATCTGCTTCCTTTTCGGACCAGATAAAATCAATTTCACGACAGCGGGAACGCAGAGGTTCGTTAACGCGCTGTTTCGCATTAGTCGTCAGGATGAAGGAGCAGTTTTTGGAGACTTTCTCTACGATGCCTTTCAGGGATTCCTGCGCCGCCATGGAAAGTCGCTCAACTTCATCGAGGATAACGACTTTGCGGCCACCGAAAACACTGACGCCAGTTGCGTATTGAATAACACGGTCACGGATGACATCAATGCTGTTATCCAGTGACGCATTGATCATCAACGGTTTGATGCAACCGATTTCGTTACACACAGCCAGAGCAGAAGTAGTCTTGCCCGTACCAGGCTGAGGGGAATAGAACAGCATTGAGGGGATGTTTCCATTGCCTGATGTAACATAGCCATGGATTTTTGCACGGACGTCTGAAGGGAGGACGATCTCATCCAGATTGTCAGGGCGATATTTGTTTTCCCACGCGTATTGATCTGTGACGATAGTGATGTTAGACATTGCAGCCTCTTTAGATAAAACGTTTCAAAGGGCGGGGAAACCCCCGCCACCGATAATAAAGCGCCGAATCGTTATTGATTAATCCAGCTGCATGCCGACGTAATAGTTGATGGTGCCATCTGCGGATTGGAAGTTAACCAGTTGCATTTCGGCACAGGCGCGGATCACGTAGTTGCCTTCGATCATTTTCAGGTTGACCACATCAACAGGCATAGCAAAATCACCCAGAGTTGTTTCACCCAACTCAACAGTGTAATCGTTGGAATTATCGATAGTAGTGGTCGTGCCCACCAGACGAGTTTTACCGCCGCTGGCAACCAGACGTACAGTTTTGTGGCCCAGAGTAGAACAGGCGCGGGTCAGCTCTTTCATTTTTTCAGGAGTGACCGTTGCTTCGAATTCTACAGACGGGAGATCGATGCTGTCTGCTGGAACGACCGTCAATTCTTTAGCGGAACGCCAGAATTGCAGTTGGGAGTTTTCACCTTTCAGCAAAATGTGGTCTTCTGACATTTCAATTTTACCGCCTTTGAAACTCGGAAGACGCTGGATTGCCAGCAGTTTGGTGAGATCTAGAATTGGGAATTCGAACGGGAAGTCTTCGTCGATATCAGCGATAGCGATAACCGTACTGGAATCGTTAACGGTGCGCAGCTTTTTACCAGGTGCCAGAACGATAGAGGGGCAGATGGTTTCAAAGTTAGCCAGCAGTTGTAAAGTGCGTTCGGAGAGAGTGATCTCTTGCATTGTTTATATCCTCAAAATATAGTGGGGTTCAAGTCATGTTTGACGCAAATTAGTATCGCGTGTTTGCAGTTATAGAACAAGTGTTAAAATGCCCTACGCGCGATAAATAAATGCCTGACGGCATTTATAGTATTCTGTTTTAATAAAAACCTTTCTTTATCAGTCTACTCGCTTCGCTCGTGATAATACTCGTTGCTCGCAAAGCTCACAACTCGTATATTACGCACGGATTGTTCAACAAGAAAGCGATTTTTATTCAACAATTAAAATATTTTATTTGGTCTAAACAGAGCATGACATTATTATGTAGCCAAGTTTGCTAACACGCGAGAAATACATATGAAGCAATTTGTTGGTTTATACGCAGTAGGGGAAGACCAAGAAGCAATTCTTTCCATATCAGAACAACGTTCGTCATTAAAAGGCGTTTATTTACAAAGCCTTTTCTGTACATCGGGGTTTGTTGTGACACCGATTATGGTGATACCATTACTCCCAAATAACAAAGGTCTGTATGTTGGCATTATTCAACAAGGCCAGGCGCGGGAAGTGAAAGTTGTTCCACTGCTGGCATCTAATGAAGAATTGTTTTCTCAGATTCTTGAGCCGAAAGTGCTACAACAATGTATTGGCACGATCGACTGTTTATTTGGTTCCAACAAAGAAGGCGAGGCAACCCCCGCCTATGTGAACCAAGATCTTTGAAATAGTTAGAGCGCCACTTTTTTCATTTTAACAGGGTGGCGCTCCATAAGATAAAATTTATATCTCTCATGAGAATGCCTGAGAGCATGGTTGTAGGAACCGTTGTAGCGCAGGTTGTCTACCAGGTCCCAGATTCGCGCAACATCCTTAGAGGAATGCTGACGCATCAAACGCCCCAATGTCTGTATAACACGGATATAAGATTTGCTGGGATGGGCCAATATCAGATGATGGAGTTTTTTGATAGATACGCCCTGTTGCATAGTACCATATGATGCCAACAGTGTTATATCTTCCCCTTCTTCCATAGCAGCCTGAATCTGTTTACGAACTTCTGTCTTGACTTCCCCGTTGATGACGAATACGTTTTTCTTGACTGCCGATAGCATTTCATAAACCAACATCATGTGTGCATCGATACGTTCGAACATTACTGCGACGTTCCCTTTCAAAGATAGAGCCATTCGGGCTATCAATTCATTGCGGCGTTCGTTAGCAATGAGGAATTCTATTTCCTTTTGATACTCAGCACCATGCATTTCAATACAGTCTGCCATAGGATGTATGACTTCAATCATATTAACATTGATGTCTGCCGCATATCCTAGATCGATTAAATCGCGCGCTGTAATAATTTTATGATATGCACCAAAGTGAGCAACGACTTGTAACCCTGCGACCTTTGTATTCGCCAGGGTTCCAGTTACTCCCAATCTTTGGTCAGCATTAATGCAGTTGTTCAGGATATAAGATAGCTTTTCAGATTTAGATGTGTGTACTTCGTCGACAACAATATCCCCAAATTGATGGAACCATTCTTTGGGCTGATTCTGAATACCCTGCCAAGTGGAAATGACTATGGGCTTGAATATATCCTTTGTTGCACCTTCACATATCATCTGGACATTCATCATGGTATTCCAATTTGTGCCATGGCTGTATTCCTCAAAGTTGTCATACAACTGAGTCACCAAGTGAATGGAAGGTACAACGATCAACGTCTTGAGATTGCTTTCCAGTGCCTCTCTGCGTTGCCTGTAGTAACGCGCCATGATGTACAAAATAAACGATTTACCCGCGCTCGTAGCCGCTTCTAGCACGCATCTGGATTGGCGTATTGCTGTGGCCACTGAGTCGAATTGATAGTCGCGCACTGTTGCGATTTGGTATTGCTTGTTTTCATCACGGTAAACAGCGTTCAGGGAATTGATAAATGTATGTATCTCTTCGTCTGGTATATCTTGGATATATTTTAAGGCGGGATCTAATTTGATGGTGTAACCATTCATCTTACAGAACTTAAACACCTCAAACAACAGACCGATGTCTATAAGGCCAGAACTCTTTGTGAACAAGCGTACCACGCCATCCCATTTACTGAAGGGATTCGGTTGGAAATTGGGATCTTCAAATTTGAAGTAATCGTTGAGTTCTTCACGGATATAATCCTCGGCGAGGATCCGCATTCTAACTTCGTTCACTTTGACTATTTGGATCTCAGACATCACTAATTTCCCCCAATATTATGGAGTATTTAGCGATCCGCCCAGATTCCGTTCTGTTCTTTATCCATTTTGTGATACAGGCGGACACGGTCAAACATTTTAGAAATAACGTCTTTGCGATCGAATTCGATTATGGTGGGAACAAGGGCATTTTCGTTGGATATAATATTGATTAAACGCTCTATTTTGACGTTAAACATTTGTTGAAACATGACTGAGTACAGGCATAGTTGAATGCTGTAATCTTCTATCATGCTCCGAGTTTTCAGGGTGTTGGATGTTTTGAAATCGATTATGCTTGGAATTCCTTCGTAAACCCCGATGAGGTCAACACGACCAGCAAGACCCAGGACTTCGCTATATAACGGAATCTCCTGTGCATATATCTTGCTCATTTTGTTAAGGTAGGGGAAAACCTGTTTGAACATAAACACGTATTCCCCTGCAGCTTCCAGAACTTCTTTCATTGGCCTGTTTTTGAGATACAACTCACAAGCCAAATGAAGTTTTTCCCCACGGTCTGCGCAACGATGTGTTTCTATATCAGCAGCTTCATGTCCCAACTTGTCCCGCCAGGCTTCTAACCATGTGTGGTCACCAGTACGCCCTAACATGGTCGTCACTGAAGTCAGTTTGACTCCAGTGGGAGAAACATAGTGACGACCATTTTCGGTAGTTACGCAAGTCAGTTCCTTAAACGGCAAGGAATATTGCTGAAATGTATGATGACGATTTTCAAAGTTATTAAGTTTGCGCAAAGCGTGTAGAGAAACCATTACATCCCATCCAAATATTTTCGCCAATCAATCGCATTTTTCACTTCATAGCCGAGTTTGTTCAAACGATCTAAGCAACTTTCGATGAACTTGACTTTGGCTTTCTGCTCTTGAAGCATGCTAGACAATTCGATATAATCATCATCAGCTTTTACCCACACATCTATATCAGATTTCAGGGGGCGAACTTTTAATGGACGTTCAACATAAACGTTGGGTGGCAATTCCCCTGCATAAAATCGGCGTAAATAGAGATCTATTTGGCGGAATTTGCCAGTTAGATATTCCAGATATCTTCCTTCACGAATATAATGGCGTTGCACAGCCATCCACGAACGACCAATTTTCAATGATATTTGGTCTAAATTCATGTCTTCAGGATTCACCGAAATAAGAGGATCTAATTCCGCCATTATATCTTCGGTCTTCATTGTTTCAAATTTTGTTTCGCTCATGATTTATTCCCTGCTGTTTCAACTCTCTGTATTATAACTTATTGTTTATCAATTTCGCGGGTGACGCGAGTCGGAGTCAGTTTCAAATATTTGAACGTAACAGTCGTGACCAGTTGGGGAACTGCAGCATCCACATCCACCAATACGTTGTCCAAAGCTGTGGGACGGGCTTCTTCCAACAACAATTGTAGACCAATAGGTCGATTCATGTTATCAAGAAGGTCGATGGTGATGTCGCGGCTGACAGCTAAATCAGATCCAGCATTGGACGCAATCCAATTGTAAATCTGTTCCCAGTTGTACCAACTCTCATCGATAACGAACGTAAATACGATGGGGTCATACGTGAGACGTTCTGAAGGTATGGAGTTGAGCACATCACCAGGGGATGGTCCCTCGATACCTTCAGAATACACTCCAGGAATACTGAAGTCATGTATTGAACGAGTAAGCAATATCAGGTCTCCGATAGTTAAGCGCCATTTATCGGAAGCCGCGAAATTAGGATTTTCGTTTTTGAATTGTACACCTGTCATGTTAGCACCTTTGCTGTGGAGAACGTTTTAGTGTTCCTGATACGTGGATTCAGAAAATGGATCATGACGATGATAATGGTTCTTGTACTTACAAGCTGCCGTATCTTTGTCACGTCCGTCATTTCTGTCACCGATCTTTGGGATCCTGAAATCAGAACTATACCAGTCAATATTTCTGCTGATGTCGACAAATGTAATAAAAAGTTACTGAATCAAGTTGTGGCTGACTTCCAGAATTTCCAAACCATACAAGTCGTCGGTTGTTTTTATGATAACAACCAGGCGTTGAGACCGTACTGGAAAACCACGATCCCTCTATTGAGGAAAGGTGATGAGGGAAAAATCCCTTATCTGTCTGCCAGTATTTACTACTCACAAAACAACAGCATCATAGCCACATTCAATCCATCTTTCTTTGAAAAATTGAGGAGATATACAACAGCAAGAAATGTTGGATTGACAAGGGATATCACGATATCTTTTCAGATAATTAACAACACAAAAACGCCTATTCGGATTGCTACTCAAGGCGTTTTTGTGAATGGGTCTGCTGTTGGAAACGAGATGAACATCTATGAGATAAGGCCAGGGGGTAAGGTTTGGATTCGCCTGAGCGATGTTGGAGTGGACTCCCTGATGATTGAAGGCATCGAACCAGTGGGAGTCCTCCCTGCTCGTCATTGATTTATTTCAGGGATTCTTTTAATGCTGGAGTCCCTATTTTGTCAATAACACCTCCGGCGCACAGATCTTTAGCCCATTCCCCGAGCACGTTAGCAAAAGAGAAATTCAAGCACTCTTTGATCATGCTTTCAATGTGAGCAAGTTCTGCGGCTATACCATCTGTAATATCACTTATAACCCCGTTGACTGCGGTTATCGCAGTATTGATGTGTCCCGTTACTTCTGCAGCCAATTCCTGCAGCTTTGCCATTCCTTCTGAGGCACCTTCCATGATCATCTCATACAATTCCGATATCTTGTTTGTTACGGTCTGTAGAGCGCCTTCCATAGCATTCAGCCATTGGCGTCCTAAATCCTGAACAACACCAAAAGCCTTGTTGATCAAATCACAATTGTTTGGCTCTCGTGATATACCCTTCAGACCTGATTTGTATGACACGGAAGTACCGATGCGAGAATACGCGTCATTGATACTTTGGTCGCCATATGTGTTCAGTGTCGTTATCCCCGTGTTGGCGGTGCTATACATGGTGGTGGCTGCTGTGAGTTTTTCTGGTGTTAGTCCACCAGCTGCCATAGCCGCCTGCATCTCCGGAGTAGCGTTGGCAGTTATCAATGGTATATTGGTGATGCCACTGGTTATTAAATCCTGAGAAGGACCGGAGAGGGATGGAAGCGGATTGCTAAATGCATTGCCAGAGGAAAGGACATCGTAGATTTGTGCGTTCATAAAATACCCCCAATTTTGGGGGTATTTATAATCATGGAAGATGATAGATAAAATTCTCGCAGAACTTTTTGGTGTATTTCTTTAGAAATATAAATTTAGGTTCGCGTGGTGTATTTTTCAGATCATTTAGTGTGATATAACTGATTCGCGCCAGAAAGTACATGGTAAAAGCGACGCAAAGAATCAAAATTAATTGCAGCATAGCTAACTCCATATGGGTGTGAAGGCAAACATATTTATAACAATCGTTTGGTTTTGGGTTTGCCCATGAGAGTGATATTGACATTGACACCTGCTTTTTTCATGCGGGTAATCATGTCTTGCGTCCCAGTAGACGAACCATCCCATAATGCAATTCCAAAGACCTCAAGACCTTTTTGTTTGGCCAGGGTCATAGCTTTGTCTAACATATCTTTGTTACGTTGATTGCCCGCACCTTTCCCATATAACGTATGGTAATTTTGAGGAATCGGCATTGGTGTGATATGCACATAATTGATTTCACACCAATCACGGGATATCAGATCCACACCTACTGCTTCACCTTCAATAAACGTCTCTATCTCGTGAGGGATTAAGAGTTCATCTAATTTGGCAAATATTTTGTCCCGCTCAGTTATAGAACGGGAACCCGTTATAAGAACGATATACTTCTTCATAGAACTCACAGCACCCCAAGATTGCTGATGACGTACAGGCTGCATAGCGGGGTTCCCGATGAACGGGGTTCTATGTTCATCCCTGATAGGCGTATCAGTTCCAGCAAACCGTCGGTGGTCTGATACGCTCGAGTCGAACCGTTCGGACGATATAGCTCCAACTCGGTTCGCCCTTCCTTTAATGCGTTACGGATGCGAGTGAACACACTGTGATCGCCGAACTTCTGTTTCAGAAGATCCAGCTTAGTGGTCAGGCGACGGCGAGGTTTGCGAGCGCGTGGGTTCTCTTTCACGACTTCTTCTGAAATTGAGATGCTGTTGGCCATGATAAAGTCCTCTATTTGTAGGGGATAAGGGTATGCAGTTAACATACCCCGTTCAAAGGTTTAGAACAAATGCTCACCTTCCACATGGTATGCTAACACGCCGTCAGAACATTCAAAATACATGTTATCATATTCCCACAGAGCGGTGATTTCTTCACCCTGGCAAACTACTGAAAACTTCGGCTGGCTAGACTTAACTGGAAATTTTTCAGGGGAAGAGATTGGAGTGAATTTGGCATTTCCGACGGCCATACCAACAAATTGCTGCAATGTTACTCTGTAACGAGAGTGAGTGATAGTGCCAGCATTCAGGGCTTCGGCCAATTGCGCTTTAGTTGCCATGATATATTTCCTTCATTTCAGAGTCAGTGTTGTGCTGCTTATGGAATTAAGTATACGGGGTTTATTGAAGAAGTAAACCCCGTTTATTGAATAAATTTTAAATTTATTTGAAGCGATCAGGAAGAGTGTCGTGAACCTCAGCGCTCAGCACCAGGAACTTGCCGTCTTTAGTAGGGAAGCAGTAGTCTTTCTTGATGTGACGCATGTGTTCAGCCGTAGCTGCTACACAGTCGTTAGTCACATCAGTCTTCTCACCGACCCACATGCTGGTCTTAGTATTCAGAGTGCCCTGGAAGATTGTCCCTGTGAGCGGACTTGCGCCGATCTTTTTAATTCTCATGATGGCCTCAGTTGTTAATGCGGAATGCTGCTCTTCACCACTATTTGGATGATACGCAGAACCCGTAGCATTTTCGATAAAAACGGTATAATCTTCGATACTCCGGATAATACCATTCGTTTCGCGACCGACATCGTCGTATGCTTCGATAAGATTGGTGGGTCCAGCGCTATCGTCTTTGACAGCGGTTGGGGCTTCAACATAACCCAATTGGATTGCCAGGTTTTGTAAACGATCCCGAACAATACGGAGATTTTCCAGATTGCTACGGAATGCTGGGATCAGGGAAGACAGAGTTAATTGGATGTTTGATGACATGATTTAGTTTCCTGTTTGTTGGAATGGACAAAAAGGGCGCGGCATTGGATATAACCATTTGGGGTCAAAACACAGAGGTGAGTATCTTTGCCTTTAGGAGTAGAAATCAAGTCTAAACGTTCGCACAACCCGTTAGACAACAATTCCAACTCACCAGATTTGGACGGAATTTCACCAGCTTCTCTTGGACCAAACCAGAAAAGTTGGTATAGAACATCAATTGCTGCTCCTGATAGATTCATGTTTGTTTCCTCAGTGATAGACCATATCATGATAGCACTGAGGGCAGATAAAGAAAAACTACATGAAATCATTTACCCATTCAGGGTCTTCCATAGGAACCCAATTTTCGTATTTGAACATTTTGTACATGTTGTGGCATGTGCGAACGTTTTTGCCATTGTTCATCCGATTACAAAAACGTTCATGCCCCCAACCTTCATTCTTCCATAATTGATAGAATTGGTCAGCCATAGCCCAAACGTGTTGTAATGGTTTGGCTCTAGGTCGATTCCATATCCTCACGCTTGCTTGATATTTGATTTGGGCTTGCCGTGATGTTTCCGAAAATCCAATTGGTTTATTCTTCCCTCTGTTTACATTAGACAAATGCACCTTTGCTTCCTCGCTGAGTGGCCCAGTCCTCCCAAAATAAACGAGGGAACCATCTTTCTTAACATGGAAACGATTTAAACAAAGAGGATTGGTGTGGACGGATTCGATCAATTGCGCTTCAACTTGGAGGGCTTCCTCTCCGTCCCGACATAGCATTATCACTTCATGGGTGAAGTAATCTGGTCCATGTTGTGATACAAGGGATTGGACGACTTTCGAGGACGTGAAATATTTTACCCAAAGTTCTTTGGGGTGACAGTTCTTTGCGTGACGACATCCATAATAGATGTGTCCATCTTTTGATTCTATTTTGTAAACGTATGGTTGGTTCATAATTCCCCCTTTCAGGACATTATAACCCCATACTTCTGAAATAAAAACCCCGCCGAAGCGGGGTTTGTAAGTTGTTGTTAATTAAAACAAACTTTTGATTAAGCCTTTACGGAAATATGGATTACTATCCTGGGCAATACCGTCAGCAGTCACGTAAACCTGCGGGTCTTGGTTAGCCGGAATCTGTGCGAACGGGTTAGCACAGATGCCGTAACGGGTTTTGAACGCCATACGCGGAGCGAAGGTGGTTTCACCCTGGGTGCGGTACATTTCCAGCGGCACATACGGCGCGAAGAAGATACCAGCATCCAGCGCGGTCGCGCCTTTATACGCCAGGGTGATATATTCTGCTACAGCATATGGGTCAACATAGACGCGCATGCCGTTGGACAGAACACCCGCGAAGGTCTGACCAGTCGGGTCAACAGCCAGTTTGGTGTTTTCCTGCAGAACCGGAGCATAGTCCAGCATGCCGGACATTGCCAGAGCAGACGCCACGTTCGGAGAACACAGAACACGGTTGCCTTTACCACGACGGGTGTCAACGCCGATACCATTCGCTTCGACTTCCAGCATGAAAGTCAGGAATTTCCATTTTTCCAGCGCCCAACGACCGGAGATGTCCTGCGTGATATCAACAACACCGTTGGCGCCGAATTTTTTGAAGCGAACGGCACTGAAGTTCATGGTGCGGATGAATTCACGGTTCATTTCCGCCTGAATTTCAGTTACCATCACGTCAGACAGGATATTATCCACGTCTTCGCCGTGAATTGCCATCATGTCCTGACGCAGTTCATGGCTGTAATCAGCGTACAGGCCGCGAGACTTGGCAGTAACGGTCGCTTTCTGAACGGTGATACCAACACGCGCCCACGGATTGGTGGTAGTACCCAGCAGTTCCGCGTCGGTTGACGGCATACCTTTACCGATAGTGGTCACGACAGAGCCGGAACCTTCGATCTCAGCCTGACTAAAGCCTGACGGGTCGCCAGCCTGTACAGTACCATCACCGGAATAGCCGGAATCGGCTTCCTGCATGAACAGTTCTTTACGAGACTGTGCGGTGTTGGAACTGTCACCAACACCCTGGCGAGCGCGCAGTGCAAAGATCTGACCGTCAGGACCAGACAGCGGCTGAACACCGAAGAAGTCCATCGCGATGTTGATCGGCGCCAGACGTTTTGCCATGTCGATCAGAACTGGCTGCCATTTACCGACAGTGCTGTTCACAGAACCAGGTGCGTCAGATTCGCCCAGGTTTTTTGCGTTCCATTCAGCCTGGTTCTGCATCAGACGGATGGTTACGTTTTCGGCAGACAGAGGTTGAATAGCTTCAGATTCTTTTTGGAGAACTGGCAGCCACTGTTTGCGCATTTCTTCGGTTACAAGTTTCTTAGTCATGATGCTCGTTCCTTACATTGATATTCAGTTAAGTTGAAATTACTTAGTAGTTCAAAATCAAGCCCCCTTTCGAGGGCTGTGGCTGCTAAAATTAGCCGTTCAGCAAAGCACTGATCTGGCGACGGACGGCTTCGTTGACTTCTTTGCCAACTTCGTCTTTGTCATCATCGTCATCGTCATCATCGTCGGCTTCACCTTCTTTCTTCGGTTTTTTACCTTCTTTGATGTCTTTTTCAGACTTGTCGCCATCCGGCTTGCCTTTTTCATTGTCTTTGCCGACTTTATCAGAGAAGTCATCTTTGCCTTCTACCAGGTTACGGAAGGTGCGCACACGGGATTCAAATTCAGACTCGGTCTGGAATTCAATACCTTCCAGCAGGTTGACAACAGTGTCTTTCTTGGTGTCAACCATACCTTCACAAATACGATCAATGACATCATTGCGCTGGCGTTTGGTTTCACTTTCTTTGAGCTGAGCCAATTCAGTATTGGCAATGCTGGCGCGTTGCTCTGCTTCAGCCAGGCGGTTGGTGAGAGCTGCAATCTGACCGTCTGGGTCAGTGGCGAAACTAACACCTGCTTCTTTCAGAACATTAGAGAAACCAGTGAGGAAGCGTTCAGCAGCTTCGGTTTTGATCTGAGCGTCAATAGCCGGAGCATTTTTGTTAGCCCATTCTTCAACAACCGCGTTGAGGAACGAATCAACTTTTTCCGCCAACTGAAGAGTGAAATTTTCTTTAAGGTCTGCGACTTCTTTCTGGTGGGCTTCTACCAGAGTCAGGCGCTCAACGTTACCAGCCGCTTCAGTTTCTTGAATAGCTTGCAGACGGGCGGCTTCAACTTTAGATTCCAGCAGACCAGATACTTTGTCCAAGAAATCGGTGCTGAGGCCATTAACGCCTTCAAACAGTTTTTGCAATTCAGGTTTCATGATAGTTTCCTTCTGAACGATTTTTCAGTATTTAGTGAGCTGAAATTCAGCCCAGATGATTCAATGCTGCATCAAGGCGGCGCAGGAAATCGTCTTCAACCTGGATATTGGTTTTCACCAACTGGTCTACAACTTTCCCTTTAACATCACGAGGCATCCAAATACCCGAAGCCTCATCAAGCTGCCATTCAACAGATTCACTCACAGCCTTAACATAACAAACTTGTCCAGAAGGACGGTCGACTGCATCAACAGCGGTGAGCATAAAGCCAGGTTGAACGTCGTCATAACCGTTTACTGACTTGGTCTCACCCAGACCACGTGTAGACACGGCCAGATTGAAGTCTGCTTCGGCCAATGCACGTATGATTTGGCCTTTTGGTGTATTTAAAATTCGCGCCCGACCGATGGCATTAGTGCCTTCCCAGCGAAGGGATTCGGTTTTGAGCGCAGCTTCCACCAGATTAGGGAAAGGATAGTCAGGATGTGTGACTTCACCGATTGCGCGACGATCTTGGATATACTCTTTGTCGTATGCTTCGACAGCAGGAATACCCACTTTCTGCAGATCATAGTTACGCCGGTTACGGTTGACTTGGTTACACATCACAAACGGACCTTCGATGAACATGGCCTTCCCACCAGTTGAGGTTGTGGCCTCACCGATTTGAAGATCCTTCCCTATCGCTGTGATCTCACGCAACAGTTTCATCATAAACTCCTTACTTGTTCTTACTCAGTCCCATCATTTTGCGGAACTTCATAGCCTTTTTCTTGCGGCGCTCGATTTTACGTTGATAGCCCATTCCCATACGCTTTTTAGAGCGGAGGGCTTTGCGGTTGCCGATCTTGCGAACACGACGTTCGCTGGCGTCCATAACTTCACAACGTGAACCATCAGCCGACAATTTGAACCCAGGGGCACATTTCAAGCGGCGGCGGCGTTTACCACGAGCGTTCACTTTATCGATGACTCGCTGCTCGTCCATACGAGAGGCCAGGAAATCAGCGAACGTGGCGATCTCTGTGATTTCCATCATGCATCTCCTTACTGGCCGTTGTTGTTTGAATTCATATCAGCTGCGATAGAATCCAGAACATATGCTGTGCCTTGGTTTAATAGTTCTTGACTACGTGCATCAAGTTCCATGTTGCATTCTGCAACAGCAGTTTCAGTGTCACCGTCAATTACTGCACGAACGATATCAATTGCGCTCATGATTTTGATCTCCGAATTAATTTTCTATATTTAGTTGAACTTTAAATACTATCGTCTGTTGAACCGGAGAATGGGATAGTCTCAGGTTTAAACTTCAACGGACTAACATCTGAACCACTATAATTGCCAGTTTCATCCGCCTGAACCTTCGGATAGAGATCTTTCTTCTTCTCTTCTGCAATCTTGGCCTGTTGTTCTTTAACTTCTTCATCAGACATACGGAGAACATTTCTCATAACGTAATCAATGGAGAATATAGAACCGACAAAAGGCTCAACAGTGTTCAATGAAGCCAGACGATCATTCAAGATAGCGTTTTCTTGTTGTTCACGAATGTAACTATCTGATGTGAATTCAAACTTTATAAACGGTTTGATCTTCTCATTCCAATCCTTTTCATCCGTTACGCCTTTCAAAATTAATTGACGACGTAAAAACTCCATAAAGAAATGGGAGTAACGGCGACGCAACCCAGCACAGAACTTGCTGAAACGCAGCTCTTCCTGTGTAATCTCCGCAAGGTTAGAACCCCCAATGTTAATAGATCCTTCCTCTTGGAGGCGGCTCTTAGGGATCATTAGAGCATCATAGAGTTTTTCACGGAAATAGTTCACGTGATCCATTTCGCCCAATTGATTCCCACCACCAACAGTCGCGATCTCTGTAGCATTCTGACCTTCGCGGCGCGGCAACCAATAATCTTCTGCAATACCCATAAGATGGGCGTTGCCTGTGATTTTACCAGTGGTGCGGTCATATGCGTTACGGTTTTTGAATTTGCCCATCATCATGGTCATGTATTCTTCGGCAGATTTCTTACCGAGAGTACCGACGTCAAGATAGAATGCGCGTTTCTCAGGGGCGCGAGTGATGGCATAAATTACAGTCGCATCTTCAGTCGTAACCAGGTTGTTCAACGGACGGATAGCAGGATTTAAAAGGCCTGGGACAATACCATTGGCCAATGGCTCTTCACCACTATCGATGTAAACAATGCTTTCGTCATCGAATACGAGTTCTTGCTGTGAAGGCTGGAAGTTCTGGGAAGTACCAGATTGGCCAGTGAATTGGTTTCGATTATAATTCGGGTTGTAATAATACTTCAATGTTACAGATTCTATTGCTTCAATACCGCCTTCACGCATTGCCTTTTCAACGATGTACACAGGACGAATACAACGAGAATCCAGCATGACCAATTTCTTGATCCCACCCTTCTTATTCGTTGGGTCAACAATCACATGATACGCTTGTCGACCATCTACATACCATTTCCGAATTTTTTGATACGCCGTATTTTCAAAATCCATCAAATGAATCACTTCTTTGAAACATTCGGTGATAGATTCTTTGACTGATTCAGAAATACCATCAACTTTGTCAAGATTGACTGTCACCGGAGTTTCATCTTCCTCACAGGTGACAACATCATTGACAATAATGTCCACCGCTTTGCGAATTTCAGGCTGTTGAGCCATGGACTGATATTCTTCCACAACTGTTTTAACGCTGAGAAGTTCACTTTCAACGCCAACATAGTTGTAGGTGTTTGCACCGCCCTGAAGGATTATAGAACCGTCTTGAGCATCGTCCAGAGCAACAACTGTCGCCTTGGTGAGCAACAATTCATCTTGTTTTTGGGCTAACTTATCGGTGTCGACTTTGGCATTGACTAAACCGCCGCCGCCAAACAAACCGAAGAACCCTCTGCCGTATCCAGCCATGATCTAAGTCCTCAACATTTTCTTGTAATTAGTGAGGGGGAATCATATTCCCCCAGCACCGAGGACATTACAATGACTTGTCAGAAACGGCTTGGAAATAACGCAAGTCGACAGTGAACTGAGTGTAAGAGTCCATTGCCGACATATCGAGTTCCAATTGGCCGAGGTTTTGAGGCCAGCCACCCTGCAAAGTCCATGTCTTGGTGACATTGTCATTCGCGTCCAGAAGTTCCATGATGATATCACGGAAATAATCATCTGGATTCGCGCTGGCGCGGTTGTTTTCACTACCGTTGATGAATTGCTGCCACACTTCAAATGCGTTGTACGGCGCGTTGTTCACAACGTTAATGAATGTTACAGGCAGTGCTTCGAAACGACGGTCGCCAGGGAATGGAAGTTCACGTCCTCCCCATGGTACAAGTATCTCGCCCAGCTGGCCTGTTGGGGTGTTTGTGGTCACTGCTAACAGCGAAACATCACGGATAGTGTCACTTCCAGCCACGAAGGAAGGGAAGTTAACAGTCACACGCCAACGGTGTTGGCGCTGAACGCCGCCCCCGCGTGACATAGCTGCTCTGAATTCATTAACTGTAGCCATGGTCGTTCTCCTCTGAATAGTGTAAATATTTAGTTTTGAAATAAATGGGGTTAGAATATTCTAAAGTGAGGATATTTATTATGCCATTCCCTGATAAAAATTGTTCATGCTGCCATAAACCGTTCACCCCAACCAGGAAGGCTGCGTTGTATTGTGGTGACGACTGTAAAACATTTATGCTCGGTACACTGAAACGCAACCCGGATTTGTTGGTCAATCTTCCGACGACCGAAACCGAATGCCGCTCTTGGGTTGATAGTAAACTCAGGAAAAAGGATGGTTCGCTGAACTACAAACTTATCTCCCATCACCTACTCACGGCCCATACTGGGGTTGATGTCGTTGGATACGTGGTGTCTCACAACGATCTATTAGAAGAACCACAAGCGATAACTGCTTGGCTGTACGATATTCCGAAGTCGCAGTGTACCACTTGCGGTGCTGACGTCGGTTTAGAAATGGAAGCCCAACCACCCAGATACAAAAAGTTTTGTTCCGAAGAATGTCAACGAGAATCAATGAAGGCAGGAGGTTCAGAACGGACCAACCTAGAAAACTCCATAACAGAGAAATATGGCGTTTCTAACACATTCCAGCTGGAAGAAGTAAAACAAAAGTCAAGAGAAACTATTAAGAAGAAATATGGGGTAGACCATCCCATGAAATCGGAAGAAATAAAATCCAAAACCAAGGCCACTTATTTGGAAAGAACAGGGTTCGGTCATCCTACTCAGAACCCTTCTGTTAGGGCCAGAATGAAAGCCACTTGGTTAAGAATATATGGCGTAGACCACCCCATGAAAACAGAAATGGTTTATACAAGGTTGGAAAAGACCAACTTAGAAAGAAGAGGGGTGAACCACCCGTTGTCTGACCAGTCAGTTCGCGAAAAAATTAAAGCAACTAATTTGTTGCGGTACGGTGTGGAAAACATCATCAACAATCCAATTATCAGGGATTATGTTAACTCTTTCAACACAAACATACAGCACTCAAAACCGGAAATAGAAATATGTTCATATCTGGAGTCATTGGGTGTTATTTGCGAATCTGGTAATTTCTCTATCTTGAAAGGCAAAATGTTCGGTGGGAGGGTTGCCACTAGACAAATCGATATCTATTGCCCGGAACACAAACTTGCGATAGAATTCAATGGGCTGTATTGGCATTCAGAGAAATATCGATACAAAGACTACCATCTTGAAAAGACCATGTACTGTGAAGCCCAGGGTATTCAGTTAATCCACATCTGGGAAGATGAGTGGCGTGACAAACAGGAAGTGGTTAAATCACTCCTTAAAGCAAAATTGGGGATAGGGAAACCGTTGTCGTACGCTCGCCAACATACCATTGCAGAAGGATCCTATAGGACGTCCAAGGACTTTCTCGACCGATTCCATATACAAGGCGGTGCAGTGGCAACAGATTACATACACCTTGTAGACAAAACTGGGAACATCCAGGCGGTGATGCTGTTTACCAAACGGGTGCATGGTATTGAATTGGTGAGATTTGCTTCTAACGGTTGTCATGGTGCATTCTCACGCTTGCTGAAATATTATATCGCTCGACATCGGGGTGAGGCAGTATATTCTTTTGGTGATCGTTGTGTTGTCAGTCGTCTGAAAAATGTTTACCTGAATAACGGATTTGTTGAAAGGGAAATACTCCCCCCAGATTACAAATATGTGACCCCAGACTCTTACTTACGTGTACACAAATTCAATTTTAGGAAAGAGAAATTCCTTGAACTTGGATACGAGATAGAAGGTAAAACAGAGGATATGCTGTCGGTAGAAGCCGGGTTGGGGCGTATCTGGGGGTGTGGTCTTATCCGGTATGAATTATCCAAATAAAAACCCCGCCGAAGCGGGGTAAACTGCTATTTGCGAATGCTAACCTGGGCGTAATACCCATGATAATCACCGTGGACACGGAAGCTGGTGAGGTGGAAGGCGACGAGGTGACTCCCGAAAGTTACAACTTTGGTATCCGGGGAGCATAAATCCTTAGCCAGTCCACCCAGAACCTTATCACAAAACTCCTCAACGATAGCGTTAAATCTGTCAACGTGTGGGCTGGTCACCGTCATTGGGCCAACTTCTGCACAGTAGATCCCCTTTATCATCTTTCCCTGGCAGTCGCGTACTGGCTTTGCAGGCTGGTAAGAGTAAGGATCGCTGCGGCGTTTCAGGTTACAGAGGCCGATTTCTTTCAGGATAGCGTTAATTTCGGTCTTGGTCATGATATAGTTCCTTCGTTTCAATTTGATGTTGTGCTGCTATGAATTGAAGTATAGGGAAGGATATTGAAGAAGTAAAGTAATTCAATAAAATAATCTGGACAAATAAAAACCCCGCCGAAGCGGGGTTTGTTTATCAGGAAGCAGCTACGATGCCACCGCCAGATTCGAGTTCTGAAAATTCCATGTCCGGTCGAACGGCTATGAAATCCAAGTACACCCAGTTTATGCTGTATTCCGGCTTGAGCCAAATGCCCGCGACGAGCTGATTTGATGCAATAACATCAGCAGTGTTGTTATCTTCATCACACTTGACTTTACCATCGTAAATCGCGCCCATATTTGCCAGCTGGCGGATATATGGACGAACCGCATTGCTGAACAGACTACGTGTAAACGCGTCATTGTTCTCACCAAGATAGTATTTGGCGATTGCGGCGATGTTCTGCTCAGCCATGATGAACAGACCACGAACGTTGATGCGGTCAAACGCCGACGGGCGGGTCAGGCCAGTTTTGTCACCATACAGGACGATGCCTTCATTGGAGAAGGTTACGATGCTGTTGATCTGATTGCGGTACAACACAGCACGTTCATCAGAAGACGCAGACCACGCCATTCGATTATAGTTGTTGTATTTACCACGGTTGTGGAACGCCGGAGATTTGTAGATACCCGCGATTTCAATGCTTCGCGCCCAAACACCTGCGGTGCCACCACAAGCCGGAATCCAACGCATTTTGTCGTTGTACTTGTCGTACACGTATGCCCAGTTATCATCCATGAAGAAATAAGAAGAGTCGCGAACAAGGCTTTCACGCCAAGCAACGACATCGTCCATCTCACGGCCACGGTTGCCGACCACAGTATCACGCAAAGGCGACACGAAGGAAACGGTGTCTTTTCGCTCGGTAGACAAGTCGATTAATGCCTGTTGTTCAATCAACTCTTCACAGTATGCAAATACTGGCTTCGCATCATATGCTTCGGCATTGTTCAGAACTTGGATAGCCGCGACACGGTTGATATTGTAGTCGTCTACGCCGCCTTCTAATTCAACAACACCTGCGGACAGAGCGGTAGCGAAGGTGTACACCCAATTTGATGTATCATTGATGACATCTTTGAAGTACGCATTCGCGCCATCGGACTTTTTGGAACCCTGTGTGTTCTGCATGAGTTCGTATTTTTCGATAATAGAACCAGATGCGCCAACAGTGGTAATCACGGCGGTTGCAGTCAGCCCCTTATCATCTGGAACAATAGCTGTAACGGCCTGAGGACCGATAGCTTTATGTGTCACGACGACAGTGTTGGACTTCACGACAACAGAAGAATAAACACTTGTCAGGGAAGTTAGCGCTGTACCGATTTTGGTTGCCAAAGTGGCTGGAGTATCAGTATCCAGATATGCGATATCTTCACCTGCCACACTGATGGTGCCAGCAGCAGTAGCCGTACCAGAAACGGAGATACGGTCAACCTGACCGACCGCGCCAGCAGAGTCGGTAATGCGACCAACTTTGTCTACGACAACTACATGGAATTCACCAGACTGAGGTGCGTATGCAAAGTTGTTACGGAATTCCCAAGTAGGGAACCCAGCAGCATCACAAACATTGATAGCAATATCATTACCCAGGGAACCTGGATAACGACCAGTCCAAGTGATGGACGCCGAAGGACTTGCTGTTTCAAAATCCAGTTTGTTTTTGATCGCAATCGCTGTCTGACCTTTGGTAACAGAGTTCTTGGCCAGAGGACCAACAACACGGGTCACCCATGCCATAGAGCTGTAAGACAAAAAGTCCGCGATTACAAGAAAATCGGTCGCAGTACTGTCGTTGGGTTTGAAGAATTTCTTCACCAAACCTGTCTCACCACCAGTCACCAGCACTGGAAGTTCAACTTCACCCCATTGAAATTTGCCGACGGTCGCGCCCTGAACAACAACGGACGGGGACGTCTGAAGCGTGGCATCACGCTCAGTCCACTGAACGGACGGCGCAACGCTGAAGCTTTGAGTTGCCATAATATCATTCCTTCTCGGTAGAGTTTCGCTCAATTTGAAAGATATTTAGTGATCAATTCTTAAACCACTCATCCATGGTCATCCCTGACATTTCGTTGAAAACTTGAATACCCCCGAAACCAGGCAAATGCTCAGTTTCGGATGGGGTGTCTCCAACGACTAAACCACCAAATGGGAATACCTGCTGAGATTCAGTTGAAGACATTCGGTTTCTCATGTCCTGAGAAATACTTGTAGATGTCAAATCACTGAACCATTCTTGTTTTACCGCCCATGAATATAAGACCAACGGCATGACACAGTCATCGTGACAACCGTCATCGGCTTCATACCGAGCACCTTTGAACACAAATGTACTGAGTTCATCTATCGTGTCCTGGTCTTCTATCACCAACATTTCTTTCTCAATGAGCGCTTTCAGGTTAGCACAACCGATAGATCGGACTTTTCTGTTGGTATTGATACCAGGTTCCGGTTTACGTCCACCAATCCGTTTCCCCGTCCCTTTGTTATCTGTTGATGTGAATATGATTTCTGGATATTCTATCTCTTGATAAAGAATTGTAATAACCTGACCGCCGACGTCGTTGTTTGTTTCAACAAGGACAGGGCATTCCCCATATTCGGTGCACATATCAGCTATCGTGTACGCGTACATCATAGGAGGTATCGTGTTATTCCTGTATTTGGCTGCTATTACATGCGGATATTCAGTTATATCCAGAATTGTTAAGACAGAATAATCTCCTTCCACCCCCTTCCCAGTGTCTGCTATCCCAAAATAGAGACGTTGTGGGTCGTATTCCTTATAAATCTTGGTAAATTCATTAGGTTCCCGATACAACTTGGACGTCATTTTATCTAAGCATTTGGCCGGAATCAATGAACCCACCGAACCACGGAACTTGATGCCAAATTCTTGATCGAAACGAGCATCCCCCAGACGGGCGCGTTGTTTAGTTTCCCAATCAGGGTCTTTGGTGTACGCCGGAACCTTGTACCAAGGGACTTCGGTAAGATGGAAGTCGTTGTATTGTGGATGGCGTGGGTCTGCTTTGGTGACAATATCATAGAACAACCCTCGCTGGCCTTTCGGAGTACTGGTCAGGATACAACGTGAAGTATCAGCAGATGCGATCGCTGGGAATGTTGATTCCCAAAATTCAAAGTCATTTTCGATGAACGCGACTTCGTCCACGTACAAGAGAGATACAGAACGACCACGAATAGAGTCCGAAGACGTTGCATAAGCGTATATCTTAGAACCATTCTCAAACTCTATCAGGGTAGAACCAAACTTCTCACAACCCTGCTGAAGGAAGAATGGAAGGTCTTGGTATGCCTTTCTGATACGATCAAGAATTTCTATCGCTTGTTTCTCTTTGTTTGCCAGTACTGCGATTTCCTTATCAGAATGGAACATCGCGTACCAAAGAAGAAACGCCGCCACCACGGTCGTGTTATGACTGAGAAAGCCATTCGTGTAATAACGTTGATCACTAGATTTGACCTGAAGATCGTACATATGGTGATATTCACCAGTCTGCCAAATCTCACGGATTTCTTCTGGACCTTCTGTCGTCATGATGTATGACCCAGCATTCAGGTCTTTGGCAAATATCTCCTTCATGTCCGGAGTGAAGAACATATGTTCATCGGCCACGTTAATTCGCCTTCCGGTAACGGTGACAATAACGAATTCCGCATATTTCTTCGTCTTATGCGCTGCGATAACCGGAACCCAGCCACTATCGGATTGTACAAAGTAACGTTTGCCGAAGCGGCTGTCCACGAACTTGTCATGGTTGCCAATGGTATTCAGCGGCACAGCGTGGTTGACGTCCTCGAAGCGGCTGTGAAGCTCCCCTATAGTCAGGAGCAACTCCTCTTGGCTGAGAGTATCGTAAACTGTGACAAGCGTGTCGCCTTTTACACATTTCCCAGACTGACGAGCCTGGACGACCGCATTGAATCGATAGTCCTGAAAGTCATGGAACAACTGCTTCTGATAATCATGCATATCGAAAAGGATAAAGCCTTTATCGATCGTGGTTATCTTGTAATAGTTGGCGGCGAAGTAGTGTGCATCCATAGAACATTCAACGAATTCGTCTTCTTGTTCATCTGTCAGCATTAACTCGACTCGAGGAGCACGCACAGAAGGTTTGCGCATAAACGTTTGGTCCATACGCAATTTCACATCGTCTATTTTGAACCCCGTTTTAATTGGGGCATATTCTATATCACGCTTCTGATACGCCATCGTCTTCTTCCTTCACATCAACTGTTTCACCATCAATGATTTCATCTTCTGGTTGTTGTGCGGCCTTTGCTTGTGATCTTTCTTCAGCGCGACGGCGAGCATCTTCAATCGTCTTCAGTAAATCGCGAGAAGATCGCGCCTTTTTCCCAACCGATACTGTTGTTGTTCCGTCTGGTGAAGTTGTAACATCCACTGTCGTGTCATCAACAGGTGGTTCTTTATCACCTGTTACTGCCTTGATGGTTTTCTGGTTTTCCATCAAGTCTTTATTCAGACCGCGCATGAGTTCACCCAATTCACGGAAAACAGAAAATGCTCGCGGAGCTTCTGTGGATGCAGCCAATTTAGCGGCTTGTCCCATCATGAACATTGTGGCTTCTTGCATGGCATATGTTGTGTCGCGTATCCGTTTGTAATCCGTTGTAGCATCAGTGTCCGCAAACTCAGGCACTTTGGATTCCTTGGAAGCAATATCCTCCAATGAAGGCGGTTCAGGAATCGGCTGATACCCTTCCGGACGTTCACCAAACCATTCACCTGTATTTTCATCGAAGTCAATACCTGGACGAGGGGCGACAGCCTCCATCGCCTCCTTCCCGACTTCGTCTCTGGCGGTCACTGCATCAAGCGTGGCGAGTAACCTTTCTGACATATTGCTCATGATCAATCCTCCGGATGATGTATGCCGTCTTTATCAACTCGGAACCACTCAGGAAGTTCCGACCATGGCATGTTCAAATCATTAGACATTTCAATAATTATCTCTTTGATGACGTTTGGATCCCCACCGCCCGAACCATCATCAACCCAATAATCTTCTCCATAGATGTGACCATGTAATTGAAAATTGAATGAACAATCTATGTGTGGTGATTCTGTTGCGTCCCCTTCCCAGTTGTCAGAAATCGTGTGATTTACCAACATTATCTTCACGTTCTGATCTTGAGATAAAGTATCGTTGTCCTTTATCTGACAGTCAACAGAAGGAGTGAACACAGAATAAATTTGTTCTAATACTTGCAACATTTCGACCAATTTTTTAGTTCTGATATTGTATTCAAAATCTATAATGATCGGAATGCGTTGTTTGGACCGTGCCGTAGCGGTCGATATTTGGTTGTGGTATGACTTCGTCACCTGTTTATTGATTTCGAACTGACCAAAGGACATTGTTGCAAATGGTAGCATATTGGCTGGCACGTTCCTGTTGAGGTCATTACGGCGGCCAATGGCCATATGCAGCGGGATTTCCATCAAGCCACGTTCGGTTTTGACTTTTAAATCTGACATGATAGCGTTGAACACATGTATGTATTTCAACAATGATTCATGATAGAAATATTTTTCAAATGGTCTGGCCATGATTATTCCCCGAAGTCTATCTTCATTTTATTGGGCGAAAGATCTTTCTCTATTTCGTCCGCAAATTGGTTATCCGTTTGCAGGCTGGCGTCTTTGTACACACCGTCTCCTTCCAGATCCTGCAACCGTTTATCGATATCGTCTATTTCGGATACACCTGTATCGAAATCTTCGTTACCGTACTGGAACAACGTACATGGTAGGGAATATGTGTACCATTTCCCAAATTGCATGAATTCTTCATCATTGTTCGGGTTATTCACTTTAAATATTTTGTTAGCCATAGGCAGATATATCAAATCACCTTCTTGAGGCATTTGTTCAAGGCCTGGACCATTACCAATAACTTCTGAAAAACGACGACGAGCAATAGTGAAGGTCACTTCATCTTGTAATTGGATACCGCCGAACTTTTCCCACATCTGTGTGTTGAAGCCTTGATAATCCTGCATGTACACTTCGATGTCAAACGCTTGGTCGAATTTGTGTTCGGCCTCGTTTAAAATTGGGTATTTTTCAACAATAGAACGTGGAATATACTTGACATCAATCCCACGCAATTGTATCATCTCGACCACCAAGTCATCAATTAATTTTTGAGTACCTTGGTGTGCTGTATAGTTGAAATATTTTGAAGTAGCCATGACTTTACCCTCAATTTTGAAGGTATTTAGTCAATCATTAATTCTTTTGAGGAATTGATAAATGAATGTTGAAGATATTAAAGAAACTCGTGACGGAAGGCGTGTGAGAATTATCTGTGTAGATGCTAAAATCGCCGATGGTTCATATAACATTGTGGGTCTTATCAAAGACGAAAAGGGTAATGATTTTATTGAATGGTGGGACGAAAAGAACGTGGTTGATGGTTATATTCTAGCAAATTCAGATCCTTCCGGACGCGACATCAAGTTATAAAAAGAAAGGCGGGATAACCCGCCTTCTCTTATCCCATCATAAAATCGATAGGGTATTGCTGACCAGTACGCAATTCTTCCTCCAACCGCTCTATCTCGGTCTCAGCCTCACTGAACATACTATCACCATCCAGTTCGATACCACCAGGGAGACGGATGCCTCTTGCCTTCTTAAGCACCTCTGCCCAACGGCGCTTGACCAATGCAGTCGCATACGCTTTCAACCACATATCATTCCATGCTTCAGCGTTTTCTTCCGATTCGGGGTCGATATTTTGATAACAACGAAAAGCCAGAGTTTCATCAACAATGGCAGCAAACTGCGGGTAAAGGCGTCGCTGGAACTTCTTGTACACAAAATTACGGCGAACATTTAAGACGCTTGTGATATCCGACAGGCGTTGTTGCATGGAAACATAATCAATGAGACGAATAGAAACCAGCGCTGCTTTGGGGACAAGCATTGCTTGAGCCATTTGCCATTGAGGAGTTGCCCAGTTTCCGATTGACTCAATAGGAGGTCCAGGGATAACTTCAATCACATCGTCAATATCATCGGGGAATTCTATATATCCCTTGTCGATATCTTCTTGTTTAACTTGGTACAGGAAGAACGCATCTTGGCTACCATCACGATGATATTCCCAAAATTTCTGCAGAGCATCATCGACTGCATCTTCGACTTGTGAACTGTCAAGGTTAATTTGGATCACGGGAGCGCCCAATTTACGCAAGACATAATTCATAAAAGATTTTTTGTCTCGAATCTTATTGACGGCCATTGTTATTCCCCTTTTGCTGCAAATCAGATACAGTAATCCGCAGTGTGCGAACATCATCTGAAAGACTGCTGCTATTGAGTTTTAACTCAGCCATGTTTTGTTTGACATATGCGAGGTCAGTATTCATGATCGCCATACGTTCACTCATGTCATTCACTTTCTGAAGAACTTGATCCATCTTGTTGGAATCTCGTTCCAATACATTCACGCGCGTTTCCATCCCGCCCATGAACCAAAGGAACGATGCTGCCGAGACCAATGCAGAAGCCACGACAGCGGTTAAGATACCACGGATGTCAAGCCCCGTTCTTTCAGCTTGCGTCGCCATTCTGACCTCCTTCGGGGATTTCGATCCCCAACTTTTCGGCCATCATTTTGATTGTCGCCTCCAGATTAGATATCTGGTTTGATTGTTCAACAATGGTGGCTTCACGGGTTTCATTGCGTTGACGGGCTTGCAATGCAGCCATGCCAGCGGCGTGATCGGTGCAAATAATCGCGCCAGGGCAAGAACTGCTTCTCAACATGGATGCGTGCCCCTGTACTTTCACTCCACGCATATTTTTATCCTCTATTAGTTTGGTGGGCTTTACGCCCACCTTTCAACATTATTTATGCCAGAGCAATAAGACGGAAGTCTTTGAATGAAGGAGGAGCAACTCGGTTCCCCCTTACAAGTGCTCTGACTTTTAGTCCAACGAACGGATTGTTGCTTGCCACAGTCTTGTCATACTCATATTCAAAGAATGTGGAACCGTCGTTAACCAAAGGCGAAGTTGGGGCGACGTCTTCCCAAGCCACACTATCCATCTCTTGCCCTGCTCGTAGAAGTTTCACCTGCACCTTCATCGAAGACTGAGATGGGAGCATTGCACCAAAGAACAACTTCACAGTAGAACACGGATTATCAAATCCGATGTCCTTTGTCACGTATTTGAAGACATCTTCAAATGGATCCACACCGTATGAGTTGAAGATTACGCTCAGGTCATCGCCATCAATCATTGGAGCAGTGTACACGTTGTTTTCACTACGAGTCATAGTAGCACGAATCTGGAAGTCACCAACCTGACGATAGATACCTTCAGTCGGTAACGCCACGTCAGTGTCAGTTTCAAACTCAGCCCAATCAGACATAGAATTTGAAGTGGCATCGCGATAACGGTATTCCAATTTCAGAATTGAACCTTCCAGAGCCGAATTGGTAACGCTGGCATAGAACATATCAACCAGATAATTGCCCAAGAAAGAAGCATTATCCCCACCGATTTGTCCATTGCTGTCTGCTGCCGTACCGACGTCAATCTTGAATGAAGTATAGCTCGCATCTGTCACAGTAAACGTTTTGTTAAGTTGTTCAGGAGTAAAGCCACAACCGCCTGTCAATTCAGAAAGAGTAACATTGTTCCCAGCAACCAAACCATGACCAGGTGCAAACACAGTCACAACAGAAGACCCGCTTACGCAGTTCAGAGTGTTCAATCCCAACGGACGTTGTTTTGGCCCGAGCTTCGGATCAAATGTTACAACGTTCTGACCAGCCGCAAAGTTGCAACGATATATGCGGAATTTCATATCGGCCATTTGGTTCGGAGACCAAGTTGAACCGTTTGAAGAAGTGAAGAACACCCCTGTATACGGTTGTTTGGCGATATATTCGTTGGACAGAAGGTTTTTCTTGCCCATTTCCGCGATATACGCGTTGTAATCCTGAGTATTCGCCAACAAAACGATAGCAAACTCAGTAGATGCTTGCAGATACACCGGGTAATCAAAGGTGAACTTCGTACCGCCGGAAGAGTCTGTAGAGATCGTCACTTCAGATGGGTTCAAAGTCTTACGAGTAATGACTGTGTGAGAAGGTAAGCCATTCTCCATCTCGCGAATTTCCAGAGTGATCGGAACATCACGTGACTTGGTAGAGAAGAATACTTCCACGCCTTCGATATACTCGCCGCCATTCTTAGTCGCCACCATAAACGATTGAGCAATCGGATCACGCCATTGGTCGACCACAACTTCAGAAGTGCTGGTTTCGGTGCGAGTACTAGCAGTGTAACCCAGGACACGAGTGTTGACAAAGGTCTTTTGAATACCTTGTTTCTTACCGAAAGATTTATGAACAATTTCTGCATTGGTCAGTGTATCATCCGCAGATTTACTGTCAACAGGGCTATCCGTTAAGCGGAACACGTTGTCGCCTGTGTTGAACTTGATTGTATCGTTCTGTGGAACGCGGAATACACCTTTAACAGCACCATTGGCATCAGTGGTGATTGGGTCTCCGAAATTACCACCATTCGGTTTGCAATACAGATTAACGTCACGACCAGAGAAAAACGCATACATACGAGTGAAAGGTCGCAGCCCAGATGCGTCGAAAGAAATATCGATCTCGCGCATGTATGGGATAACTTGCGTCTCCACAATCTGTTCACCAGTCATGGTCGTGGTTGTTTTGTCCGTGTATGTATATGTGGTGACATCACGGGCAGAAACAGTCGTGCGGTAACGATATCCCCACCACACACCACCAGCACCATGCGGTTCCCAAACACGATCAGAAACAGAAACAGTACGCCATGTTCCGTACACTGAACCTTCTTGTACAGTACCACGGGTGTTGATCGTTTCATTGATAATACGCGGTGCAACATAATAGTTTTCGAACCAGTAGTCTGTGGTCGGGTTAATCTTCAAGAAACCTTCCCAATTGAATACTGCATACGGGTTAACGTTGATCGTCGTCGTCGCATATTCTTGGTTCACTGAGATTTCAGGCGTGTAATTGCAAACCACCATCCCATCCATCACTTTGTTCCAGCCAACAGGAGTCATGTCAACAACGTTTTGTTGTACAAACGGGCGCAGACGTCCGTTTTCGGTATCGATAGAACCCATCCAATCTTCAGACAAGTCATCAATCAACCGGAAGTCCTTGAACGGATCAGCCGCAATACCATTTTTGAAACGGGGATTACCCGTGATGGGGTCGAACACTTGCTGTGTCATCGCTGAAGATTCCAGCTGTGACAGGGAGGTATAGTATTCAACATTGGAAATACGGGTTTCCAGTTTACCGATATCGCGCATCGTATAACGACGATTGTCAATAGTTCGAATTTGGATATCATCAATATTCGGTGTATACGGAGGGATCAACAATTCATACAAACGCATGGCGTTCGCTGGGATTGCTGGAGAAGCCAGGTTGTTAGAACTAATGCCTCGAGCCACACCAAACACACCGTTGTCTGCCAGATAAATCGCGTCAATACGCGGCAGATAATATTCTGTGTCCAGAATAACTGCAGTGTTTGGACGAACCATATCTGTGTCAGAAGTTCCGTTGGTGATTTTCGGACGGAAATCCAAACTATCTGCCAGGCCGTACACCGCGCCTGATGTAGAAGATGTATAATTCGGGATATCTTTATAATCCATCGAAGTATACGAATCAGCAGAGAAGAAATCACCGGAACTGTGGGCGAAGTATTGATACACCACTGTATACGTCCCTGAGATTGCTCCAGCGCTGGATAACAAGTTAGACTTGTAATACCCTGCATCACGCTGTCCGCCATCTAGGACGAAGCTGGAGGTCACGTCTGCGCCAGTATCGTTTTTGACCGATACCAATTTCCAACCATCGTGATTCGCCAAAGGACGGCTAGTCTGCGAGGTGAACGTCACTGTTTCAGTTGTTTCAGTGATGGTCTTCGTTTTGATTGTGGCCGTGGTACGAATCATCAGCGCCAGCAAATTGATTGACTGGTTAGCATTACCACTGCCCAGAGAAATCTGCAGCGCCGAACCGACCGGAGAACCAGTCAAAGACAAAGAACCAGAGATATCGAACTGCGCTTCCGAACCATCTGATTTCGCTGCAGAGTACAACGAAAATTCTGGGGAAAAACTATATCCCAATGGGGCAGAAATAGAACCCGCGCCGCTGTTGTCCAACGTCACTTTATACGTTCTGAGAACAGTGTAGTTGATATCCACGGAGCCAGTTGGTGCTAAAGTCTTGACACCGAATACCGGAAGAGAGAAGATTAGATCTATCATAGAACTCTGGTTAAACTGATTGGATTCAAGTTCAGCAGAGAACATGGTGATACCGCTTTCTTCGTAAGACACTTTGGTGATAGTGGATGCATCGCCAGTAACGACCAGGTCGCGCATATATAGACGAAATTCTGTTGAATTACGTTCAGCTGATATACAAAGTGCTGTAGCCTGGGTAACGCCTGAAGCATTCAGTAATTTGTATCGAACGGTGCGGGATATCACTGGCACACCTTTAGAATTCTTGGTGACCAGATAATTGCCTGTGGCCACCGCAACAGGGGTGTTATTCAGGGCATCGGTATCCCGCGCCTTATCAACGATCACCAACTCTTCCCCGACGTTTTCGATACGGCGACCACGAACATAGGAAATACCTGGTTTCATCACAGACACGAATTTACTTTCGTCACCGCCATCAGCAGCATTGAATACCCCGCCATTGTTATTGACTTTCAGGTGTTCGCGGATGTCGATCTGGTGCGTTGAAACGTTGTAATCGCCGTTGGTTTCATACGTCCGTTGGGCCAACGTGTCTTCCAGAATATTATAGGTGGACTGAGTCACCATAGACTGGATTTTACCATCACGAACTTTGGCCAGTTCAACAAAGTCTTCAACCACAGCATCATAATCAAATCGAGATAAGACCAGATCTATTCGAAGACGATGAGCGCCTGGGGCTTTGGAGTTAATCGTTCCCTGAGCATTTGAATAAAGGGATTCATCTTCTGTTTCGGTGACAATAGTTTCGGTGACTTTAAATCCGATGCGGTGGGAAGTGATGTTAGAAGTTTTATCAACGATAAGAGTTGCGTCATCAACGTCTAGGAACATCCCACGAATGAAGTAAACGCCTTTCGTCATACGAGCGACGATAGAACCAGTCACCGCAGCTGCGATACCATAACCAATACGAATGAAATTATCATTCACATCGTAAGTCTGGAAATACAGATTATCGTTAACATGGAATCCGTCAGCATTACCCGCTTCAGTCATCTCAAGGATAGCCAGCATCGTATCAGGAGCAGACAGATCACGTTCAAGAGACAACACACGCGCTTTGGCATTATTGTCCTTCCCCAAAACGTAGAGTTCAGAAATACCTTCCAGATCAGTGAATTCAGTACCACCAGCCAAAGTGAATTTCAAAGAGACTGCGGCATTGGTAATCGTCAGACCGCCAGGGATAACCATAGAACCATCTTTGAACAAATGGTTGCCCAGTTTTTCAATTTGATCCTGAAGAATAGTCTGCATCTGGTTCAGTTCGCGAGTCTGAACCTTGATAGGCATCGGACGAAAAAGAATCCGTGAAAAACGTTTCCCAGGATTCCAGTCATCCCAATACGGGCGACGGTTTAAATTTGTAGATTGCATTTTGATGCTCCATCGAGTGCCATTTTATAGAGATATTTAGTATACAACCAACAAACAGATAGAAATAAAAACCCCGCCAAAGCGGGGTTTTTATTATGATACCTTTGATAAAGTAACCCACCTTCCTAATTGCTCAATGAACTGAATTGTAATTTTCATACCATCAGTCATTGGAGTCAAACCTGCACCATCGATTGTTTCTGTAGATAATAAATTGAAATCAGTGGCACCATTACGGATGAAGGTAACAGTCTGCCCATCATACCCAGCGTGTAAGGTAATATTACCAGTACCCTCAACAATATATGTGTCAAATTCATATTGTTTCAAAGTTAACGGCGCAGAAATTGGTTTACATATCCGCTTAGGCAGGAACCCTATGGCATTCTTGTCTATTGGTTGGAATGGGGTGGGTCCAGTACCAACACTAGCAGGAGCACGTTCAATGTTAGCCCCATTACATAGATGAATATTAAAGATATCAATTTTTGACATCTTCCATGTACGAATATGGAGCTGAACACTATAAGTATCACTGTCAACAAATTGAGTAGGAACACTGTGGAAATGCTCAACAATCTTACTACCACCAGTTAAACGGAACGCTTTACTGTAAAGGATATTACCAGTAATAGCCTGAATCTTCAGCAAAAATTCTGCATCTCCAGGATAACCGACTTCCTCAACCATACGCAATGCAATCCCGAAAGACACTTCACGCAGGAAGGCTGCAGTAACGTTTTGACTAATCACGTAATAATCAGATTCGGTGGCTTCTCGATTAGCAACAATACGAGACCCATAACGATACTGTGTAGAAGCACCGCCATTCAGCAAACCGGAAGTAATAGACAGGTCACTAGTCTGCGCAGCTCCACCAACAGCCAAGTTCCATTGTGGTGCCAGTAAGTCATTGGAACTTACGATATACTGATTCACCTTCCCCTGAGCAATAATCTCACGACTACCTTTACCAATTACTTCAGCCTGATTCGACTTAGACAGAGCAGATTGCAAGTTCTTATAGGTAATGGTGGAGTTACCTACAGTAACAGGAACACCGTTATCAACTACATCATCCAACATCTCAATCTGAGACTGCATACCACCAACTTCATATCCAAACTGTGAGCGAGTATTATTACCCCCGTTCTTAATCTGGTAACGGGCATAAGGGCCATTCACCAGGCCAGGTGAGTTACAGGACTCGATATAACCGAAGAATACGTTAGTAGAACCATCATCTACAAATGGACGTGAGTTTACTGTACGACGACAATACTCAATATTGGCATACACTTCATTAGTGTTAGAACTGGTATCAAAAGTAATACCAACTTCGCAGGTAGACGGGTCAATCTCGGCATTACTAAAGCCACCACCAATCTTACCGAAGATACGGTTAGCGTTAGCCACTACGCATCTTACGCCACGCAATGAATCATAACATTCGCCCACATAGATGGCTCTGGTGAAACAAGTATCCAGTTTCACATTGGTTGCAAATCCATGTACTACGTGAATAACGTTAGGGATTCTTCCTTGCCCCATTAACTGAAATCCAATTGTTTCATCGATAACTACAGAATCCAGTGTGCCAGCCTCTTCTGCGATCTCAAATATCTTGCCAGCTAGCTCACCAATTTCAAACACACATCCAGGAGACCTGTTGACAAATGCAACTCCTGTTGCTGCTGTGTATACCACCTTGCGCAATTTGATGGTCATCACATTGAAGTCATAACGCACAGGAGGTGTATGCACTTCCGGAACTTCATAGGTATTGGCTAAGTGATACTCACCATCACCAATTATGTTGGCGTTGGCAGGAATTGCAAAATCCCACATGCGCTGAAACATTTGGTCATCATTGGTATCCGTATCCAGTCGGAACATTTCAGGAGTGACATATTTAATGGCGTCGTTGACAGTGCCGTTAGGCAAAGAAACTCCAATTGACCGCCAAGCACCTAAGCCAACGCCACCAGTTGATGCAGGAGTTGAACCAACAGGAACAACTTTAGGTAATGCACCATTCCAACGATATAGACTCACCCCATCGCTCACGACTTCGTTCTTGACACGAATCGTAAATCCAGAAGTGAAATTTTCTATCAGAATGACGTATTCCTCACGCAATACGGCCAGCGCACCCAAATCTACAGTGCCTCCAGAGTGTGTGAGGATGCCGTCGACCAAACTGGTGACCGTTACAGCACCAATGTTAGAAGGGAGAGCGTAGGCACGTTGAGACAACTTATCGTAGATCACTTTATAACCAGACAATGACTGTCCCGCTTTGGCATAAACGACTTCCGACTTTTTACACCCAAATTTACGGGCAATACTATCTTTGTTCGATTCTTTTGAAGTAGAACCTTTTGGTTGAGCAAATTGCGGATTCATGATGAATCTCCTGTTTTTCTAATAAACCCTCCCGAAGGAGGGGGAAATTAAAATGCAACACTGATTGGAGCTGTGTATGTGCCAGGTGGGACGGCGCCAGCCCAATATGCGATAGTTGCCCCACTCACAGCATTCAATATTTCGGATCCAAGCAAGGCTTGCTTATTAGTGACCGGATCAACTGCAAACACCGTAGTTGTTCCCACGTCAGTTTTGCGCCACACATTACCTTGAGATTTAATTGTTAAACCTAAGACGCCAGCAGACTGTCCTGAACCACCCGAAGACACGAAGTTTGTGGTATTATTCAAATAAACGAGACATTCTTCAAAGTTCAAAGTACACCAACCAACAAGACTGAATACAGTACCATTGAATGCTGTATCTCCCGTTTCAAAATATGTCCCTTTGAAAGAAAGTTGAGTACTGGAACGTAAGTATGTTGAAGTGTTATACCCTTCGATCGAACCGCCGATGAACACCACATTTCGAACCGCCAATCCATAATCGCCAATCTGGTTTACATAAGCACGCATATTGATATGCTTGGTATTGAATGTTATATCCTGTCCAGATGGAACACGACTAATACAATAACAATACAGAATCGTCATATGATCCGTAGTGGAATAATAATCACCTTTGCTGGCATCCCATGGATTAGAATCCAACGCGTACTTCATAAGCGCCACAGTAACATTTCGCACGTTAATGGCCTTTCCATGACGGAATGCTTGGGTGTCACAATACGAAGCCGCCGAAGGTAATGATGTCGCCAAATCCATCCCAGTAGTTGTAAACCCTCTTCCGTACACCAAACAATCTGTTGGTGATGCACCTTCACCACAACGGAATGCTTCTCCAGTCGCAGCATCAAAGAAGACAGCATTTTGTACAGAACGCGCTAAAGAAGGATCAGAAATAACGTGCACCCCCTGGAAATTGCTGGGCTGGAATAGTTCAGAATAAACAGAAGTCATTTGGGCGTATGAACCAAAAGTCTGTTTATTGGGAATATCAATATAACTCGTAATGCGATGGCGACCTGTCCATCTCCAGCAACCGCCCCGATATGCCACGTTGGCCACTTGTTGGAATTCTTTGGTACTGTCATGCGCGTCCCCGACGTTCCAAGGAAGCGCACCAAAGTCTTCAGCGCGGTAATGACCCATCACGTCTTGACGACGCCAAACTCCAGTACCTGTCCCGCTTGCGGTAAACCAAGAAGTCTTCCCTGCGCTGTCCCAAGTCGGGAACGTTTTACCAGGATCGATGATCGTGCCGCCGTTGTGAGCAGCCTTGTTCCCAGAAGGATCCCAACGGAAGAAACCACCACCATAATTGGTTGATGGGTGGAAAGAAGTCACAAACACGAAGGTCGTTTCAGTTGGAGACACATTCAAAAGTTCTGCCATACTACCAACGACACGGTGTTTATTGATATTATTCAGAATATCTTGTACTGTGTCTCCACTGGAAACTTTAATATTTTCTGCGCCGCTTGGTTGTAAATAGAATAATTTAACCGCCTGAGAAGAATCTGGTAATGGTAAGAGATCAACCTGCACATCACCTGGGTTGTAATTCAATTTCCCGTCTGAGATCGTAGAAATGACAGAACCATCAGGAATGGTTGGTAAACCATAACTGGTTTGCGTCGCTATGTCATAAACAACTTTCTTCCCATCCAACAAAGATATGGTGTCCGTACTAACGATGACTTCAGAGTCTTTCACATTAGCAGAACGGGCGATTTCTTGAATACTTCGGTCAAACGCCGGACTGATATTCGGTTGTTTAACAGACATTTCAGCGACTACCCAAACGCCTGCAGTCAGTGCAGTTTGCAAAGACACTTTCCCTGTCGTGCTGTTATAGGAATATTCAATTTCGGGTGTTTTGTACTCGCCACCAATATAAAGAGATTGGACTCCATAAGATGTGAAATCAGGAGTAAACTCGGTTTCCCCTCCTACGGCCTGAAATTTGTATATGCGGATACCTTTGGCTGTATCTTCTGGTGAAAGAATTTTATCGAATAAGCAATACACAACATCGCCTTTGGACAATGCGCGTCCGAGATTCAACGTATTTCCTTCGATTTCAAAGTTGTCTAACGGAACTTGCATACCACCGTTGATTGTGATAACACCAGTGACGGGATAGAACGGCAAGGAAAGAAAAGTTTCTCCACCGACATTTGATTTATACGTGAAAGGAATCTGGTGGGGAGCTGTGATTACGCCGCCGAATAATTCTTCTACATTTCTGGTCATTTGAAAATACCCCATAAAGGATTTGCCAATATGGGGTATTTAGTCTGAACTAATAAAATTTATGAACAAAGGTATAATAAGAACCCCGCCAAAGCGGGGTTTTTGCTCAAGATAAATTAAAGTGTGTATGTTACATAACTTCCATCTGGTTTTTTAGCAAGCAACCTCAATGCTCCGTCACTTCCGAAGAAGAATCCTATAGATGAATTATGTTCCAGAGCGCTCTCTGGTAATTGTAAAGGGGCAGCAGGTATACTCATATGCTTAAAGCCTAAGCGGTTAAGCTGAAACTCACCTACACGTACACCCTCCTGAATTGCCGAAAGCTTGACAATACTTGCCTCACCCCCTGGTGTAGCAACCTGGCAATCTGCCGTCATAAGCAAAGATGGGTTTGTAGTACCACCCATAGCAGGTTGCATTGCAAGTGTCATTTGGTTGGCACTATGCTGAACATTGATATTACCTCCCTGAATATCGCTTATATAGGTACATAGTAATTTCTTAGTACCGGAACCAGCACAGGAAACATTACTTACTTCTGAAGACGGAGCGTATATAGCGTAACCTTGTGTAGTATATGCATGGATGTTAATACCACGAAGTCTACTACCTCCCTCACAGGTAAGCTGATTTAAGTTAGTTAAATCCTTATTCGCACCTACTACAGTAATGTTAGTAATATCATTGTTAGTACCCCTATCGAAGACGCCTTCCTTATGGGCCTCATAAGTAACAACATTATCAATAATATTTTTCTGACCATCCCACCAAGCACCAATCCCCATACAATCACGAGTAATAATATTACGGATGATATGTTGGGTAGGTAGGTGGAACCATGGATACTCTGCGAGTGAGTAGTCATCCACACGTTCAGTTGGCGACCCTGTGTCAGCATTAACATCAATACCATCATAGTAACACTGGATTGTAGTTATATTGTCGAACACTAAACGGTAGTTCCTGGCTGAACGACCTCCAATTTCGTTCTGATAGGTTTTAATACCTGATTCTCCAACACGGTATGAGATTAAATCTCTTACTCCACCATCATGGTCTGTACCACCATCATTGCGAATGAACAGTACAGCGGAACCAGAGCCATATTTAATCTCACCCCCAACAACCCAGTTGCCAGTACCCCATGCAGTTGTATGATGGTTCTCAAATGTAATACCCGATTCCAAAGCAATAAAATTGCGTGGATTCTTAACAAGAATCCTATTACATAAAGTAAATAGATAACCACCAAATGTAGCTTCTGGGTTCTCTACGATGATATTATCGCCGCTCATTATTCGCAAAGTAGCACCAGCAACCTGATTTTTTACATTATCAGGAAGGTCGTCCCAAATATCTAAATCGTTAATATTTGGCTTATATCCAACATCCAAACGCTGCTGAACAGATGCCAGAACTTGTGTTGGGTCTGTAACCCAATTACCGTTTGCATCGAATCGGTAAACAGTATACGGCGTAGTTTTAGTATGCATGTGCGGTTTCTTAATTACTGAACCCGCACCCAAACCATTCCAAACCAACATACCATCGCCAATGAATTTTCCTTTGCATTCAATGATTAAAACTTTACCGCTAAAATCTACACTCTCATCTGCAGTAAAAGTGTAGTCAACATCAATAAGCAATCCATCTACGGCTGCTGTCGCTGCATCCTGTAATGTAGAATAATCAGATAACTTTACTGAATATTTGAATTTTTTGTTGGCTTCCTGTCTAAATGCTGCGTCACCAACACTCAACCACGCTCCCGAACCAACGCCTCCAGTTGTTGCTGGAGTTGAGCCAGCAGCTACAGTTTTAGGAAGTGTACCATCCCAACGATACTTTCCATCAGTATGGGTGAGTAATTCATTTTTAGTATTGATGACAGCACCAGAATCAAATGTCCCAGCCAAGGTAACATATTCTTCACGAGATACAGCTAATGCGCCCAGATCAACACTACCAGCAGAATGTACAAGCACAGCCGAAGAACTAAGGCTGACTGCCGTGGTTCCAGTCGGTAACTCTGGAATAAAATATGATCTCTGTGTTACTTTATCATAGATAACTTTATACCCGCTTAACACAGCACCAACACTAAAATAAACGACCTCTGTATCTTTAACATTGGTTACACGAGCCACTTCCCGCAAAGTATAATCAATTTGATTATAGATGTTTGGCGTTCCATTGATAATTACAACAACTTCATCCTCTGCATCCAGTTCTTGCGCAAGAGTGATTTTACTGGTTAATGGATCGAATGTGAACCCCAGATTTTTATACTGGCGACTTCCGTTTATATCAATAGCCGGAACATCATCAACAACGACGTCTAACGTGATTTCGGTTTCACCACCAATCGCTGAACCCCCATTATAGACCCAAGTAATCGTAGAAGAACTAGAACCACCGCCATTACCCAATTGAATAGGAGTATATTCAATCACCTGAAGTTCTGTGCTGGCTGGCAAAGAAGGACTGAAAGTGATTACATTCCCATCTAGTGAATATTTGGATTCCGCAAGACGTTTTCCGTCAGCATACACGTCCACGATTGTTGGTGGAGTATTGAGAGTGACAGCACTTGTTTCAGACGCCAAAATTTGTGTAAAGATTTCACGACTGTAGACACGGCCTTGGCCAAGACCGACGCCGGATGTGATAACCCAACCTTGTTCAGGTCCAGACCAAGTGAACGTTGCTGATACGTTATCAGTTGTTATAGCCATGTCTTCAGTGGAGCCATACAAATTATTTCCAGAAGGAGACACGGTCAATGGGTAAGTGGCAAATTTCCCATAAGCATCACAAATAGTAACGGAATCCCCAATACGCGTAGGGGAAGGGAGAACCACTGTAGATGTCCCTGTTGTATTATTAATGAGATAGCCACGACCTTCTAACAAATTGCTAGAGGGAGCGTAAGGGAGCGTTTCCCAGCGTATTCCACCACCCCCCAAAGACAACCAACCACCGTTTTCGTAATAACCTTCAAATTCATCACTATCAGGATTGTAACGCACAGAAGATGGAAGACCTGTAACTTCAGTATCTTCAGGAAATGTCATTACGGCACCAGGGGAATGCTCAATAGTGCCGGAGTTGTTGAAGCCTTTTATGTTCGAAGACTCAGAAGTTTCTAAACCCAAAGGGAAAAGAGGCTGTGTTGGTTTGTTGGCCATTTGTAATACCCCTAAATGTATTCATGTCATCTAGGGGTATTTAGTTTTAGAAAGAAGCTGCAATAGAATAGTCGACAGAACAAGCAGTTGTCGTATTTGCATTAACAACGGAAATTCTCAATTTACCACCCACCACAGCCCCTGTGAACGTCACTGTACCGCTCGTACTTTTCTGAACCAACAACTCTGTTTTGATCGTTCCGTCACGAGTTATGGTTACTCGATATGTGTCAACAACGTTACCCGTCCCCCATTGCGCAGTTACCAGTATTTGACAAAGGTTCACCAAATCAAAATCTGGAAGAGCCGTCGTTCCAGAAGCCGAAACCGTATATGACGACAAGTTTGTTTTTGTGCGATAAACTGCGTTCCCTAAACTGTTATCAATTGTGGTCATTTTGGCATTATACGTTGATACATCGACCTTACCAGTCGTGAGAGAACTGATACTGCCGTCCAAGGAAGTCATCTTCGTATTATATGTGCTGACCTCGACTTTATTACCCAGAGACGTATTGATATTGGAGATACTCAAATCCAACGACGCCATCTTAGTGTTGTAAGTCGATGTGTTGACTTTCCCGTTCAACGACGTGTTGATGTTATTAATCTGGGACTCTAGACTCAGCATATCTGCGTCATACGCTGTCGTTGTCACATACCCATTAAATCGGTTATCTGCAAACAACGCATCAAAAAATGCAGTCATTGTCCAATAATGCGCTCCAGAATCTGTTTGTACTGGAACTGAAGTCGGCAACGTTGGTCCGGTATACGCAGACAATCTGGTGAAATCCAAATTGAATTTGTAATATCCGGATGTCAACAACTCCCCAGCCAAACCAGAACCAGGCGGGGTAGTGTCTTCACTGACGCCATGCTTTCTCAACATACTCAGGTTAACACCATCTGTCGAGTTCGTTGGTTCATCTGTGATTGAAACGGATTTTCCGGCGGGAACTTGTATGCCCCCATTGGTCACCAACAACGCATTGAAAGTCTTTTTGCCATTGATTGTTTGTTCACCACTATCTGTCCGAATAACTTTGTTGGCCAAAGTATCATTGATTGTGTCAACAGATCTTTTCAACTCGTATGTCAGGCGAGCAGATGGCGGAAACAATGGGTCGTTAACTTCAAAATCGTTAATAACGTCATTTTTACTTACTTTGTCATCAACAGAACCCAATATCTGATCTATCTGCTGACCTGTATATTGACTCAGGAAATCGGCCATTTTTAGCTCCTTGTGCTTTCTAGGAATACAGTAAATCCAGCAGGATGGAAATGCTGACGGAAGACGCGCTCAAACACACCTTCAAAATCAGATACGTCGCCTGGGACTCCTATAACATAAGTGTATTCATCATAATAGTAATCATCACGCATCCCTGTCGTGCCGTCACATTCAAAATTTCCGTCCAGACCGCCTATGTCTTCTTTCGTAAAATAGACGCTGACTGGACAACCGAAATACATCCAAAAGAACAATTCAATTGCTTTCTTGGTTCCGCGGATTTTATAGATATGTTTTAACAGTTTCAACCAACGCGGATGATCCAGAGTTCTTCGTTTAGTTCCTTCGATATAAACAGAGAACGTATCGCCCGTGGCCGTCAATAAAGAATCCGAACCAACTGGGATAAAATGACCAAATTCCTGAAATGATTTATCAACAGTTCGTTGGAAACCAAAATCATTATACCAGTCATCTATCTGTTTGTTCTTATCTTCTATTGACAGTAGCGGCCTTCCGTCAGCATCTAAAAGTTCTTCGGCGTCCAGAGCCATCATGTTCTCAAAGGTACGAACCAAGAATTTATCAGACAAATAATCCTTGGCCTCTGAGCCTGGGGTCTTGTCAGCCTTTAAATCAATCAGCTGTTTAACTGGAGAATCTTCACTCTCGGGATTCATCCAACTAGACGTATCTGCCAGATATGCCAAGATCTCTTCTTGAGTGAACCCCTGCTGTCTATACAGCCAATTGAAGAACGTGTCCATAAATTCTATGAACAGAGGGAAATCATTCTGGTAGAACAACGGAGTTTCATACTTAACCCCGTTGTGTCCATTATTAAGATCTTTGGACATAGCGCACCTCTGGCTTAACAACCACATCACCAATCTTGAATACTTGGTTTTGTGTAGCCTGTATGTTCTGGTTCAGTCCATCCGGTAACACGACTATGGTCACCCCTTCAGGGTTATAGTTAGAGACCGTGATCTGCTGAAGGTCTACAACCCCATTTGCATAATCTACAACCCCTGTTTTTTGAACTAAAAACTCTTTTGTCGTGTCATTGTTATTCACTTTATACATGTTCAAATCGCCATTATTGTCGCGCATGTAGTAAGTGAAATCCACCTCGGCAGGAAGCGGTTTGAACCCCGTTATTTTCACAGAACCAGGTTTGATACTTCTTCCATAACTGAATGTAAAACTGTCTAAGACTCCATAATCGGGTTTGAAATGGCGTTTATAACCAACCGAAGTAATATTCGAGTTAATAGAACGCTCCATTTTTGTAATTGCTTCCTGCAATATTTCTTTGTCAAACAATTGGTCAAATCCGCCGAGATTATTTTCACCCCATTTAACGATACTGTTTCCAACAACAACTTTCATCTGTTCTTCAACGTAGACTGTAGAAGTAGGATCCCAAAATATAGTCGTTGAGACTTGGATATATGTGATCTCGGAATCTACCACTTTGGGGGTGATAGATCCCACATTATACTTGTCCAGAGCAGCAACGATATCGGCCTTCTCAGCGTCCGAAAGTGTCTCACCAACAGAAGGTATAACAGCGATGTAAACATAGCCAGAATCAGGAGGAGACAGCGTGTCACCACCATATGATTTAGCTCGGGAGACGTTGGAGAATAACCTTTCAGTCAATACACCATAATCTGTTTCTGTAACCGCAGCACCATCAGCCTGATAAGCTAAAGGAGCCAGCCGTTTAGTGTCCTCAATAGATTCCGGATCGTCTCCACCTGCGCTACGTTCGGAAACCAATTCTACATCGACCTGGTTAAACCCGCCTATGGATGACGCTGATGACAGGCTTGTGATATCATTCCCATCAGCACCAGAAGTTTCTAAGTATTGAAGGAATATGACGTTCCCATCTTCTACTCGACGCGAAAGATAACCATCTCCGAATTCAAACACATACAGACCATCAATACCCAATTCTACGAAATACAGGTAGGCATATTGGCTCAGATCAAATGGACTGTTGTAACGTTGATATGTCGTCGAAACGTCGGAAGACTCTGATTCTTGTACTTGCACGACCATATGATTGATATCGACATTCCCAGAAGGAATCGTATATGTTGAAATCGCGCTTCCTTCAACATCATATGTCTTGTACAACCAATTCCCCTGTACCAACTTTACATTGTTGAACATGTAATAACCGTCTGCAGTCAACGTTGCCGACACTGGTTTCTCAACAGTAAAGTTGTAGGAACTGCCGTCTTTTGCCCCAACGAACATTACGCGCCGATCCATGATGATCTCATTGGGGGCTGTGCTGGCGTCATAAGGCGTAACTTTGATGTTGACATACATGTATGCTGCCCGATAGTTGTCAGGCGTGTAGGAAAGAAATGCAGCAGATAAACCGACGTTTGAACGTTGATTTGCTGTCTTCAAATGGCCTTCACCATTAAGCATGTTTTGCATAAAGGCTATGGCGTTCGCGTCAGATGCCAACAAACGAATAATCGCACTAAGACCAGAACCTTCAAAGTCATAATCTTTAAAGGTGGGATCAGCTTTCATTCGCTGTTTAATAATGTATTCAAATGCTCTGACGTCGAGTGAAGGAACTGTTTGCGTGGCCATGATAATCTCCATCACCTGAGTTTGAATATGGTGTTGAAGATATTTAGCCAACGGGAATCAAAACGCTCGCGCGCGTTTAATTTATTCGAATATACTCGCGAGGGGGCTGACGCCCTCGCTCGTAACACCGCCTTGACAGGCAGTCCCATTCCGCAGCCATGGAGGCTGCTTCTCGTTGTTCGTTAACACTCACAACTCGAAGGGCACCGCGTTAAGATACAGTTTCTTGATGTTGTAGAAAAGTAGTTTTTACCTATTAATAATCACTGTCATTATTTTATTGGCCATTCCTGCGTTTATATTCAATAAACGTATCTCCAATATAATAATGGAGACATTTAATCAATTCGGTGAGGCTCCGGAATGCACATTAACACAGCAATCATGAAACACATTATTCCTTTATTGGCAAAATACGAAGGGGAACGCGCCACGAAAATCCCTTTTGGAACAATCACAGATGAAGTGAAACGCCTGACAGGTAAAAGTATCAATTTCCGTCGCGTTGTTGAATCTGCGTTAGAGTTGGCCCGTTCCGATTTACAAAATCCAACATTTTCATTTAATATTGACGTAACTTCTTCACTCCGACAAGAATTGGAAGAATCATCACAAGCGCGGCGCGATCGTTTCCGTCATTTATATGTTCGTAACGAATTCTCCGAAGGTCGTGTTGGTATGAAACTGGAGTCTATTCGTTCTGACATCTGTTTCACTGTCAACTATATTTTAGAACCAGAGAGCCAGCGCATTTATTTCGGCGCGATTATCGGTTTCTATGGGAACTCTATTAATGGTTGGGCTGAACGCGTTGGGTTAAAAGAAACCCAGAACAATCATTCCACACCTTCTACCCATTATATGACGCATGAAGCTGCTGGCGAATATGTTTACCTTCTGCGTCGTGTTGTGAAGTTAGAAGTGTTAAAATAACGCTTTATTCAATAAATAATTGTAGTAAAGTTAGTTGCATGGAAGGGAGGGAACACTATGTTTTACATGATGTTACTCCTCATCCTCCTGATCGGGATTACCTGCTCTCTCCTGGGTCTACCCGATCAGTCCGGTAAACAGTTGCCCACTTCGGCGCATCCGGTTTTGAGTGAAGGTTCGTCCGCACTGCTGTGGGCAGTGTAGCTCAAAGGGGAGAGGACTTTTCAAATTAGCTGGGCTGTAGTATAGTAAATTTTATGGTGTAAAGAGTCGGGCGACCAGCGGTGTAAAGGCTGAGGCCAAGCACAGTCCTAGGACGAGGACTCCGGCTCCATAAGTCAATATCCACCTCGCTGGTGTCAGTGGACGCACTTGACCGTCGGAGAACGAAACTCCCTGTTGTAGCGTGATTATCTCAGAATCAGAGAGCACCCCGTTGGCAAGTCGACACCAACATATAAGGGGAGGTCGGGGGCGCTAATCTCCATCACGCCGACAACATTATGAGTCTTCATAGAGGGTTCATAATGTTGCGTCAAAGGGCAACACGAGGATTCCTGTTGGTTGAATTAACTTGATTCATAGTTCCTGCTGATCTTCCCGGATTCAGAAGAACACCGACAGGACGAGGCCGGATGCGTAAGTTCCGGCAAATCGATGGCGAGGTGGTGCATTGGTGACACGGGGTAGCGCTCAGAAGTGTGGTTCGATTCCACACCCTCGTCAACAAAAATAAAAGGTTTTATCAATAACGGGTTACAAAGTATAGTTAACTCACTGAACGGCAAGCTGTTTGAGTCCTGGCCACTCATAGCGATGTGAGACCAAGACAGGTAGGTTTAGGACTCAAACAGGTTTTCGTTCTCGTTGGATGCGACTTTGCGGGTTTTTAGAAACTGACCAAGCAAATAACTGCTAATGATTCCGAAGTTCTGATGGCGGCGTAATAGCCTATAAGTCAGTGAGGTCTTCCGATTCCTCATAACAAAATTCGGCGCACTAAAAATAGGCGGGAGGGTGTGATTAATAAGCTCCCGCCGACATCTGAGAGGGCACTTGATCGAGGTCGGTATCCGCTATACGGGATGCTGTAAAATGAATCCACAGAGTGCCCTCCCAGATGTGTCTCACAGCGCATCAGTTTGCAGTTATGCAAGCTTCAATAAGTTAAAACGCGCCTCAGGCGTTATGGGATAAAGCCTTAAACAGTGGAATCCCCAGGGCTAGCAATCCCTGTCAAAGAAGTAGCCGTGTGGGGGTTTGCCCCCACAACGCAAATCGAAGTTCTTTGGGTATATCTTTTAACCCTCAAGGTCTGTACACAGAAGTGGCCGTCCCATGAGTAAGTTAGGCGATATACAACATGTTGGGTCGAACCTGTTAAGCCCAGAGAACTTCGATTTGCGTACTTGAGAGAGCGTTGTATGAAATAGGGCAATGCCTTGCAGACCTCGACGCCTACACATTCTAGACACTGGTGGGCGCTGGCGAAGATCTCAATATAAGCTGGTCATCAAGGGTAGCTCCCTGACCGGATGAACAATGAGAGGCCGAACTAAGGGGAAACCCGAGACAGGCGCAGTATTCTCGAGTTCGCAAAACAGTGATCATCTGACAAGTGTGATCACTCTTCGACAGAGATGTAACATCGTGGCTATCAACCACATCCTCGCTCTAGTGATGAGTGGTGTTATGTTTCTGTCGGCCAGCCTCGTTTGGTCCGAGCGTAGAGGACAAGTATTCGGCGTGACGAAGACATTGAATGCGAGTTGTAACGTTTGGACACAACTTTGATG